GGCAATAGAATAATCGGGTTCAGGTAACTCAGTAATAGTTAAATTTATTTTCTTTCCTTTGAACGGGTTATGCACTAGGTTTAGAGATTCTCTCTACAATGATGGCTTGCCATTCTTCATTTGTGTACCGAGCTTCGCTTAGAATTGAAGAACAGCACAAAAGTGCGACAAAAAGGACAAGACCCGATAGCGTTGCAAATACACAGCTAACACCTTGTTTAGTATTCATATTAAATTCATCCTTATTGAATTTAATGCATCCGAAAATTGAAATCAAAAGGACAATGGCTGATATTATTATAATATAAGGCAATACCACTATTGCTGTTTGAGCAGCTGACATGGATTGAATAATCTCTGCTTGTATTAAAGCGTCCCAGTTAATTTGTTCTTGCATTGGTTCTCTCATTGTTTCCATTTGATTCCGCGTGCATCCTCCGCAGCCGCTCGATCTCGGCGGCTTGGTCGGTGATGTGGGCGCGGATCGTCAGCGACGGATTCTCGTTACGACCGATGCGGAGGCGGGCCCTGTCCCACGCCTCGTTCGCGTCCTCGAAGGCTTGCTCCACCTCGTCCGGCAGCGTCGGGGATTGGGTATCTTTGGTGTGTTCACTCATTGTGCAGCCTCCGAGCGCAGGCGGGAGAGTCCGGCTGCGGCCATCTTGCGCCATGACCCCTTGTTGCCGAGTCCGCCGCGAGCCTTCTCGTCCATCATCAGCACCCACTCCAGCGCCACGATCTGGCCTCGGCGGTGGGCCCCACCGTCTACTGCAATCCATTCCAGCACCCGACGCAGCCGCACGATCTCGGCGGCTTGGGAGGTGATTCCCGCGATCAGCGAGTCACGCGCAGGCTTCACGATGTTGCACAGTTCGCAGCGGTAGCACGAGACGTGGCAGCCGCGCTCGCAGCCGACGCGCTCAAGCACAATGCGCAGCGCCTCCGCGAGTTCAGGCGGCCAGGTGGTAGTCGAGGGTTGGGTATCTTTAGTGTGTTCACTCATTGTTTTGCTCCGTCTAGGAATGTCTCAGTTATGAAATCTGGGTTGCCTGTGCCTAGAAACTCATCAATGCCTTTGGCGCATCCTAGCGCGACGATCTGGTTAAACGACCCGAGTTCATCTTGTCGTAGTGTGAGAATACCGGCTAGGGCACCGTTGATGAATACTGCAACTTGACAGTGTTGTGTGGTTGGGTTTCTGTAGTTAAGTGTGATTTTCATCTTGCCACGTTTTAGAGTTGTAGGTGCCGGAGGCCGTAGCCACCGGCGTTGTGTTACTTCTGGTGCGTTCCCTCCACGGCGCGTGCTTCGCGGCCAGCCGTGCGCTTGTTGAGCCAGAGCAGCGCCGTCTCCAGGTGAGTCAGCGCGATGGCGTTCTCGCGGCAACTGAACTTGGAGGCTTGGTAGTACGCGATGCGCTGGATTGCGGCAGCGATCACACCCTCCACGAACGCGCCGTTTGGTTCGATGCGCTCGGCGTCGCGACCCAGAGGGCCGTTCTGCCATTCGATGCTAATGCCCGTGCCGGACACCGAGCCGCCAGCGGGGTTCCCGTCAGCGTTGTTGTTGTTTTCGCAGGTGAGGTTTTGGTTCATTTAGTAACTCCGATGGCCGCGCACACGGCGGCGAGGTGGGTTGCGGTGGGGGCGAGCATGGTTTCCACAACAGACATTTCGAAGCAAGGGCTACTCGCGTCGAGCCTGTTGATGAACTCAACTCCGTAGCGCCGACGCTGCTCCAGCGTCATCGCGGCGACGAGCGCGGCGTAGGTGTCGAGGGAGTCGGGGCGGAGTATGAGCAGGACGCCGGAAGTCCATTTCCCGAACCACGCGATGTGATTCTCAGACTCGTAGTCATTCACTTGCCAGCAGCGATCATGTAGCAGCACACGGCAGCAGTCGGCGAGGAGTTCGGCGGGAGTCTTGGTGGTGGATTCGTTACTCATTTCGGTGCTCCGGGGCAGGTGCAACAAGGCAGACATGGACAGTACGACTATCGTGGGGTTCCCATAGACGCCATCCAGCCCTAGTCTTTGTCCACTCCAGCCCAGGTTTGCCGCAGTATCGACAGGACTTGGGCTCCCACTCGTAGAGCGGGACATCCTCCCCGTCAATATTACTATCAAAGCCCTGCCCACTAAGCCAGTCGGCCATTTCTCCCATCAGACCACCTCCCCGGCCAGCGGCTCGTCGAGGGCGGCGCGGAGTTCGGCGGCGCAGGAGTTCAGGCCGTTACAGAATCCTTGCTCCCCTTGTGTAGCAGCGGGGAAACTTGCCGACGCCTTCCACCTCCCAACCAGCGCCCTTATCGTGTTGAGTTTATGCGCCGCCTCTTCTCGCACTTCTGCCATCTGCCGCTCCCACGCGAGCGCGGCGGCGCTGATCTGGCGGCAGACTTCCTTGGGTTCGCCGGACAGATGCACCTCGCGGATGGTGGTGTTTGCCGACGAGCCGTAAACAATAGAGCGCCCGCAGTGGCCTACTACGGACAGGCCAAGGATGGGGTGTAGATAACTGGACACCGCGCCGTGGACGGTGAGGACCCACTCGGGGCCGGGGTGGTCGGGTTGGTGTTCGGTATCGTTCATGCGGGCAGTTGGGGATTCGGATGATTCTGGGCTTCTGTCGGATGATTGTCGGATGGTTGTTGCTGGGTGCTCGGGCAGGGATTCGGGTGGAGGCATACGCGCTTGCCGTCTACCATCGTGTAGGGGCCGGGGCAGCAGCGGGACCGCTGGTAGGCGTGCCACGCTGCTGAACCTACAGAAATCTTTCCCTCTCTGACGAGGCGTTCGACGTGGGTTTCGGTATCGTTCATTTCGTGTCCTCTGTCATGATTGATTTGTGTTTCTTATTGTTAAGGATTTTATCCATAAAGGTTTATCCCATATTTTTATATAGTTTTGTTGATCCCAGTTGACTGAAATTTAGCTTAAGGCCCCTGCGTGACATTTCAATTAGCAAGTATTTGAATGAACTAACATTTGCTTTCCTTGGATTGTCTCCACCATGCCCGTAATAGCTATATCCATTGTAATAAATAAACGTCACAATGGTATATAATAAATCAATATTATTAATTTTTTCTATCTCGCGAATAATACCTAGCCCCATACTCCAGACAGGCTTAAGGCCATTAATAGAAATTTCCTCATCAATACTTATATTTCTTATTTGGTGCTCTGCCGCTGATATGACTAACATTCTATAAAATGCTGTTTCGTATTGTATATTATCCAATGTAGAATAATTAGCCACGGCTCTTTTATTCATTGTCCTCAAGTCCTCGAAGCTTATCCATAACGTTTTTCACCTTCACCTTAGAATCCTCCGAACGTGTAGGTCTGTTCCCATATCTGCGAGGAATAGGTGAACTGCGCTCAGCTTCAACAGATGCGATCCATCTTGCCATAGTACGGTCTGAAATGCCAAGAGAGCTTGCGGCAAGCCCTCGATGCCAATTTACAGAGGCTAAAACAGATAACATTACTCCATTTTGTATTTCATCGTAGGTTAATCCAATTAAAGAGCGCAGCCTTGTAGGAATGCTTTCGAGCCAGTCAGCTTCACAGAACCCACACTCTCGCGGATCGTGACTCTCTGTGTAGGATTTCTGGCAATGATTGCACCCCTCTTCAGCCCCACCGCATTCGTACGGGTGTTTATCCATCTTAATGCTAACGTGTCCGATCATCTCTTAACCTCCAGTCCGCGCTTGTGAATTTATTCATGACCTTATTACCTCCAAAATAGAAACTGACCTCTGCTCCCATGTTGCAGAAGCTAAAAGAATAAGCTGTTCAGTTTGACTGTCTACGCCAGTAAAACTCTTTCCGGTATATACGTATTCTTGTAAAATCTTAACCCACGTATGACCTTTGTCTTCATTAATAATCTTCTGCTCTACTAATGCTAGGTCCATTAAATTATGCAATGCGAAAACAGAACGAGCATACTTCTCACCATCTTTTGGTTTAGCTACAGCAGCAGGATAACTTGCTCCTATTAATTCACTCCACCCCCAATCGGGTTGAAGATAACTAGCAATTTCTATTGCATGTGAGCTTGTTAGTATTTTGCTTAGCGATGTCAGCATGTTATTTTCGCTCATTTGTATCTTTTTATAAGGTGAAGCATACTGTCAGTACCCACGCCAGAACTGCGCCTAGTAAGAAGTAGAAAAGGTTTGCCATTATTTTAAGGTTACGGTTATGCTTCGACATTTTTTCCTCGTAAGCATTAGTTCTTAAAGTGTCAAACCGTTCATTTATTCGACCAACATGATAAGACAATGATTCCCTAAGATTTTTACTTTTTTCCTTCAAATAGGCAATTTCATTTTCAAACTTCTCTTCCTTTTTCTTTTCCATTTGATCTCCTATTGCACGGTATTGTGCTTAAGTATTTATACCTGGTTGTCATATGGTTCTTAAGACTGTAGCTATCCACTGGAACTCAATATCAAAGACCCTCTCTGGATACATCTTCAGTCTTGTCTTTCATTTCTGCAATTATCATGTCGTGCGCATATACAGTTTCAATCTTGTAAATCTCATCTTTAACATACTTAGAGATAGCCGCTTCTCCTAGCCCATCTAAGGCCCTCACATCTTTAAGTGCAGAAAGTCTACCAGATTCTAGAGACTCTCCTATTTCAAAGCTTAGCTTAGATATGCACGAAGTAAGGCTCTCATTATTCATGTACATTTCATGTCTGATGCGAGATATCGTGTGATGACATTCGTCTAATTTGTCATTGACCAACCCCTTTTTAAGCGCCTCAATCTGACTTATTTTTAAAGCCTCATCCGTAATGCGCCTCATCAAAAGATCCGTGTTAGCTTTCTTTAAAGCTTCTATGTCGCGCACTAGATATTTAATTGATGTCTCCTTTGTTTTCATATATTCCAACGCCTCTTCGGAGCACGTGCAATTGCGGCATTCGCCTTCTTCAAGCAAATTCTCTGCACATTCGCATTCCCCAAAGCCATCAAACCAATCAGGCATTCTAATCATATCGAGTTATACCTTTTAAAAAATAAATTTATTTATAATTAATCCTCTAGATCTTCGCCGTAAATTGGCTTAGGCTCTTTTGTCGCCTTTACCTTTTTCTTTCTGCAACGAGAGCACAAAGATTTTATAATAGACAAGACGCTATGCTTTGACGGATTATCATGCATACAGAACAGGCAGACAGGTCCGTCATGCAAATCGTCACTGTGACCAAAGATCCAGCACAACGGACGTTGATAAACAAACAGAATTCTATCTAAATAACAACCTAGCTTTTTGTGTATTTTCATTTTAGTCCTCTAGTCCTATCGGAAGCTTTATTTCTTTTGGTTTATGCTGCATTACGTATTATACCAAAAAGGGGGCTTTTAGGCCCCAGGAGATTACCGCTCTCTCGACTTCGAGTAAGAGTCGAGTTCTTCGCAGCGTAGGAACCCTTGGAACTTGGCAATCATTGCAATACCAAGTGTGGCGGCAGGTCGTGCGTTGTCACCGCACTCACCATTGAGGACTGACTTTGAGATTTGATTGAAGTCAAAGCCATCCTCTGAATCAAGAAGATTTACGTCTTTCAACATCACCTTAGTCTTCTCAGACAGCTCCTTAGGAGTGTTGCCTCTCGACGTTCTCCACCCAAACTCGATGAGTTCAAGAAGGGCGTCTGTAATCAACATCTGTTTTTTTGTAAGTAGCTCAGTTCTCATCTGTATTTATACCGTCCTAGAGAGCTCATTTTTCATCCAAGAGACACTAGAAGCCCATCTCCATTAAACTGAGCTTTCATTTTCAAAAGCTGTTCAGAGCATCTTACCATCAGGGAAGTCTTCGGATAATCCAGTGGGGCCTCTTGACACCACTTAATAAAGTCATATATTGCATAAGCTTGGCCGCTACTAAAAGAAGTGTTATTGTATAGCATGTCTAGCCGTATTTCAGCGATCATCCCCTTTATGCTTGATGCCCTAGAGTAGTTACCTTCAGCATGCTCCAGTTCATATAGCTTTTCCCATCTATCAAGTGTTCTATTTAAAGCATCTTCTATTGAGTCATCCATTAATAATTATACCGCAAAAAGATGTAAAAATAAATGAATTCGTTTAAATAACGCGCAACCAATCAAGGCCTAAGCTGTTTACTCATGATAATTTTAGTCTCCAAATTTGCCACGGCATCACGTTTGCCATTTGATATCAATATTTCGTCTATGCAGTCAATCAGGGCAATTACAACATGTTCATTCAGCATTTCTTGTGATAAAGAAACAATCATGTTGTCTTCGATACCGATTACAGCCTCTTTTTTTAATAGGCTATATTTAACCATTATGCTTCGTAGTGCACTTAAGTTTCTAGGCAGATTACTCATCTTTTTTATTCCGACCAAAGCAATATTTTTTAATCTGTGTTATTAGATTCTTACACTGAGTCTCAACATAGGCTGTTGTCTTTATAGTTTCGGTACCTCTGTTATGGTTAAGTACATTAAGAAACGAATACTCCTCTGACATAAGTGATGGGTCAGGAAGGTCATTATGATGCCTGCAGTCAAAGCCTATCCACCATCCTGGACCTAGTTCAGCGAATTCATTAGAATATGTGATACTTCCATGTACATTAAAAAGAACGTTCATTGGTATAGAATCTTCTTCATTTGGTGTCTCACTCATTGAATGCAACAGTATTGGTATAACCCCCCTGTCGCCTATTTTCTCTTCCATTACTGATCCTATATTTAATCCAATCAATGGCTCACTCTGCTCTTTTCCGTACAGGTAGTGTCCATTTGGTATGCTTACATATCCGCACCTGTGTCCCATCTCTGTGCCAATAACAACATAATCCATTCCAAGGTATACTTTACGTTTTTCTATTAACATCTTTAATTACCTCATAGGCGGCCCCAACAGAACATAGTATTTTGTGTATGGAACCGTAATCATTTAATATTATATTTAGCAAAGCGTGTTGAACTTTTGCATCATATAGAGCAGTATGTTTAAGCGTGTTTTCATTCATCGAGTGCACTGCAGCTCTCTTTTTTATCTTGTAAAGGTCTTTAGCTTTATGTAGACTTTCAGAGCCTTGTCCAACCTTTATTTCTAAAAGAGGATAAAACAAAGAAAATAGATCTAAGCTTCTTATCTTTTTGAATGGATAGAGCTCCTCTCCAAACCATGAGCGTAAATATGGAAGGTCGAACTGTGTTGGTTGTGCCACTATTACGTGCTCAACGTCTTTATCTCTGTCTATATATTCAATGAGAGCAGAAGACATTTGTTCTTTTGAAATGCCTGAGAGAAGGCAACCTATCTGGTTGTAAGAATGCGCCTCTTCGTTAATATTCTGAAACCAAGACATGGTATCTTCATGCCATCTCAAGTTTTCTTCCTTGTAAAATAGTTCCATGTCTTCGTCATTGGAGGTAATCCCTATTGATATAACATCATTCATGAGTGGGTTAGGCCCAGAACACTCTATGTCTATAGACAAATACTTTACTGGCTTCATTGTTTGTTATACCAACTTTGCTTATTATTTTGTTAAGAATATAATGATCAAATGTCAAGCTTGAATAAAGCATACCTATTCAATGGAATGTTCAAAGAGGCACTTAAGAATGTCAGGCCTAAACTTACTCAGGCCGAATTAGACAAGATACCAAGACAGCCTCCGATAGATAGGTCAAAAGGGATCCTAGCGGCAGACGACTACAATTGGAAAAATAAGGGTGCTACTCCTAAAGGTCCGGGTCTTTGGAGCAGAATAAAAAATAGAGGCGTTACTCAAGAGCAGAAGACCTTAATGTCTGGTCTTAAAGCTGGACAAGTAGAGCGTGCTCAGGCTCCTGCTCAGGCTCCTGCTCAGGCTCAGAGGACTCCTCTTGATCCTACAGAGGTTGCATCAAGGAAGGAGAGATACAAGAGGTCTGTAGGTAAAGCTAAGCTTGGAAGATTCATTAAGCATCCAGGAACAATTGCGGCTGGACTTGGATTAGGTGCTATTGGTGCTATTGGTGCGTATAATTTATCTAAACCCTCTAGTAAGCAAGAGTATTAAAGTAAATGGGAAAAGAGAAAAAAGGCGGGTCTTATAGCAAAGAGGTTGCAGTAGCTGCCGCGTCTTTGCCTGCCGCTGCAGCCGTGACAAGTGCAAGAGACGCATTAGATTTAACTAGACGTGTAAGAGCTGCAAAGGAGGTCAGAAATATAACCCAAGGCCTACAGGTCGGAGATCACTTATTTTCAGGAAGACATTTCGCTTCTAGGAAGAGCATGCTTAAGGGAAAGGTTTTAGCGAATGGAGCAATGATAGAGACTGCCGCAGAAATAGGATCTGGAGGAAGTCTAAGACACTCAATGCCCGTTGTCAAGACGAAAGAAGGCGTGACTATAAATAGAAAAGCTGGACCATTCAAGACTCGTTTTGAAAAAAACAGACTTATAGAGAACCCTGGCGGATATACACCATCTAAATCGGAAACCAAGGGATCTATTTCTAGAAAGAATAGATTAGTAAGTGGAGGGGGCATATACAGAAGTTTAGAAATTAAGCTTGAGGCCCTATCTAAGGCTACTAAGGGAAAGGGCTTAGCTGAGAAAATAAAGAAATACAAGGATAATATTAAGTTACGTAATAGACAATATAATAAGACTGATAAAGTTACAGACAGAAGGATTAAGAGTAAACCTAAAGGCAGTATGGGAATAGTGAATTCATATGATAGACATACTCCAAAGATACATATAACTCCAAGGAAGCCTCTTACGCTAGAAGAAAAGGGTAAAGTTAACGAGTTCTTGTTGAAAAGGAAGAACACAACATATGACGTAGATGGAGCTGTTAGCGGAGGAACGAGAAGGGTCTTCTTCCCTAGACTTTTCAGTAGAGGGGGAAAAAGCCTTACAGGTAAAAGCGGCGCTCTTAAGTCGTATCACTGTGGATCACTAGGGGCAGCGAGCTGTGCTCTTGTTGGTCGTGGACCGTTAAAGGATGTAAAGAGATCGCTACCTTCTGATTTATTGATGAACAAGAAGGATTACAAGATTGTAGCTGTTAATAATAGAAAAGCTGTAATTGCTGACATAAGTCACGGATTGAAGATGAGGAATAGGGCTCATCTAAAGGCTGGAATTGTTATGGCTGCAGCAGGGTTTGCTGGCGGAGCGCTGATTAAGAAAAAGAAAAATGAGGGACTTAAGAGTCCCCATAGCGTAACTTAGCTCACGCTTCTGACAAGCTCTAACCGTCTTGCTCTAGTCATTCTGCTGTATACGTCTTCTGCAAGTTCGTCACACAGACCTTCTTCTTCCAGTCCGCCAATGTCAAGTCCATGATCATATATTGCGATGTGAGCAATCTCATGAAGAGCGATAAGGGCAACCTTTTTCTTTGTTTCTAGGAAAGGACTCACCCAGAAAGTCCGGTTCGGGAAGTAAGAGGCTCCATATAGAAATCCGAGAAATACTGCAGGATTAAAGACATTTATGAGCGGCGTATCAATTACCAAGCCTGAAATCTGATTCTTTGAGCTTAGTTTTTTAACCATTGAAACCAAAGACGAGAACGTTTTTTTATTCATGTAGTTTTCCTTTAGATGCTGCAAGATGCTGCATCTTATTAGTTTATGCCATTAAATATGAGGAGATTAAGTAGATTAATCGCCGCATGTGACACAATTTCTTGTCCGTGTATAATAGTTAATTATGGCGCTAGGAACTTGGAAAATATGGAATGACTATGAGCAGACAGGTGCCTGGGAAACGCTTGACTATACAAATTTAACGCATTCAGCTCTCCTTACTTCACGTGCAGAATTTCATATTCAAGATGATGGCCTAGCTGGAAGTAGTGACCAAGTTACGGACGTTTTGCCTAGAATGCCGAATTATGACCTATATATATTCCCAGTAGAAATTACTATATATTCCGCTGGTACGGCATCTTTTGCTGTTTGCAACCCAGCTGACATAGTAAATGATTATGTCCCTATGGATGGTGGCGGCTCATTTCACAGGCCAGCCGTGATATCAACCACGGCCCCTTCTGCAGGTTTGGCTAAAGGTCCGTTACCTCCAAACACAAGAATTGTGGTAAGAGGCCTTACTGGTGAGGGAGCTGCCAAGATTAATGTTACCGGTAAAAAGATAAAGTAATATGGGAAAATACATTAGCCAAATAACAACGGAGTTAACTATAGCTCCTGCAACAGATGACTTGCTTCATATACAGGACATTTCTGATACTACAAATACGATATATGGAACATCTAAGAAGATTACTGTAGCTAATCTTCTAGAGGCAATCCCGTCAGAGACTGTATTTGGCTTGTCAGCTTTAGGGGCAGCACCAGCGATTGGTGATATATTAGAGATACTTGATATCTCTGACACAACTGACACTGTAAATGGCACTTCAAAGAAGATGACTGTAGCTGAGCTGCAGAACGCAATGGCTCCTAGGTGTGTTCAGTTCACAATTGGTGATGGGACAAATGCCATTACTGCCGGGATTGTAGCAATAACGCAGGTCCCTTATGCTGGGACGATAACTAAATCCACTTTGGTGTCAATAGATGCTGCTGGAGCTGCTGTTAGTGGTAGTGTAGTTATAGATTTGTGGAAAGACACTTACGCGAACTTTGCTCCTACTGTGGCCGACACAATTACAGCTGCCGCAAAGCCTACACTGTCTACGGAGACAAAATCACAAGACGCCACCCTTACTGGGTGGACAACTGCAATTGCTGCTGGTGATTATATAATTGCAGTCGTTGATAGCGCCACTACAGTAAAACAAGTTATAGTAACACTGGAGGTATTAGTCTAATGGCTGGTTTTCATGTAAGTACTGCTGGAGCGGGGTCTCACAATGGTGATGGAGAAGCTAATGCATTCACATGGGCTGAGATGGTTTCCGATTTAGTTGCTGCAACGACTGTCTCTAATACATACTATGTAAAGTCTGACGCTGTTTATGATTTAACTTCGACTACCACATTTAACCAGGCCATGAGCTCTGGTCAGCAGCACTTTATCATTGGCTATAACTCTACTAATAGTGATGGATGGCAGGGGTATGACGCTAACGGGTTTTTAGATACAACCAATTACCCAGTAATTTCTTATAGTGGCTCTACTATTCATTGCAATATAAATGGAAATAACTTGAAGATGGCCTGTTTAAATATTAAGTCAGAAAAGAATTCCTCAGGGACTGTCTTATTAGCTGGAGTAGGATGTAGTATACTAGCTACTCGACTTGAGAATATATCAACAGTGTCTAACGGGTATTCTATTAGATTAAATAATGCGTATGCATCTATATCTGACTGCGATTTAATCCAGAGTGGAGCGTCAGGAGGGAGTCCGTGCACGTATTTTGGTAATACGATGACTATAAATAACGTACGCGCAAAATCAGTCAGTGGCCCTGGATTCTTTTCTTCATATGCGTTTGGTATGCCAAGTATCGTTAACTCCGTTGCGTATGAATGCGGAACGCATGGAGTAGAACTTAATGGGGGTGGAGCTCACGTAAGGCTTAGATTAATTAACTGCACCATAGCCAATAATACTGATAATGGCATAGAGATCCCTAGCACACAAACTGGATCTATGACAGTAATTGGATGTTCAATAACTGATAACGGAGGATACGCGATTGATCAAAATGGGGCAACGTCTGAGTTAAATTTTGCAAACATTAGAGCTGTCAGGAATAACGGTGGAGGCTCAGGTCTAAACTTTAATGTGTCTGTTGTGTCTGAAGCAAACGCATGGAATGTAATTACAGCATCTGGATCTGACTATAATGATGATGCTAATTATGACTTCCGTATATTGCAGGGCGCTTTAGGCCAAGACACAAGCATTCGAGGTGCGAACATCGGCGCGTGTTCTGCTGTGCCTAACACCTCAAGTGGTAGCGGTGGACTTATTGGATATGGGTGCGCATAAATGGTTGTAGTCCGCAAAGGCACATCCGGCCTTGTTCGTAGAAATACGACAGGAGGAATAGTTACGTCTACAAGAAATTCTCTTGTATACAAGTCTTCTTTAATGGGGACGAACTTAGTAGGTCTTGAATATTACGGATCTACTAGGCCATTTATTGACATGATGAAGTGCTCATCTGATTGGGTGAACAACCTACCATCTTTTGATCACGTTACATCTATAAGTACTGATACAAATGGTTGGATAACTTCAATTGACTCAACAGCAAGTCAAAGAGTTATCTCTTATATTTTTAGTAGTGACAATAATGGCACTGAGGATATGAACACAGAAGGTAACTATTTAATAGTTTACTATTCTGGCGATGGGTCCAATTATGGATCAGGACTTGATTGGTGGTTTACTATAGACAGTGGGGGCTCTATATCTTTAATTGAGCACGATACTGATGCTAAAAGGCTTGTACTTAGCTGTTCGTTTGGAAATTACCTGCTTCTATATATAGATTACGTAAATGAAGGTGATCCAATAAAAGATATAAAGATAATACCTGAGAGCCTTGAGGCGCTACATCTTTCTGGAGAAATATTCCATCCTGAGTACATTGAATATTGTGAACAATTCTCATGCCTCAGATTTATGGATTGGGCAAAATGTAACTCTAATGACTCTGAAACATGGGCAGAGAGGAGGGATATTAATTATAGAAATTATTCTGGCGGCTCTTGGACTAATTCAAATGCGAACATAACTAAAAGTGCTATGGTGCCTTACGAGATGCAGGCTGAATTATGTAACATAGTTAAGGCTGACATGTGGGCTAATACTCCATATGCTGCCACTTCGTCAGATTGGGCATCTAATTGTGCTACACAATTGTTGTCTCTATTAGATTCTGGTCTTGACCTTTATATAGAGAGAAGTAACGAGTGTTGGAATGGAATATTCCCTCAAAATCAACATGATTTTGATCAGGGTCAGGTGCTTTATCCAGCAGAGGGAAATATTTATTATAGAGGGTGGAAGTATTCAGCGCATGCCGCAAGATTGGTTATGGAGGAGTTTGAAGCGGTTTGGACAGGAAGCAATGAGGCTAGGCTTCACACCTTATATGCTTGGCAAAAGAACACGGATGGAGTATCAGATTGGCTGTCTGACTGGGAAGGTTTAAAAGATCATATAAAACATTGGTCAATTGCTCCTTATGCTGCTGGTCAAAACGCAGGAGGCTCCGGCAGCAAGTTGGGCACAAACCCGCAAGCGACAGTTAGTCCTGTATCTCCTCATACAATGAGCACGATTAATTATACTGTTGATATGGTTGTAGATGATCTATTTACTGATCTAACAACAGATCTCGCCGAACATGACTCAATGATCACCTTAATGGAAGGCAAGAGTCTTTCCGTTATAATGTATGAAAGCGGACAGCATTTAGTTGGAGTATCAACGCCTGTTCTTAATAATACAACGATTACAGACTTGTTTATTGCTTCTAATAGGCATTCAAGAATGCGCCAGTATTATCACGACTATTATCAAGATGGACGCGATAGAGGGTATGCACTAATGATGGTTTTCACTGACCACTTCACTCCAAGCAAGTACGGATCTTGGGGGGCTAAAGAATATCAAGGTCAGCCAAACAATGAGTGCCCTAAATATTTAGGTATATTAGACTTCATAGCGGAGAACCGAGACTAAATGCTTCGCATAGGAAAATAACATGCATGTAAGAATGCGAAAGTGTTGCCGGACTTCATGGAGAATTAAATAAAATGGCCGAAGTCAACCTGCTATTAACTGACACCTTTGAGGTGTTCACTACCGCTGGCGAGAATGTTATTCTCACAGAGACAGAGACAGAGACAGAGGCTGTTGAAGAATGGTATATCTATGGTTCAACTGGTGCGTGGGCGTTGTATGACCCATCGAATTCAGGTCATACTTCTATTTTACAAACAGGAAATAGTATATTTTGGAGGTATGACTCAATTTCTGGGAATAGCGTTCAGGTAACCCCAATTATTCCAGTTGCTGGAGATTATGATATATACATATTGCCTTTAGATACAACTTCTTATGTATCTGGTACTCTTATCGCTGCAGTAGAAGACACAGGTGGAAATTATTACCCATTAAGTTCAAGCGGGTTATTCAACCGTGCTGCAATATTGGGCTCGGCAAGTGAGCTGCGAGCTGGAATAATAAAGGGGCCTATACTTCCTAACATGAGAATATATGCAGACAATTTGTCTGGCGGAGGAAGCTCAAGTATAGTACTGGTGATTATTAAGAATGCATAAGTACATAAGCGACTTTAAATCAGAGTTAATCACTGCATCCTCTGGAGATATTCTATGGATACAGGACGTATCTGATATAGCAAGTACAGCAGCAGGAACTATAAAAAAAATAGCGGTAAGAAATTTAATCAGCTCTCCTAGAGAAATTCAATTCACTCTTGGTGATGGGACTAATCTTATTGTGACCGGAAGTATTGCAACAACTAGAGTCTCTTATGATTGCGTTATTACAACGGCCTCTATAGTCTCTCTAGACGGAGCAGGAGCGCCTGTGTCTGGAGATATCGTAATAGACCTGTGGAAAGACACATATGCCAACTGGCCTCCAGACGACGCTGACACCATTACAGGAGGTGATGAACCAACATTGGTGTCGTCGGATAAATCACAAATATCTGACATGGCAAGCTGGAGCGTAACTGTCTCTGCTGGAGATTATATAATAGCTCATGTTGACAGCGTAGCTACCGTTAAGCAGGTAATATTAACATTAGATGTAATTACATAAAAAAATAAGATTCAAATATGAAATACTCTTTTTATAACATTTAACAACGGTTTCATCTCTTCCTTTATTCCTTCAACTTCTTTTATTATACTACCTGTGGCTGAGGAGGCTTTATCTGCAAATTGGCTTACAAGTCTAATAGCTTTTGCCATCTCTTCGAGCCTTTCCTCTATTGCTTTAAGACGATCAGTGACACTCGGATCTTCATCCATATTGTGTTATCCCGTAAAAAAATAAGATTTAAAAGTAGAGATCTCTTGCGAGTTCTCCACTATGACGCTAGGAGTCTAGCATTTCTATGTCAGTGAGTTGGGATGTAGATGCATCAATAGCTTCGCGTGCCTCTTGATCATCAGCAGTCCACTCGTCATCCTCTTTGAAGCTAGGAGACCAGTTGTCTATCCAAGACATCACACGGACTAACGCATTGTTGGACTTACCAAGCAGCATCTCAGCCCGTCGCGCCCTCTCTTCCCAATTCATCTTGTGTATGTACCTTTCGGACATTTGAGTTCTCCTTTGTTAGCAGTTTGTGAAACTCTGCTGTCTATGTTTTATACCACGCCAAAAGAGGCAATTTAGACATTAATCATACACAATGTATAATGTATTGAGCTATGTCAAGAAGTCAGAAAAATGGAGAGAACGTCTTCTTATATAGCAAGGCTAAGGATAGCGCAAGGTCTGTATATAGAGAGTACATGCAAGATAAAGCAATGTCGTGGGCAGACAACATACTCTCAGAATTCATGAAAAATAAAAACACATTAAGGAATATTGCAAAGGTTGCGTCAATGAGAGACAGGCCGGATGATATTAAAAGGAACTCAGTGCACTATCTTCGTGGACCAAAGTTTCATAAAAAAATGGACGCGAAAGAGATTGCCAAGATGATTCGCGATAACGAACGATCTATTGAGAGCGGAGGAGAAGATAAGATGAAGGGGTACAGATTGATAACAAGGGCTAAGGGCATGGGAGAGAAGTCTACAAGCGTTAAGAAGATATATGATCAAATGAAGAAGACTTCAGACGGGATGCATTTAAACTTGAGATATGTTAACGGAAGATTTATTATTTAATCCCCACGTCTTTCCCATAGAAGCAGAAAAAGTGTATTAGTATTCCTATCACTACGAAGGATGCGCAAATGACCTTAACTGCCTCATTCCCTGATATGAATGGGTACATAAAAGAAGCCGTAACCCATGACATCCTTGCTAACGCTGCTGGATTTCTTGATAAGCAAGATAAAAGGAATTCCCGCATACCTCGTCCTTTAATGCTTCCTTTGTAGAAAAAGATTAAAGATATTAGCATCATAGAAACGCCTGACGCCTTAGATAATGTTGATACTATAAATTCAGTTATTGATACTCCAGATATTAACAGGAACATTTTTGGTCCATATACTATTTTATTCAGTTGGTCCATCTTTCCGTTTTTTTTTGCTTTTAGTCAAGATTATTTCTGTATTATCTTTTATCTTTCCACACAATTCGTTCATGCAGACGAACTTACGTTCTCCCTTTTTAATGCCAGAACCGGTTTCATAATAAGATCGTCCTCCGCAGACTGGGCATGTTACACGCTCACTAAATATAGACATTACTTGTAGAGTTTATCTAGAACTACTAACGCATTATTCATAATGCCTTTACTCCATTCACAGTCTCTGTAAAGAATGTCAAGCTCCTTTAAGCCGGCCCTTATGGATGGCTTTCCTATCTTACCTTTTTCGAAATACTCTAAAAGGTTCTTCATTAGCGACACAAGCGATCTTGATTTATACCAAATCCTCTTACTTTCAAGTTCTGCATGATAACCAGTACGATCTTTGAGTCCTATTGTATCGCCAGAATAGTTTAAAGTACTTTTTAAATAACGACTCATCCGAAATATAGTTGATTTGTGAACGACTTTAGCACTATAACCTAGTAGGCTCTGCTCCATTACTAGCATTGCATAGTGTTTCTTTTTTAACTTTATAAGTCCAGGAAGCACTTTCTCAGCAATCTCCCACGAAGTCGTCGCTACACAGTGCATATTAACGTGGTGCGCTCTAAATGCCTTTGAATAGAATACGCAGTACGTTTTACTGTAATCACCAAATGTATCCACTAAATAGTCCATTTCTGACTTTTTATAATATGAACAATATACCGGGTAAAGATTAAAAAGTCTAGTTTCCATCATGCGTGCACCTAAGAATGTATTTGGATAAAGTTTCTTAAAGTTAAAATTACGAAGTGTGATAAAAATACCTTTACTTGGGTAATGACAAGCGCGAAACGCGGTAGTCTCTTTCTTTTCTATAAGAAGTTCAACAGTCCTATGAAGTATTTTTGTAACAAATGTACGGCGGTCACGTATCGTGTGATTTCCTGAATAATTACATTTTAGTATATATTTGTCTTTTGTCCGCGTAAGGATCGCCTTAACTGTCTTTGTTTCATATACAGTAAACTTTGGTTTTTCAGATGACGGGCTACATTTCGACTTTGATTTTATTTCCACTTAACCTCCATTGAGCTCTATTGCTCTTAATCCTTTGAATTCCTCAATACGTACAAGAATCTCATCCAGAATCTCATCCAGATCATTATATGCTGCTGTATCACATCTAGCATTTTCTATTAGGGTTTTCATATTTATAGACATATTTATATTATGTATTCTTATAGGGTCCTTACTAAATAGACCCATAAGAGACATAATTGATTTTATTATCTCAAAAAACTCCCTATATTCGCCACATTTTGCGGCCTCAATAATCAACGCGCGTCTTTTATTAATTATAATATTTACAGTATCTTTGCTGTTCGATATCTCAATAGACATCATCAAGTTAAGTGATTCAAAAATTCTGTCAGTTTCTTTTCTTGAAATATCGTAATTGCTTCCAATACAGCGACGATACGTCATTTTATTATATTTCTCTACAAAACCTGGATTGGTAGATCCGGTATCTCTAGACATACATGAAAGAGCCTTAGCATCGTCCCCAAAAGCATGAATCTCATATATACCCGACTGCGTATAAGGTATATTTAAATAATGTATTCTGCAAGAATCAGGAGAACATCCTCCGTCAAATCTAGCATTATTAAGTATATATACATTTATTTTCGGCATTCCTGAAAGGGACAATAATGGGCGACTCCCATTATATAACAACTGAAAGTTTAGATCAGATTTAGTGACATCAATAGTAATATTCTTTGACGGGTTATTGCGTCTATGCATATGGCAGCATCTCCACGCGCACGTGGAAGCATTGCACCATGATGTGCAAACGCCACAGTTGCAATAACCAAATCTAGGTATTTCTATAGTTATTGTTGAACAGCCGCTACTTTCAAAACTTCCTATTAGCTCTTCAACTGCATTTGAATTACAAAACTCTTTATAATCCATCCCTTTATGCTCAATCAGTGCACAGCTTTCATTTACATCCATTCATACTTTATCCCACAATAATAAAAAAAATTGATTTAGTGTTACAATATCATTGATTTAAAGATTGCGCTAAAATGAGATTCTCCTGAAAGCCTTAGAAGCCTATAGAGCGATTTTCTGTCAGTCTCTGGACTCCACGCGTTCGCATCAATCCTTCCAGATAAAGCCAATCCTGCGTCGTTAGGATTAAGGTCTTCATCAAAGAACATGTCTATTGTAAACCATGCCATTTCAACCTTAAGTTTGTCAGCTTCAGTTTTTAGCTCAAGTAGATATGCACCTGTTTCTGCAGTGAACAAATCATACCTGTCACCCCTTGTTGAATCTTTGCCTGGGAATCCCTTATGCGCTTCAAGGTATATTACGGTTACGGGATGCTTTAGCTGGTAATGTATGGCGTCATTGAACAGCGACAGGCTTCGTGTTGAAAAGCCGCTATCTCCATAATCGTGAGTTCCTATATGTGTTATCTCTCCGCCTCTAAAGATTTCTCTTTCAATTGCATGTGAGGCGTCGAAAACTGGGCCGCAATCGCTTGATGGCATAGTTAATTTAGAAGACTCATGCCAAACATCCACTGCTATCTTCTCTGCCGACAAGAACGAATTGAATGAAGAAAGCCAATTAGACGGACGATAGTTACCGAATGTAAAAATGTGTGTATATACTGCAAACTCATCTGAGAATGCTTTGGCAGCCTTACTTAGTGACGCACGTTCAGTATTGTTAAGTTCCTTTTGTGGGTTGTCATTTGTAAATGGTATGTAAGAAACAATGTTTTTAAACCCTAAAGCTTTTGTCTCGGCCAACATATCGTATTGCCAAGGCATGACTTCAGGAACTTTTCCATGAGCCCATTTATGAGCCTCATCATAGACCTTGTAATGGAACACAGCATCACCTGCGTTATCACATTTATGAAGCTTAAGCCACGCCTTTGCAGAGCCTGGTATCCACTTCTTTGACCCAGTAGGGCCATGAATCCCTAATGATTTGACTAAGTATTTCATTATTTTGTCACCAACAGAGAGTTTGGGGCCAGCCTGTTAGGTAGGCCCCAATTAACACTAATTCCCTTTTATTGATATAGGGCCCTTCATCTCTGACGTCTTTTCGTAAAACTCAGACCCTTTGCCATCAAGGATGAACGTAGCACAAGAAACATGCTCTATCACAGCATCAACGTCTTCTTTGGCAATACACTGTACTGTAGACCTATTTTCTTGAGCTACTAGAGTTTCTGTTAGAAGCTTTATATATTGTCTTATTTGCTTTAATGCTGCTTCCTTTTCTTTCTCCTTGTTTACCGATGGAGTTGGCTGAATCTCTTTTGCCATTGTCATTTACTTTATTCCTCTTTTTGGTTGAACTTTGATCAATCCATGTTTCCGGAGTGGCTCCTGGAGTGCCTACATAATCCATTGCGCTCTTAAAGTTCCCATCAAACCTATAGGCACGATCATCTATATAGACATCTGCCCATGGCTTTCTTTCTACTACGCGGATTTCCTTTGGGAATCCGTTCCGTTCAAGCCAGTTGCACATTGCAGGCTTTCCTAGCTTCGACCCTCCACGAGACGAGAATATTGCCACGTTGAACCCTCTACCAAGTAGTTCTTTGCAAAACTTCTTAGATCCAGGAATTGGAGGACCATCTATCTCTTCAGCTACCGAGTAATTGACTGTCTTCATTTTATGAATGACTCCGTCGAAGTCTATAGCAATTGTGTTCTTGTATTTCATCTTATTTGATTATCGTTTAAAGTTTGCCACTATGGTAAAATTATACCAAAATGGCCTGGACAGACATAGCCTTTCCGTCTGATCTCCCTGATCAGTGGGAATTTGCAACAGATGGTGCATCCTCTGTACAGACAGCTGATCAGCATGTTAGAGCAGTTTACATCAATCCTGACGCAGATTCAACAAATTTATCGAATTATCTTTTAGTCGACGGGTTAGATTTATCTACGAATGGAGGATTCACGTCTTACGTGCTTGGGCCCCCTGTGTCTTTTACAGACTGGACGTTAGCAGCCATAGCAACTTCTACTGTATCAGTAGACCTAAACGGATATGCAGGTAAAAATTACTGCTCATTCGTTATAGACGCTAGCAACAATGAGGCATCAATTTCACACTCTATTTCTGGCGCGACTGATAGGAAACACTACGTTATTAGTTTTGTGGCTAATGTTGACAATGCTGGCTCTCCTGGCTCGCGCCCAACACTGTCTCTTGAGTGCCCTTCTATTCGTGGTGGGTCGAACGATAACATTGATATTGAGATTACGTCAACTAGCAACTTTAGATATGCTGCCAATTTCTTTTCTCGTTCTGTCGCAGACGTTAAGATAAAGACATCTATTAACTGCACTAGTAGCACAATAAATATAACAGATGTAGAAATGTATGAATGCTCTCCTGTAGGTGTTTATATAAAGGATTACACGGATAGGGTTTTTCTTAGAACACAAGATGGGGTACTAGAGCCAAACAAGTTCTATTTCCTTGAGTGGGAGGTTATACCAAGAACTGCTGGAGATATTGACGAACAGGAATATGAATTCACATCAGTTGACTTCTATAATGGTATTGATGATTCAGGAGAGCGCTTGTCTATTGAGGCGTTACGGACGCCAGGCAAGAAAAGCGGACGGTTTAAAGCTACTGTAGGACCTCTTGGAGCGAATGGGAAGATAAAGTTTTCCATATCAGATGTAACTGGATCTTCTGCTGGAAACGCATGCATAGGATCTTTAAAAATAAAGAAAGTTCTAGCACCTTCTTCTTATTACGATCCTCAGTCGCAAAACCCAAACAACGTAAGGACTGCAAGAAGGGGGCTTCAAAAGCTTGGAGAGTATGAGATACCTAATCAGTCTTTCGCTACTCCGATAGCTTGGGCTCAAGACCATAAAGTCTTTGTAAGCGGTAATGATCCAGGTACAGTTTCTGCCTATCGCTTCTATGTAGGGAAAAACACTCCTGGAGGATCAGAGAGGCTTGAACCATTCTCTTCTGATATATCTAGTATTGCCGGATCAGCTTTAGGTAGCGGCATGCTTTCTGGAAGCATATCTGAGGTGTCAGTTCTACCAAGAGACTACATGTCTATAGAGGACGCAGCAGAGGCTGCGGTTCGTCCAACAAACGCTGTGTGGACTGAATACGGAACATCTGAGAATTTGATTGTAAACGGGTCATTTGAGGACTCAAATATTGAGGTAACATCTTCTGCTCTTTACCACAAGTGGTCTGTAACCTCAACCCTTGATCCATATGTAAATATATCTGACAACTATTTCAATGACGCCCTTCCTATTTTAGGGCAAGGGAAAGCTTTAAGACTTACCGCTTACGAGTCTGGCGCAACCAACGTATTTGGGCTTATATCACAAAAGGCTACTTTGTCAGGAAAGACTTCATACTCTCTAACTGGAGAAACTAGGCATGCGTTTAGAGGAGTTTATGAATTCTACAGCTCATACCCAGCACTAAGTATGAGCATAAAGGCACCAGATGTTGGAGGCTTTGATTATTATTACGACTATGAGAACCATACTTGGTCACAGACTACATTTAAATATACGCATTCAATTTATTCATATGGATGGAATGATTTTGAATACCAAATAACAAACCAAATGTCGAGGTCTTTGGGGTGTATATTTAATTTTAGTGTAACGTCTTCTTATGTAACACAATCTTCTGATATGGAGATATTAGTAGATAACGTTAGGCTGCATAAATCTAAAGGTCTACACAAGAACGTAATAAACGGTTCTTTCAATAATGGAGTAAAGAGACTTAGAGCTCTACAGGCTGAAAAATTTGAGGGTACATTTGCGCCACCATGGATTGTGAGCCCAGGTGTAACTCAAGCAGCATACAATCCAATAGATGGGAGCTACGCTGTAATAGCTCCTGGTGCAGCTGGAGCCGGGCACAACACTATGTCTCAAGTTGGCGTTATGGATTTTACGCAAAAATATATTGTCTCTTGCTATGCCAGAAATGAAGACGCCGTAGGGCTATCTAGGAGCTCAATTATTGTAGAAGGCAAAGCCCCAAGTGGAGATGGAATAATACAGCACTACCTTGGCCCTATTGTTACAAACTCATGGACTTACGTATCTACAATAATAAATGGAAATCCTAGAGGGCCCGATAATGAGACTGGCGCATTGGTTGGTAGTTGCCCTATATTTATAACAGAATGCGCTGGGACAAATAATGTGCATATTGATGAGCTTCATGTAACAAAATTGGGGGAGCATTACAGCCCTGATCCGTGGGTAATCGATGGCAGGGCTGAGAATATACTTCAGATGCCTCTAATTAATAAATTGATTAATTACACATTTAGCGATTCTGTCTCTTATTGGAAGACGTCATCTCAGGCTAGCGGAGAGTGTGACATAATAAATAGAGAGTCTGATACCGGGAACGAAGATAATTATTTGTTCTGGGGGAAGGTGGCTACTGCTGGAGCAAACTACAACTTCCAGCTATCCCAGGGAGGAGGAATGGACCCAAACCACGAGTATGTAGCTCTTGTAAAGGCAAAGGCTTCATCTATTCCTGATCCTGAAAACCCTCCGAGTTTAGACATAGTCGGCCTAAGTGCTTTCGGCGCACTTAACAGTACTGTAAGCAACTATATAACATTAAGCGATGAGTGGGAAACCTACATCACTGAGTTCATAGGAGCGTTTACCGGATCAGACTATAACACAGATATAGGTAGGTTTATCTTGAGAGGAGGAAACAATTTAACGGTTGATCTGGAGGTGTATGTTGACGAGATACATGTATATGAAAAGGAGGTGTATGACAGGGTTAAAAGGTCGCCAGCATCTTCTAAGAATGCGCACATGATGCTATACAACAACTATACATCTAGCGTATCACAAGAGCTTGGAAAGTTTAAGTTCATGCCTGGTGAGACATACAATATTATGTATTCAGCTCACTCGACGCATTCTGAGTATCCTTCCGTTCCTCTATATATATCATTCTACAACAAGACTCAGGACAAGTCGTACATGAGCAATAGCGCCTTTATTGGATACGGGTTCAAGCTTAATGTCAACAACACTGATGCGTCTACGGTTATAAAAAACGTTGGATGGCAAAGCGGTGAGCGTTACAACAGAGTTTTAGTCGAAACGCATAATCAAATAGAAACAAGATATGCCTCTACAGTACAGTACAATAGGCATGAGATCTCTGTAACAATTCCTGAAAGCTTCAATGGTTCAGACGACTACAGAATAACATTTGACGGCCATATAGAGGACAACTCTCCTATATATGTTAATTCAACTTTCTCTGGAGATGGTGCTTCTTGGGATTGGGCAGTAACAGGAACAGGAGCTACATCCTCTAATGCGACCGCTGGGATTAATGGAGGGTATCTAATTCGTATGAGTCCAGGCGCTGCAGGAAGTGTTAGTGCAGGACAGACAGTCCTTCCTGGTGCGTCTGATGCACTAGGCACAACACTGTTTAGGGTAATAGTAGACGTGTCTGCGACTGACGGAGCAAATTTAGGAAGCCTTGTAAACTCTCAAGAGCCTAAATTAGAAATTAGGGCAGGAACATCATACGGGAACACAGCCATTGTAGGTTACTACAACTCTAACACTTTATCATACAACGCATATAAGAGCATTGTATTTAATGACGTATACAATAGCGTAGATGGAACTCTTGCAATCGTTACCGCTACAGACACTTCAGGCGACAACATCATTTATAATTTATCAAGGGCTCGCGCGTACGAGAGAAGAGATATTGATGTAGATGGAGACTTCACGGTTGGCACAGGATGGTCATTCACGCCAGCTGGGGCGACTTCTGCTGGCCTTGACCCACTCGGCGGGATAGGTGGCAGTCAGTGCGCTTCAATAACTATAGATGATGATGGAAGCGATTTCGTAATTCAGACAGATGTTACAACCTATTCATATACGGCTAGCGCATCATATGTATTAAGCTTCCTTGGCAAGTGTGACAAGGAGGGAGGACTAAGAATAGCGGTCTACGGAGGAGATTCCATTGGTTCACAAACTGAAGGATATTATTCATCTGATCTTCTTACAAAAGAATGGAAAGAATACATGATTCCTCACTATGGACAAACAGCTGAGGTAGGACTTAAAATATCTGCTAAATCTATAACTCCTGGAGTGTCAACACAAATAGACAAAATCAGACTTTACAAGTTCCCATTTACAGCGTCTGACAATACATACGAAACAACAGTTCACATTGACAGTGTCGAAATAAAGAAATGAACAAGCGCTCTATAAACCTTTCTGGAGAGACTGGGTTCAGTCGCGACCCTGATGATAGTTGGGATTTCTCGTCAGACTATGCGGCTGACATTATTTTTTCCGCTAACATGTTTTATGGGACAGGATCTTATGTATTAAAGTCTTCCGGGAATGGGTCAAACGGTAAAGGAATACAGATAGACTTCGTGTCTATACAGGACACTGGATCGTTTTATAGCATCAGCGCATCTTTCGGGTCATCAGAGACAGGAAGTACTCTTTTGTCATTTGTCCCATCTGCTGACATTATTGACAACGGCGATTTTGGTAATGCGTGGGGTGGTGTGTCAGAGAATGCCTTCTCTACTGTACCAGACAGCTGGGGCTCATATAATGACTCAGCTAATGCCTATGTAACAGAGTCAACAATACACCCAGACGTAGCTAGAATTTACACAAACGGATCACATTCAGGTACAGATACGTTCAGGTTTATACAACCACTTAGGCTTATTCCAAACCGCGTCTATTGGCTATCATACGACGTAGTTGAGAATTATAGTGCCAACGTTGACCCTTTAACATTATATTTAGGTCCTGGACTTACAGGAAGCGGACACTCTATTGGAACATCTTATTTAACGTTAAGCTGTGACCCAGGTAATCATTCTCTCACCTTTTCGTTTGAAACGTACGATGACAGAACCACTCGTTCAATGGATATTGCATTTTACGCTAATGGATCTTATGTTGATGTTGGTATTGGGTCTGTAATATTAAGAGAAGCCCATTCAAGTTCTAACCAAATAGTAAAGATTATCCCAGGTGATATTTATTATTCAGGGATATCAAGAAACATCTCTACGTTCTCTAACACATCCAGCAATCTTCCTTTAAGCGCTGAGACATCATTCTTCGTATATAGATGGAACAGTGACTATGAGTCGCAATCATTTGATGTAAAAGGTTTTGCAACATCAAGCGCTTTTGAATACTCATCTGTCAGCCAAGCTAGATTCCCTCTTCAGCCGACATCTATAGGTCATGGTAGAAAGATACCATTTTCTCTAGATGGCTCTAGGCAATATCAAACTACAGTCTCTGGAATAGATACTTCATATCATCATAACTATCCATGTAATATATTCTACATGTTTAATAAGTATGGGCATACGGTTGAGAACATTGCGCATCCAAGCACTGAATCTATATTGACGATATATGACGAAGGAATATTTGTAGATGAAGACATATGGGGAAATGGCAGTATTGATCCAAGACTTGCTAAGGTAACAAGCAGCAATGTAGTCGCTGCTAATTACGCTGGAGTCACTAATAGTGTTATAAATTCATTTGGTAGTGTTGACGGTTCAACATACGTCGTATTGCATGGATCATCGAACACTGATTCTCAGATGGCCGGTCTGTCAAGCGTTCATGGACATAAGGCATTTACAGTAGCGGCGTGGACAAAAATAGATGAAGGTCAGTACTCTCCAACAGACATAGTAAACGATAACAATTGTATACTAAGGATTGGAGACGGAGACTATACATCTGCGTCTCTCGCAGCCGAATTCGACGCATCTCCATACAGAACATTTACAGTCTCTGGATATACGAATAAAACAAATGCTCTTTGCTATTCAAGGAAGTGGTTACCGCCAGCAGCTACATTTATGTCTGACGCTCCATATGCCTCAGCAAAGGGTACTAGTTCAACAGGGATATGGTTTGGATTAAGTAAAGATCAGTCTGCACCATTTGACGATGCAGGAATACTGCCAACGCTCTATTTTAACCTATATTCTTCTGACACATATCAAAACTCTCCTCTTAATGGAGGAGCAGCCACAGTTAATGATGAACCATCATGGACTCTATTTAGGGCTCGATATGGTGGCCTATCTTCTGGAGATGTCCATATGACTCAAAGCTCAAATGAATGGTGGCTTACACTATATTCAGTTAGAGTCAGCACATCAGACGCGACAAATTTAGATGGATATACACCAGTTGTTGGAGGTCGCTCTATCGAGGGCCTAATGGAGATATATATGTTTAGGGCTCCTGCTAGTCAAGTGTTCAATTTGGATGGGTCAATAACTTCTTCATCTATTTTTGATATGGAGCTTGGTGACAATAGATTTAGTGGCAGCAAAAATCAACTCTATACTATAATAGCTCCACAACAAGATTTAGGTATATCATCTACAGCATCCTCTCTTGGAGGAGATTTACAGATGAGCGGTAGCAATGCAGTTGTTTTAACTTCAGAGTTTTGGTGCTCTGACATGACGGCGTCAACGGATACTGATTTCAAAAACAGTGATTATTATTCAGGATCATCCTTTTCTATAGGCACAGGCACTGACGGAAATGGTACGTTCAGCGGATTGATATCATCTGTGTTCTTCATGCCTGATACATACGTAGACCATAATAATATACAAAACTGGCTCAAACAGGTTGGACCGGGAGGGTTGACTCCTCCAATTCATGCCCCAGCCTCATTCTCAGTAATTGAATCAGGTACATATGGATATTCACTGCATGATGCTGGACATACTACTCTATCAAGAAGCGTAATTTCGCAAAAAAATAGATATTTGAATTCTTTCATGCTAGACCAAGAGGCATTAAATATGGATGATTCTATAAGTAGTGGCCCTATTGGAATAATTTAGCTTCGATGTCTTTTGTACCAGAAGTGAATTGCTATTAGACATATGGATGCAAAAACAATTATCGGAGCAAAAACAACGATAAGAGGAAGTAGAGTAACTACCCAGCCTTGAGTAAAGTCGGGGTCAGTAAGCTTTCTAGTAACAAGTACAGTCTGAACAAGAATTATTGTAATTGATGATAGGATTACTGTTCTCTTGAATGCACTAGAATCTTTAAGTCTTCTCCATTTATAGTTCATGTTGTCCTCCTTTTTTTAATGTATTCCATCCAACTAGTCGAGCAAATACATGCCATTTGCACTCATCACAAATTAATGACGGAGTCACCTCACCATCTTCTGATATTCTGTGAGGTTGGCCAGGAATCGCACAAACTTCTCCACATTTATTACATCCGATAAAAACAATTCCTTGGTGGTCGATCCATTGTCCTCTACCTACAGATGAAACATCTTTTGCCTTGAACGAATAAAAAGTGTATACGACATCATTATAATACAATGGTTTGTGATCTGATTTTCTTAACTTAGATTTTTTTATATTTCTTCTTTTAATGAAGTCAACTAAGATTTTCTCAATCTCCATGAATATCCTACAAAAATAGCCCATCGTTAAGATGAGCTAATCGTGCTTAGAAACCTTTCTGCCAAGGCAGATACGATTCCTATGAGCCTACCCTTACCAGAGTAGATTAGTGGCACTCCAGCAGATTTACACGCAGGAGTAATTATTTGTGTTGTTCTGTGAGACAGAAAATTTTCAGATACAACAACCATGTCATATCTTTTGTTTTTTATCCTCTCACCGTAAGAGTTCATGTTTGAGCAATCACATTCAGCAGTATCTAGGACTTTAACTCCTGTGACGGACTTTACTTTAGCCATCACATGATTATCAATCCTGCTACTTATGATCAACATACTCTTACCCTCAGTAATGGCGCGAATCGCAGGAATGTTTTCATTCATTATACCGCAATCAGGAATCTTAATTTCCACAACAACCTTTGTTCTCTTCTTTTTTACAGGTGTACTCACTACAGCAATCTCTGTAATTTCAGCCTGATTTGCCGTCACCTGCTTTGCAGTTACCTCAGAAGCAAGGTCAAGAAGCCGGTCGCTTCCATATTGAGCGATGAACAGAAGGATAACGTCTTCAGGAGATTCAGTTAGAATCCTGTCGACTACATCCCAATCATCTTCTTTCTCTGTCTTTGCCTCACCAGGAACTCCTTTATTGACTATTAAGGAGCTCTCCTGCGCGGCAGACAAAACGGATCTTGTTATTCTTTTTTGTATCGGAGACAGCCCAAACTCTCCATTTAGAGTCTTCCTTTGAATGTGCGCACGGCATGCCCCTTTCTTGAGATTGAATTCGTAAGTCCTTCCACAGAAGACGCCAATTCCTACTAGGCACAAGCATCCATTCTTATTTACCTTTCCGTAACGAGCGGCATCGTAGTACAGCTCTCCGTGAGACTTACAGAATGGGCCTGCAGAAGCCTCTTTCTTACACTCGTGGCCAATTGGCCAACCTATGCAAATGTCCATGAATCCTCCTTATTGTTAGATTCGCTAGAGTATTCTAGCTTATGATTTTATACCGCTAAATGTACTTTTTTGATGGTATAAAACTATGGAGAAAACATGAAAAAACTTCTACTTCTAATTACACTTCTCTTAGCTTCATGCGGAGAAGATTACTCTACCGGGAACTACCGTGGTCAGCATGAAGCTGACGGAGCAGTACTAAGCACAAGGCACCGCATGCAGGCTGTTTATGGAGCAAAGATTAGTGGTCACAAGATCACCTACTACGATTGGCACAAGGACGGGCAACAGTTCATTCTTACAAGCGACTGGAAATACCACAATTGGGACACAGGCAAAAAGGTCGACTGGCAAGGCAAAGCGTGGTAAAAAAAGTAGCCCTCCATTCTTTGTGGCGGGCTACTCTTTTTCTATAATGTGTATAGTTAATGGAAGTCCGAGAGATGATAATAATTTCTCTAGTTCATTTATGGAAATATCTTTTTTCTTATTTAAACGCTCCCTTAACTCTTTTATCGAAATTCCAAGGCCTTTAGCTATGTCACTTTCTGAAAAAGTGTTTTTCTCCATAATACTTTTAACTAAATAATTAATATCCACGTTAACGTTGTTAATGTCTTCTTTCATGGCTTTCCCGAATGGCCTGGCTGGGAGGACTCGAACCTCCGACCGTCGGATTAGAAATCCGATGCTCATTTCCAACTGAGCTACAGCCAGGTATGTGTCATTCTGAGTTTTTCGTAAGACGACTAATGAGATCTTCTTGCTTATCTATAACTTCACGGTATTCCAAAAGCGCCTCACGAATCTTTCTAGCATACGAAGCTCGCGCCTGTGTCCTTGTTCTTGTCACGACATGTTTTAGAGAGTATTCGCATTCTAGCCAAAGCAGCGTTAACCTTTTATTCATTGAACGCGTCCAACACACTCCTGTACACCCTTCGATTTGGCATGTATTTTTTGCTATTAAAAATTGCCGAATCGTCTCCAGTTTTCCTTTTAAGTATTGCAGCAACTACGCCTGGAGATCTTGAAAGCCCAGCGTCGCAGTGAACAAATAGATATCCGCGTATCCCTCCTATATAGCCCACTATCACTCTAGCCTGGTTTATTGTTATTGCTATTTCAGTGTCGGCGTCTGAGTCTACATCATCAAATCTAACCATTAGCGAGCTCTCAGTTCCTATAGGGACAAAAGGCTCTTTTTGGTATCCGTTACCGTATATTGAGAGAGAGTGTGTTTTGCCTATATAGTCAGGGTAATGCCCAAACCCAAGGTCAAGCTGAAAATTAGTAAACTCATTTTTGCTTCCAAGAACAATCCCTAGAAGTTTTTTTTCATCTAAAAGATCGAAGAATTCCATTATGCCACAATACAGAGTCCCCTATGATCGTCGTACACTACTTCGTACGACATGAATGTAAGTCGCGATGCCATTAGTTGCGCAGCGTACCTGCCCTTGTCATCTTTAGACGTGATTACCCATTTGTTGTCTGGATATTCAGCTCTAACAAGTTTTTTTATATTATCATCAGCGTCAACTAGACGCATTACTATAGCGGAATTTTTCATTTTTCATTATAACTCTTCTGATACCGACGTTATGGCTGAGTCAACAGAATCAATTATTTGTGAAATATTTGTTAAATTTATATCAAAATCTGACAGAGGCTCAATAATTCCGTAGCTGTTTGAGAAAGATGACACAGTGCTGATTAAGCTATCTATCCTATTTCGGTAACTATAAGGCAAAGACCACTCATTTCTTCCTATACCAAGAGAATCATGCGCTATATCTTTCAATGTCGTGTGCATCTCATCTATCTCTTGATCATAGAAGTTTGTTCTATTAATGAGCTCAAGTGCAACCTTAATTATCCTTAAATCTTGCAGTAGCTGCTGTTTCTCTATCATTACAAAAAGGGCCCCACATTATGGGGCCCCCGAATGAGCTGATAAGGCTTTTTCAAACCTGTACCAGTATTCATTCGTAGAGATTTTACGGTTTCCACGAGGTCCACCGTTATGGATCCGAGCGCAGGTTTCCCAGTCTCGGTTTTCCCATGCATCATAAGCGTACCTTTGCATGTACGCCATGACAACTCTTTCAGCGTATTTCCTGTCACGGCAATCGCTGTATCCTCCGATGAACGACTTGTCGTACTCGGTTGCATCAATCCAGTAAACCTCCCAAATCTGGAATGGTCCAATTGCTTTTCCTCCATCGCCATCAGGAGGCGAGTCCATTCCAGAAGATTCGACAGAGGCTAGAGCGTCAAAGAATTCCTTGTAAGGGTCTTCTTTTTCGTTTACAGACTCTTTCTCAACATCTACGTTCACTGGATCTACGTGCTTAACGCCACAAGACATCAGCATCGAAGTGATCCATATGATTGCGATTAACAATTCAGTTTTGTTCCACATTTGTTTGTCCTCCTTAATAGTTTATACCAACGAAATTACTGAATTTAAGAACTCTTCAGAGGTCTTTTTAAGTAGCTTCTCTCGCACAACACTATTGGCTACATTGAAGCCCATTATCGAAAGTCTTGCAAGTCTATGCATTTCTGAGGCATCTATAACATTCACCTTTATAAATCTTATCATTGCCGCCCAATACCTAACTACTTCACAAAGTAACGTTTCAAAGGAAAGCGCCAGCCTTACAAGACTCTTACACGGAGAGACAGAATTTGTGTTTCTAAATTTAAGGTATTCTGCTCTATTTATAATACGCATCATTTTTTTTAGATTCTCCTGTATTGACACAATCCCAAAAAATGACTTGCCAGAAATCTTTTCTGCCTCTCGGCATGCATCTATGGCAACCTGTATTCCGTTTGCAGAAGCAAACATCTGATCAAGAAGGTCTCTTGATATTAAATTTTTATCTGCAGTCAATCTCGTCTTATGAGAATTACCCATAAGTGTTTATGCCGCTTAATTTGACTAATTAAACATCTGAACTTTAAGAAGAACAGTCGTATGTCGCTCAATCCTTATTGATATTCCTTCATCCCATTGCTTTATATCTGAGGCTGCATAATTAAGGTCATAGAATGATATAGTTTTTGGGTCTCCTATAACGCGAGACTTTCCTCCTAGTCCTATGTATAGATCACATGGGCCATCCATTAAAGTCTGAATTTCCCAATATTTATCTTGAACGTCAAGAGCTTCGGTTAATCCAAATCCAGATGGAGCATCATCCCAAGACAGACCATATGGATCTAGTCCATTCTCTACATTACGCGCTCTGACTATATGTGCAAACCTAGTCAAACCCTCCTCCCTGTCACATGTATCACATGGAGAAACTGCGCCTAGCCACTCAAAGAATTCAATTGCCGCGCCCTCATACCTAAATACCATGTAATTGCCCATAAAGTTATTTATGCCCTTATCGGCTACCTGGAAGTTTGGAATGCTATTGTTTATTAATATGTACCTTTCCGATCCATCTAAAGATTCCGTTATAAGAATATTGCATGTCCCATAACCCGTCCTGTCTACTGGAACAACCTTGTGCTGCAGGGCTTCCGCCATCAACAGATAGGCATCCTCTGTAGATTTTCCAAGAAGCTCGTTTGTTCTAAAGAATGTCCCATGAACTTTATTGTTCACTAAAGCAGTGTTCATGGCGCTAAAATAAACGCCAGCTCTCTTGTCCGAAACCCACGGACGATCTTTAGCGTCCGGGTTCGCCTGACGTTTGAAGTCAATTGCCCATTCCGAACACCAAACAGATGTAGAGGTAATGCCTACTCTTGGAGTTACACCATCCGACTTAAAGGCTTGCACCTTATGAACCCTCTCATGCGGCTTGAACACATCAAAAGTTACAGGATCAAACCAATAATCGTGTAAGGACTCAAACTCTGGCTGAAAACCAATATTTTCATATGCATCATATACAAATGGAAGCATATGATATAGCTGATTCCATGAAGACACTTGAAGTCCACCAAACTTAGGTACAGGTATTGTGCTTCCACCCCCTAGCGCGGTCAGCCACAATCCATCTACGTCTGCTGCCTGTCTTGCATGCACTTCTGCAGATATTGATGCGTACATATAGGCCGAGAATGTTGCATATGATTTCTGCTTGGCCCACTGATCACCGGATGAAGTTATATTTGTATAAAGCTCTTTGAACTCTATGTCAGGCTCATTCTCTAAGAAGATTCCATAAATTCTTCCAGAGTTTGAAACAGATTCAGTCGTGCACAACTCTTCTATAAAGTCAGCCGCCCTAGATACAAACTTGTGTGTGCTATCTCCTTTCGGAAGAGTGGGTAAGTCAAAGTCATGAGGATATGCCCATAATTCATTCTTTGTTTCCACGTTAAAGCCTCTATACCCGACCATTGCGCTATAGCTAGTTTTTAACGCTTCTGATATTTGATTAAGTGCTAATTGTTGCGGGAAAGCAGGATTCTTGTATGTCCCAGGGGTTGATCTCCAAAGTGAGGCAGTGTCCGAAGAACTCCACCATGAACATACAAACTTATTAGCCCAATACTGTGTAGACCCAGCTGTATTGTATTCTCCTATACCTCCCGCTAGCTCATCCCATTTGGCCCTGAAATATTCCGTACCGCCAGTTGCATTCTGTGTACCCCAAATGGCAGTCTCATAACTTATTGGATCCCTTGCTCCATCAGGGTCTAATACGTATCCGTCTCCAGGAAATGCTAGAGTTGATGGATATATATATGCACTATGAAATCCTGGATATTGCTTACCATCATACTTAGAAGCAGATTCACTAATGTGATATGCATATCTGAAGCTTTCAGGATCTTCTGGAGGTACTTGCTCTTCTATAAATTCCGAATTAAGAAGAGAAACGCCGCCATATTTTTCAGGGCACGCTACCTCTACGTGACCAGTTAGTAACCTAATACCTACAGCGTTTGAGTGCCTTGGAAGATATTCTTCTGAACCTATAGGAGTATAAGACTCAAGTGATGACATGCTGGTCCTGAAAAGCCTTACATATTCATCTATATAGTTAAATATACTAGACCCAACATTCAGTTTAAGCTCTGATTCTTTCTTATAATACTGCTCGTTGTCTGCAGCGTACTTCTTAAGAGAGAGCATTTCTGCTGCCTGCTCTAGAGAATTATACTCCTCAATTGTACCGAAATTAGGATCAGATACTTCTCGTATCATTCCGGAATATATCCCTTGACACTTTATTGCACTGCTTAGGCTTGTGCATCTCATTGTGTCGTCATTCATATTCAAGTGATACATCAAATCTCTTCCGTCTCTGTACTCGCCATCTATTTTGAAAAACGAACGTGCATTAGCGAAAAGGTTAGATCCATCCAAACTAACGTACTCTCTAGGAACAGTAAAGTTAACCCAGTCCCCAGTAGTATCTGACTTTCTATAGTTATTCCATGCGAATACAGTTGACCATCCGTGAGTAAAATCATAAATTCCAGATCCGTCGTTGTAGTGGCACGTAAAAGCCAACGCGTTTGGGTTGGTTTCTATTTGGCTCTTTACAAGTGGCCCTAAAAACCCATTTAGAAGAATTCTGACTTTCCCATTCACAATAGTGAAAGAGGGACCTGCATCAAGAGTATACGTGTAAGTTACGCCTACCACGTCTGGGTCATATATCTTAATCTTTCTGTCATTTAGCATAGAGCTGAAATAAGCCTCTGTTTCAGCAAGCGCCCCAGATACATACGGAGAACTGCGTCTGTCGCAATTTACACCAAACCCTTGCGGAGACTCAGTCCTAAAATCAGGGTCATTCATATAGTTTGGATCTATAATTAATTCATCTGCACCGCCAATATCTTCTACAGCCTCAATTCTTCCATTTATTGGGGCCATTATCGCCCAGGTCCCAAGCCCGATATCCCACGCGGTCTGCCTTAAAATATCCGCCGATACTCCAATTGGAGGTCCAGGATAAAGGTCTCCGTTAATATATACACCAAGGACTCCGTTAATATTTACAATCTCATCTCCTGTTATTACAGATAAATGGAACTCTGGACTTAGGACAAACGGCCCATCAGGTAACGGAATGCTTGTTGTAGTAAGATCCGCATTAATCGGGTTTAGAGTTCCAAATATACCAAGCTGCTTATAAAAGTCGTCTATAGGCGGTATGGCTGAAGATGTATTAAATCCAGGCAGGTGCGCAGGGCTATATGGTTCATCTAAACCGCCAATCCAAGGAAGACTTGCAGTGTTTCCGTTTATCACTGCTCTACTTGCGGTGTTATACATATTAGTTAAAAGATTCTGCCCCCTATAAAGAACCCAGCTTCCAGCAATCCACCAAGGATAAACGGAAGAACTTATATTCTCCAGGTGCGCGGAAAGTATGTTGAGAGAGGCTGTGTTTAGTACGTTATCAGGATCATCGACTAAATTAAGCACATCAATGACTCCATCAAGGTCACTATAATGCCTAGCAGTCGCCTCAGCGCATGCAATCTGAAACGACTGTACCCTATTAATAATCTCGTCACGTCTTGCTATGACTGAGTCATAAGAAGAATTAGCTCCAGAGAGTCGCCCGCCTTCCAGCGGACTCCTCTCTACAAGATAACTAAGAAAGCTATTTGTTGATCCCATTGGCTTTATTTTTGTGCTCTATGAACTTATCTCTCCATCCGCCTGGAGAGAACCACATCTCTGGCTTGAACTCGTGAACTCCAACATGTCCAGTCCAGATGTCGGCATTAAGTCCAACCTTAAGATTATGAGACTTAAGTATCTTACAGAAGGCCAAGTCCTCACCGAGCATCTTGGTATTCATCTCATTTACCTGCATATAGAATAACTTTTTGTTCTCATTTATTTTTTCCTGTCTAAGCAAATCTAAGTCTATTATTGTACACGCTAATCCTGTATGCATTACTTCGTGAACTCCAGAAGATGGTACGTCTTCAGGAGTAAGAATGGGTTCTCCTTCATCATCTAGCCTCATTCCTACAGTAGGACTAAACGGCGGGACTCTCTTTATCGCAAGAGCTGAACACATTACAAACCCATGGTCATAGCAGTTCTTTGCTAGAGTCACAGGCGTGTGTGCAGGGAAAGTCATATCATCGTCTATAAACCACAGCCAGCGCACTCCAGCCCTAAGTGCAGTATCAAGTGTCTCTTGCCTGGCAACGTGGATAAGGCTCCCTGCGTGGCTGTAAAACGACACCTGGTTGAACTGGGTAAGGAACTGCTGAGACGAGAACAAAGACTTTACCGTTGCAGTGTAAATGCTAGGTTTCCCGGTTGGTATTGCCACCATAAGAGGCCCTTTGCACTCTTGAGGAAGTATAACTTTCTCAGAAGACTTTTCAGGCAATCCTGGCTGGCCCTGCATAGCCATACGTGTAGGCCTGAACGGCTTATTCTTAGGCTTATTCATTTTTATTATGTTTGTCATACTATGGCTATCTTTAAAGTGGCACTCATGCCGTTAGACCTAGATTCTACCGTAACGATACTGTTCTTGTCTACATTCTCTGCAAAAAATTCTGTTGAATATGATCCGTTAAAGAAAGGCATGAAGATTGTTTTAAGCCTCCCCCTTGTGGCAGTTATCCTAACAGTCGGCTGCTTTTTTTTAGAATCCAAATATTTGTACTGAACCCCGTTAACTAGTGTCTTTATTATGATACCGCACGACATGCCCACTGGCAATGCCGGGATCATATATCGATTCTCTGATGGATCTATTCCATAATATGGAGCGTCTGCAAAAATAAATAATCTAGGGTCCTCCAACGGAATTATTTTTCCATTAACAAACTTCCTTCGCGCCGTTCTTGGATCTTCACCCTTGAACGGAGAAATTGAAAATCCCTGAAAGCTTGTTTTTATAGACTCAAGGTCAACGCTTTTTGCTAGAGGATAAATTGATTCTATTACTTCAAGCGTGTTTGAATTATAAATAACAAGTCCGTAATCATGGAATACTCTCCTGTCTTCTTGTAGCTTATTCTTCATTATGCTTTAATGCGCTCATTGGTATGGTACCGCATTCATAAAGCCTACTCAAGAATATTCCGTATTGGTCCATTTTTCTAAAATTCCAAAAGATGTCTCTTATATGCGTTGTTAGGCACCTATCCATTACGGAATCATAAATTTCCATAAAATCAGGTATAACAAAATTTCCTTTGTACGGCTCCGCTTGCCTAAACCAGTAAGATATTATAGGAGACTCGTCAGACGATGACCACCCCCAACCTTTAGAAAAATATGCAGTTTGCTCTGTTCCAAAGTCTCCTTTTATTTTTTTTGAATAGAGTTTTGGGAAAGATTTTGTTACGTAATTAAGGATGATCATTTTGCATAATGCTGGGTGAGAAAGAATGGCACCATCAAGATTATGTATAACCTCCCACATCTTCTCCTCTTTAAAGGTTTCATCTATTGGCTCTACTAAAACATTAGCTCCTAGATTGAATGCCACCAGATTTATCCAAAAGACGTCTGCAGCTACATCAGTAACGAAGACTCGCCCTCCGAATGAGAGGCTGTTGCTATTAGTCAATTGGGGCAAATTCTTCATCAATTCTGTACCAGTTTTCATCATTATCTCCACTTAAGAATCTAGAGCCCAAGCTGCTTGTAGCTTCTGTGTCTGTTGGGCCTATAACCATCCACTTAGCTATTTGATATATCTTTGAGTTCCCCTGCGGCTTTCCATTGTCACAGTAGATCTTTAGACCCAAATCGGCATTTGTATTCTTAGGGTCAGCTTGAGTAATTCTGGCAGTGCCAGGAGTTAGATAGCAGAATTGATATTTACAGACATTCGCTCCTCCGCTACTAGGAGCAACGATTGCTACTATATTATTAACAGTCAGAGCCCTATAACCAATTTCATCCGATCCGAACGGAACTCCTGATTGACCAGGAGTTATAATTCCAGCATACCATCTATTTGGGTCATTCTTAATCCCCGCAATTGCTGAGCTGTTGGTAAACACCTTGTATGGAGGTTCAAATCCTATATTCCCAAAATAGATTCCGTTCTTGAATTCAGTGTCGTCTGGGTGCCTTTTTGCTGTATTTGACGAACCCTCAAATCTGCCAATCTTCCCATTGTAAAGGTTTATAACACAGCCGCCGAATGCGTATCCATGTGAATATCCAAATGTGAACTCAGTAGTCCCAACGCCACGAACAACGTTTTCTATGCACTGTACAAGACTTAGATTTTTATTTAAACCAAGCTCCTCTCTGTTAGCCAGCCACCCAGCAAAAGAAGACTTTACCTCACCTGATGCGCTATATGACATTCCAGCAGAGAAGTCATACTCTCTTGGAGTAACGTCTGGTGCATTTGCAAAACCAAGAGCGTCTGCCCAGTTAGACATAAACGCTTGAAGCCCTCCATATGTGATTATTGGATTTTTGTCACTAATGAATTCATCTGGCTCTATGCTACCAACTGTGTAAAGGCCAGTAGACGAAGTCAAAAGCTCATCGTTGTACCCCTTAGGTGGAGTCTTTAGCTTTAGGTATCCATTGGTAGAATAGTTAATAAGACTGCTTGCGCTTAGAGCAAGTCCTGTATATATTGGCACATCAGAGAACATTCCTACAGACATGGTTAGTGTAGTTAAAAGAGAAAGAGACGCTGACGGAGCACCTGACTCCATTCCTGCTAACGATTCAAATGTTACAAAATAGTTGCCGTTAAATGTTCCAAGCGAGGTCGAGTAAAATTCCGAGTCAGCCGGCGTTGGATCCCAATGTCTTACCACTTCCTCATTAAAGACGGCTTCAGCTATTCCAGGGCTACCTATGGATTCTTCAAGGCCAGCAAATGTTGCAGAACCATCGAACGCATGCACAGTCTTTCCTAGAAGGTAGTTAGGACGAAGAACAGCAGATACAATAGTCTTTGCCTGAGAAGAGGTGTGGGTCTGTGAGGCAAACCTTGATGTTACAACTGGAATTGTCCCTATCTCAAAAGAGCCTGCACTTAAGTCGTTAATATAAAACTGCTTTCCAGTTTTGTCGTCGTAGTGAGGAGTAGTCGACGCGGTGCAGTTCAGATGGTTAGCATAGAAGTGGTCTGACGGACAAAGTCTTCCATCAACCCATACCTGAAGCTGTCCAGTATTCGCCATATATGGTATTTTTGAATCAACATATTGAACTTCATCTGTAGCATGTGCAGCATTTTTGTATACAACTGGGAGAGAAAGGGCTCCAGTTATGTTTGCTTCTCTGTAGTGTGTCTGTGACCCCTGTAAAGCCTTAACTCCTATTATAGTTATTGTAGCAATCGCAGATGCAACATATTCATCTGACGTCCAGCCGTTGTTTAATTCATTCTCCCATCCTGGACGCTTGTACAGCTCCAATGACTCTCTTTCGTCACCACCTTCTGAATATTCAGACAGAGAATATCTATCAAATCCTACAAGAGTTCCTCCACCAACTTGCACGCGATCATTTGAAAAGATAAAAGGATAAGCCTCTCCATTTATTATGTATTCTTTATTGTTCTTGCCAAACTTTAACTTGTTATTACCGCCGTCTTCTGGACTAAGAAATCCGTGGCGTTCTCTAAATACGAAGTCGTCACTAAAAAGAATGTCGATGAAAGCGTCAGCATAATCGGCAAATGTTATATCTGATCCATCCACTCTGCCTAACGATTCAGTTGCTCTAATTAAAATAGAGCCAGGAGATTCAATAACATAGTGAGTCTCTTCTTCTAAAAGCCCACCCATGAAGAACACAAGTATTCGATGGTCTCCCTTTGCAAGAACAATATTGTCTACAAATATTCTGTAAAAGGCGCCAACTCTTGATGCAGCAAAATCGATGGCTTTCCGAGAAAAGATTTGCGTTCCATTAGACACCATGGCAGCCAAGTCTTTCATTCGTGCACGCGTAGAAGATCTGTATGATGGGAACTGCCCAGAAGATAAAGACTTCCTCGATGACTCATTAAGAGTAATAGACGAAGGGTAGTAATATCCAATAACCGCCATCTTATTTGTGACGCTAACTGGAGAGATCATGTCAACGATTACAGGCGTATCCTCTTTGTTGTCGTTTGTGTAGGCAACAACAACCTTGGGAGCTCTTGGGCTTTCTGTATAAGAAAACACCACTGTTTCCTTTATTGATATAAGAACTCCGTCGCTTGAGAATTTCCCTGGAGAAAGCTTTATCGTCAAGTTGGCTCCAGGAGTGCTCTCTCCAAGAGAATTCACCTCTTTAATGTCTTCAAGGATAAAGCCGTCTATTAGGAAGCTTTCTCCATATATAATCTTATGTCCCTGGTTAAGATTAGACGAGTTGTACCTCGCGCCATATGGCACGCTCTTTTCAACAATTCCTGAATTTATGATCATGTCTTAGTTACAAGAATGTCCTTGTTTCGTACTGTGTAGAAGTTATCGGTTCTTTGACCAGAAGCACCTTCTACGTGGCCAGCAAACCTTGGTAAAAAGCCGCGAGTCGGTCCAATCAAAAAGAAGAACACAGGCTCAACGTAGTGTGAATAATTCACGTATGGCCTGACTGACAGTTTACCACCATCATAAATATCAAAATATTCAATGCACTTAGGATGAGCCTCAGCAGTGTCAGACTCTGCGTTGGTGTCACCCCAATGGTAATAATAGTCGGTAGTATGCCACGTTGATCCATGGTCCTCTCTCCACGTAGTCATAAATGACCCACGTAACTCTCTCATTGGAGACATCCAACAAATGATGTTGTTACGTACGCCTTTATTGTGCATATACATCCCAGACCCGCTCTTAAAGTTATTATATCCTGGAGTTTTTGGCAATCCATTATCCCCAAGATATGAAAAATCTATAAAGCCTGTTGACGGGTTTGCTTGTGCATAAGGTGTAGTCCATGGATCACTAAGATATGTATGAACCTTATATGTCTCTTTATCTTCCTTAAGGTCCTTGCTTGGCTTTGCATATCCAACGTGCCCTCCATACCAACCGTAGTCAAATGGAGAGCTTCTGTCCTGTTGATTGAATCTATACCACGCATAACTTGTATTGTTTGAATATCTAGCATCATTCCTGTTTCTGCTTAATATGTCAGAAACGCTAGGAAGTCCAGATGAAGGAACCTTACACCATCCTTCATCTAACGTTGACGCAGACTTCCTTGACCAGTGAGGCCCATTTTCGCTGTAGTTAGTCCTCTGTGTGACGAAGTCATCATGATATTCTCTATAAACTCCACCAGAACCAACTATTCCACCTCTCTCAGTATATGGCGGTATGCCAAGTCTCGGGTAGCGCTCATTAGTCATCGGCTTGAAGAGCATTTCCCCGTCTTCCATATTGAACGCACATGTCCCCCACATCATTCCTGAGCCATATCCGAAGTTTGCCTTTATCTCTTGTCTATATCCAAGGAACTTCTCCATAACGATTACAACAGAATCTGTAGTAGATACATTAAGAAGACCTCTTGTCTGCGGAGACAATAGAGCTCCAAATCCAGAAGATACTGACCCATCATTCGCATTCCGTTCAATCCCTGCATCAAGCATTGTATGCCTAATTCCGTCTTCATCAGTAGTATATAAACCAAGCGCATCTCCCCACAAAGCCGCCATAGAGGCAAGGTTTGCGTATGTCATTATCGGATTGTTTGGACCAAAGTATATGTTGTTAGATACAGTTAACGTTGGCCTTCCTGTCACGGGATTCAAGAAGCTTGCACCGGTAGAGTCTAAAGCTTCTTTTTTGAATAATGTCTCAATAGCTTGATCTACCTGCATAATAGATCTAGACTCAACGATTGATTTGCCAGACCTCAACGGCACGTCTGACATTAGGTCAACCGTTAACTGAAGAACTCCAAATACGCTAAGAGCTTTATGTGGGTGATTCTGGTCTGAAGGTATATCTTCATATCCAACATACACATAGTCTCCAGTGTCAAGAGTTTTAAACCCCATAAGGGAGTTAATAGTTAAGAAATAGTTTCCGTTAAATATCTTGCCTGTATCAGAAAATTCTGTGCCGTCAGAAATAGTGTCGTAGTGCCTAGGGGTTGGAGGGTTAGCTCCAGCTCCTTGCCATACCCCTGAACCAAATGTTGGAACACCAACTCTGTAAATTGCCTCACTAATTGATTTATTCGCATTTACACTAGCCTCTTCCAATTCTTCGAAAGAGTGCGGGAGCTTCACCTTTACCCGGTTTTCAGGCGACGACGCGGCAGACTCGAAAACTATTAGATTTATATTTCTAGAAGCCGTTGTTGCAAGGCTTACAGGTAGACCACCTTCTATCTCTAGACCTAACTGAGAATCTCTCTGAACGTTCATAGGATAAGATGCAAACTCAAATTTATCTGAGCCGGTTTTTACTGAATATAACTGGTCCGTGCGTCCGTCAAATTTCTCAACTGCATCAGAAATGGTATTCTTAGACGTATGGTCTGGGTAAGATAGCCTTCCGTCAGACCATACTTGCCAGGAGTTGTTCTTGCCATAAGTTGCTACTGGAGACGAGACATAAGATCTAGATGAAGTTTGGTGCCAGACAACTCCTTTAGCTATAACCTCATTAGCATATAAGTTGTTTACGCATGCTACGGTTATTTTAAGGACGGCAGAACTTGCAGAAGTACTTGAATCTAAAAGTTGTCCAGCATCTAGTCCGCCCACTCCAGACTTGTTGTATAGAGTTGGGTGTATAGAAAGAAATGTACGGTTTTTGTCTATATTATACCGGTCTTTATTGAGCATGAACCCGTCAGAGAATACAAGCAATGAGCTATCTGAATCTATGAACCCACGATCAGAGTCAGATATTTCAATAACAGAACTTCCAGTTTGATATATATAGTAATCACGAATGAACTTAATATTGTTTGATGATATTACGTCTATACTTCCAGTTATGAAATCATTGTCTGTAATCCCATGGCTTCCAGTAAAGTACGGCTGAACGATGTCAGATCCTGTCTTCCAAATAACAGCCCTGTCTATCCACGCAATATGCATATCAAGACCAGGACGCATTAGTTTGCCATTAACAAATACCATTTGAGGCTGACCACCCATATCAAGTGGTGCACTAAAGAACATCTCATTACCTATGGTAATGCCTTCATTAATTACAGTATCTGTTTCTGTATTTATATAAACAGAAGAGCCTGTCCATGTTTGAAGCGAAGACGTATAGTTGAAACCTGAATTTGTTATTCCTAATGGGTGCATGTCAGAGAAAACAGATGCATCTCTCTCTGGAGTTATAAACGACTTAAAACTTCCACTTGGAGCTGGCAGCCATTTAAGTCCTTTAAAATTAAATCCTGAATCATTCTCTAACTCTAATGGATATACACGAACATTAGCTATGTCTATGAATCCAGTTGCCGTTTTGTAATATGCAAGTATCACTCCGTTCTCTACAGCAGCAATAGCGGCAATTGGAACTCTGTACTTCGTCCAAGTAGTTGTTGTAGTAACATCTACTGTATTTGCAGTGGCGCCCTTTCCGCACCATACAGTTAGCGTTTTTGTAGTCGTACCACATCTTGCATCAAACTCAACGACAACGCTGTGAGCGTTTGTTATAAATCCGTCATCATTGAACCCCTGAGACACCGCAGCCCTTGTAGCAAATGTAGTTGTCGCGATAGAAAGCCTTACAGTGTTACTTATATGAGTAGTTTGGTTTTTTACCTTAACGACAGAAGCGCCAGAACCTTCATATACGTCCCATCCAACCGGCTTATCGTCTTTCCAATACTTAAAGTCTCCGTTCTTTACATGATTTACCTGAACATCCGAGAAGAACGCGAATCCAAGAAGTGCTCTATTATGTAGAGCGTGCACGGTTTTTTCAGTATTATCTTCATATGTAACAGAGACATTGTCAAGGAAGATTGATTCTCCGTCGTCTCCAATCATATAAAAGTCAAGAAAGCTATTTTCGTCTCCAGCTCCCTGATTAGGTGTAGGAATAATTGTTTGTGAGTATTTAGTCCATGTAGTAGTCAAAGAAAGAGCCGTATAAACCTGCTCTTCCAATTGTGGTCCATTTATGGAAACATTAAGTGCTACGGCATTAATAGAAGCTTTCGCAAAGAATGAAACGATTACCTTCCTATTAGGCGGTATTGACCTTAATCCATTTGCCGACAGAGTCCTAACTGACAACCTAGCGGGTGTAGCTGGAGATTCAATTCTAGTCATCTTTAGTGCAGCCCCATCTCCTGCCACAAGTGACAATGAGCTGCCGTCTAAATCAGCGCTCTCTTTGTAAATCTCCCAGTCAGAGAACAGTGAAGCACCGTCGTTATTGACAAAGGCTCCGTTAGATATGGCTTCAACCGTCTTATATGACACTTCCGTCTTTGATACAGGTTCTGCAGATATATATACATTAGAGTCGTTTGAATTACTGTCAGTCCATCCATATATTGCTATACCTCCATAATCATAATTTGGAACCTCTATCTCTGTATCGCCATTAATCTTTACGCCACACCCATTAGAGAAGAATGACCCTGGTCCAAGAACTATCTTGGCCCCGGCCGATTCGTCAGTAACGCTCATAACCGTTACTTCGTCAATATCTATTTCTATAGGCGTCACACTTCCAACCTGGTCATATATTGCAAAAACTATATAACTATTTGCAGCAGACGTTGCCTGTACTTTAGCGGTATAGACTCCCCATTGATTTGATATTACAAAGTAGTCAAACGATTCTGTTTGCCTAACCTCTACGGGTGTGGTGCCGTCACTTATTGTTACCCTTAATTGAGAGAGGTCTGCAAGTGCCCTAGCCTTAAATGTTACATTTACAGTTGAAGACTTTGGAATAGTTGTAGTACTCTTAATTGATATCCTGTCTGCATATGTAGCCGCAGCGCCAGTATAGTAAAGCCGTACTCCTGTATTGTCTTCTGAGAATACAGGACTTATTGAGCCCTGAGGAAGACCGGCATTTTCAGATGACCAGTGCTCATAAGATGCTCCATTAAATACATCAAAGCTCCCATCGCTTATTAAGTTAGCCCTTCCGTGTATTAGTGAACTAGACTTAAGCTTGAACCCGTCAATCTTATACGCATCTCCTAGATACCCTGAATAATTACTACCTATGCCGCGAGAATGCAGCGGCTGGTCATAGTATATGCTCTTTGAGGCGCTTCCTTGAGCGATTTTTATCGCCATGACCTATATTTTATTTACTTAAGAAAATCCGTTTTATTATTACAGAACATTCATGTTGGAATTCTGCATTTGATTTGGATATAGCCCTATTGGACCAGTCTCCTCTTTCTTTTTGTTAATAAGATCCTGAAGTGCTTTAATTATTAAATATGTGCCAATTGCTGTACCAGTTAGACCGGCAATACCTTTAAGTCCTCCAAAAGCTTTAGCCAGTGCTCCAGATGCGTCCTTAAGCTTATCTATATTCTTTACCGGATTCCCAGACAAATATAATACGCCAGACCCCAAAAGAAGCTTAAATGGGTCAATTAAGTTAGTCTCATTCTCCATAGCGTCCAATTGATTATACTTGGTCAATTACGATAAACAAAATGGCATAAATTTATAAGTAATACAATAATATGTAGGACTGGAGAGGGTGATCGCATTTTTTTAATAATTATGGTATAATCACCTGATGAGCGGCAAAAAGAGAATATTAAAAAAATCTTCTGCAATCGTAGAGAGAGAACAGATTAATAAGATCGCAAAAATGGTTTCTTCATTTGTAAAGAGTCCAAGAATTCGTCCGGCGTCTCGTGCACATATACAGAGACTCCCTGATGAGTGGCTTGGGGCCTTTGACCATGGAACTCTAGACAACGGGGAAAGGCATTGTTCAAGAACATTTATTTTGCTGAATAAGAAGCATCTTAATGGAAAGAAGAAAAAGTCGGTTTCTGTTCTTATACATGAGATAACTCATCTTGAAATATACAGGTCAGGGTATGACAGCGTGATTACGTTGTCAGGTGAAGAGGTGATATGTGAAGTTGTTAGCGCAGTAGTCTCAGCATCACTCACTAAAAAAGATATAGATCGTCTATATAAAGTCGCTGAAACTCTTTGGGACAGAGACTAATAAACAGAGTCGAACAGAATTTTCCACTCAACCACTAGTCCTACATTTACCGGGGCTGATGAGCTAAACAGAACTTCTGGGAACGTAATCCTAGCGAACAAATCCATAGTCCCTGAATTTGGAGATCCAATAACTTCCTTTGTCATAAGCCCAACCTCAGATATAGATGACACGCTAGGATGCTCGTCTGCAAGAGCAGCTGATGTAAAAGTGATAGAATATTCTGGAGCTCCATCATTGAATGTATAAGCAACTGGCTCACGGAACTCCTCGGTGGAAAGCTTGAAATCTGCCACCTCAGGAGGATAAAATGTGCTTCCAGATGCTCCGCCTGAACCAAAAGACATATATCGTATTGCTCCAGACGCCGGGTCTTGGCCAAGCAGGTGAGACATCGTTTTAAGTCCTGTATTAACTATAAGGTTACTGTCTTCATAAACCATTATACCTAATGGCTTCTTCCTAGACATTAGGTGAATATTAAATAATTCTACTCTATCATGCACATTTTTATATTTTATTATTTTTACATGTCCACGCATGCTAAAGGCGCTTCTTTGAATAATTTTCATTTTTGTCCGTTCAAGATTATATCACATCATGGTATAATCCCAAATGGGACGAACCTTGGAAACTGTACTTATTTTTTGTGTGGTTGACTTATGCTGAAAACACCGTATAAAATAAAGACAATGAAAAACACCTTCATTGGCAGGGACAGAATATCTGCCGTAAGAATCAAGGTCGCATCTTCCGCTTTAGTTAGCGGAGAATGCCTTGACTTTGAAAATAAATTCATTAAAGTGTTCAATGTCACACCAAATGATCTAAAAAACCGGTACCTCTATATTGAGTATCAAATCAAAAAGGCAGATTTTGATGACTATATATTTGTAAGAGACGCTGTTGTTGCAGGAGGCGCTATTGTACTTACAAAGGAAGAGGCCTTGGAGATGAATGAACAAAATGGATCAAAAGAAACTAAAGTGCCCACAATGCAAGCTCCTAGTGAAAAGCCCATTGCTAAACGACGGAAGGCCGTGCGTAAAGTGCGAAAGCCTGATACTGAGAGCGGCGAGGTTTAATTCATGCCTATGCGGAGAGAGGGCCGAAAGGTTTAAAAAGATGCTCTCTTTAAAGGAAGTAAAAATTGGATGCAAGCGTTGCTTGTATTCTAGAATAGAGAAAATAAAGTAGCTTAGAAACAAATGAAAAAAATAAATTACGGACTTGTTCCGGAAAAATTCTTAGTGTCTATGCAAGCATGGATCTCTAAGGGAGAGTATCCTGGACCATTCATCGCCTCTGTATTAGAAAACAAGTTGTCTGATGCAGTTGTTAATGGAGGGAGAGATATGGATCTTGTTCAAGACCTTATAGAGTTTCTATTGACAGAGGCTCCAAAAGAATGCTGGGGATCTCAAGAAACAATGAAATCGTGGACAAATGAACGACAAAGAATGCTTAGATAAACAATTAGTCTCATCTGCTCAGGTTATCTCAGTAATACAAGTTGTTATAGACTTGGAAGATTCTAGGATAGTTGAGCTGTGGTCGCTAGAAGGAGATAAAATAGCAGAAAAGAAATGGCCAACACAAACACAGAAATAAACTACTCTGAGGTTATAGCCCTTTGCTCGGCGATAAGTATAATCCATGACAAGGTTGAGACTGCCGTATCTGTACAGCGGGCTATAAACGAAATCGATGAAGAAGAAGAAGAGGATGAGTTGAAGACGTCAATGTTTTCAGTTTTTCTAGGAGGACCGACAAAGGACAGCGAGCAGAATGTAGTAATACGTCTAGATGCAATTCTAGACGAACTAGTACCACTTGAGAGGCGTATGACCGAAAGGCTACAGGAACTTACGAATTCACTATGGATGACAAAGAAGAGCAAAGAAGAAAAATAGAGATTGACAAATCTCTTGATAAACTTATAGATCAGTTTTTAGATGTAAAAAAGCAGCCTTACAAATCATACGACTACAGCTTAGGAAAAAGCGTAACAAAATATAGAATGGTTGAGACAATGTCCGAAAAGATTTCAAAAGTTATGGAGTCACGAAAAGACGATGATATCTATATGATAATGGACATGTTCAGGGAGGGCAGAACAGAAATAGAACGTTCAATACTTCCTGAAAAGATTGCAGCCGTAATGAGGAGAACAATGAGGTTTGTAAAGGTGTCGTCTATGTATTTTGCATGTGTAGAGCAAGAACTTTTAGATTTAATTGGAGACACATACCAAGGACTCTGCTATAAGAGTGTGCCTGAATACGATGCTGTAACTAAGACACACTTTGAGACAATGAGGTTTATAACTAGATCACAAGGAGTGATATCTCTACTATTCATGAAGAACTTATACGAGGCCGTTTCAAGTCCATCAGTAACTAGAGATATAGAGTCTTGCTCGTTCGTATTTAAGCCTCTTATAGATTCGTGCAGCAAGACTATATCAGAAATATCTGAGATAGAATTAATGGTACAGTCAAGAGTTTATAGACTTTACACGTAGCAACTTAAACAATAAAAATGGATGAACTATTCGACGATGTAAATACGCCATATGATTTAGGCGTAGATAACCATGGAAGGCTGAAAATTGTCGTCGGAGGAGAAGAGCTTCTTCTGTCTGACGAGAACATCATTCAGCTTATATCAGTCATATCAGACTTGGGGTTTAATATCACGATTTCTTTACCAGAAGACTAATATACCCCTTTTTTTTATGTAAATATAATATCTTTATGGCGGTCTCTGTCTTATCGGAGTATACTAGCAATGAGCTTGTTGGTTTTATAAGACTATTATTGCAAGACTTTAAAGAGGTTAACGTTCTCTTGAGTGGAGAGGAGCTGTCTGATCTTCTAATAAAGATGAATCTTGCTATTACTGTAGACGAGTTCAATAAGTTCCCACCAAAAGAGACGGCATACGGCACTGACTTTCACCCAATACCGTCTGTCATAATACGTGGCACAATATTAAATCTTCTTCAGATGTCTGGAATTCTTATGAGCAGAAATGATCTGTCGTATAATGCTGGAGATATAAGTCTCAACTTAAATAAATCCAAAGAGTATATAATGTGGTGTAAGATGTTTTACAAAAGATACGACGAAGAGGTTAGGGCGATAAAGCAATATATAAATATGGCTAGTGCGTACAGTAGCGTAAGTTCTGGATATAAGATTGACAGGTCACAGACTATATGACTAAATTAAAAACACTTTCTAAGCGCTTCTGGGAAATAGATCAATACATGTCAAATGCTTGCCCATTCCTTAAACATGAACTTGATTTACTATCTCCAGGCTGGGACGATTTTGTGTGTGAGCTTTATAAAGAAAAATCAGTTGTTGACGGGCTAAAAACTAATGATGGGTTTAACGTAAAGATGTCTCCGTATAACTCATGGAAGTATAAAAGCAAACATGCTTCTGTAGAGTCTAATGTGTTTATGCTGTGCAGCGTTGGCCTTCTCGGTATCAATGAAGACGATTTTTGTAAAAAAAAAGAATGGGTTCTTTATTTGTTAAATGATGACTTCTTGCTCGCTAAGGGATATTTTGATATATTGAATAGCGGGGCAAGAAAGGCTAGCGGTGTTTTACTTCTAAAATGGATTCACGAATACTTTAAAAATGGCTTCACCAATCATAAAGTGGTATGTGGAGACGGCTGGGAAGACGTCGTCACTTTTGGCGTCCCCTCAGAACTGGGCAGAGATATCTTCGACTTCTGGGACAGCTAGCCAGATATACTTTGCGTCTGCAGAGTATACAGAGGGTAAACTCTACCCAATGGAGAAATCACCTAATATTGTGATTGCCCCTGAGGCCCTTTATATAAAGAATAAGCCTGGAACATCAGAAGAGAAGTTTGTAAAAATAAACAATTGGGGTAAAGGTTCACCTGAAGGACTGTATAACTTTTGTATTAAATTTGAGAGCCCGAAAGACGTATTAGGTTATTACGATCCAGTGTCAATGCTAGGATATCCTAGAATAGAAGCATATGATTCTCAATATTCATTAGATATATACCAAACTCCAACCAAAGAGCTCTTAGTTGGGACAAAGACGGAATCTTTGCCTCTACTAAGAGCTATCGATTTGACTGAGGAGGCCGCAGGCCTTGTTGATTCTGGAGGATGGCCTCCAGATAATTGGTGGTTTAATGCTACATATGGATCAGGAGTTGGAAGGATAAAAGCATTAAGCGGAACATCTAGTTATTTGGAGTGCAGCTCTATTATTAAGCCTGCCGGAGGATACGTGTACCTTCCAGGAAACTCTTCTGCATATGTTGGTCAGTCTTACAGCGAGGCATTCTATTTCTCTGTTTGTGCCGTAATACCACCAGACAGCTACAGGGGTATGATCGGTCACGATATTATTTTGACATGCAGATCCCACTTCATTTAGAGCAATTCAGGAAAACATCCTGAAGATCAGCCAAAGTGAGAATCTCTGAAATTGTAGTTCTTGCTGGATATACTTTGTAGTGATCGTTACCTGCCATTATTGATAGGTTAACAACTCCGCCAGATCTATTGCTTTGCAGGCCAGTTATAAATCCGTATTTCGCTACTAGCACTGCAGGAACAGTCATTTGGCTAAATATGTCATTTGGCGTGTATGCCTTCTTATACAGTGAGGTGTCAGAATGAAGCCTAGTTGATTTTGAAATACGTAAGTTTTGATTTACCTTCGACAGATGAGACATGAACCCAAAGGTGTCTATTTCTGATACAGTTGAAGTTGAATCTCTTATAATATCAGAATAGTCCGTTCCCATACACGGAATAATTGCCTCTGTTATGCTGGAATTGTAAAGAATTTCTTTTATCATAAGCTCAGCATACTCTTTATGAGTGTATGTATAGAGATAACGATTCATAATGTTTGACGACGGAAGAGACTCTATGCTCTTATTGTTTGAAGTAATAGAAGTAAATGGTGACAGAATGTGAATAGCCACTCTTGAAACAAAAGAAGAGTCTTTCTCTGAGGCAAGCTCATTTACCACTTTACTGATAACTCCATTCTTTCCTGCCTTCAAGTCTCTAAGGAAGTTTGGAACTCTATCGCTACTATCCTTTCCAGACTTCTTCCACTCTTTACCGTCTTCAGAAATCCTTCTGCACACGTTCTCAATAATCTTGCATATGCCTGTTCCGTTTAGGTGTGATGCGTATATTTTTCCTGAAACGTTTAAATAGCATAGCATGTGTCCTGAACCGTCATCAATCATTGCTCCTATGGCAGACAGCTCGTTTCTTCTTTGTTCGACTATCCCCATATGTTCGTCTACATCATTTGAGTACAAAGGGTATCCAACTATGGATGGACCATCCTCAGTAATTGAAGTCATAATCATCCTCTGAAGCTCATCTGGAAGATTCTTAATGCTTCCGTATATATTCCCTCCTACTGCTATAGTTGAGTGTGATCTGTGAATTAACGAAATATGAGGCTTTATTCCAGTCTGGTCAGACACTGCCCTAACAAAATCTGTAATTTCTAAATCATCTGACAAATTAATGATTTGTTGTTCTTCTCCTATCATACTATAATTATCCCGTAAAGATGGAAAGTTTTGACAGAATATCGTTCGAAAATGAAAAGGGTCTCATTGTAATCAAAGATGCCTTCTTTGAAGATCTTGGAATAGCCGTTGATCTGACGGATGAAAGTATAGACATGGTTGGATATAAAAAAGACATTATGTCTGCGATGTCAAATGAGTATAATATTACATGCGTATATCTAATACACCGCAAAAATGGTATTTGGCACTGCGCAGAATCTAGAGATGACGAGAACCTAAAGTTCAAGATAATAACAAATGAAGAGGTTTCTAATATGGAACCAGTCTTTTGGATAAAAAAATGAGAACAGTAACAGGCACACTTCTATCGGCTTCTGGTTCCCCAATACAGGACACAGCAATACTCTTCAGGCCTATGGCTGTATATGCCTACACAACAGCAGGAGAGTATATTAGTACAGCTCCTATCGCTGTATCAACAACTGTAGGAGGAACATTTTCTGTTAATTTGTACGCAACCGAAGATTTTTCTACTACTACAAGCAAGTTCCTGTACTGCTCAATGGGGTATAGAATTGAGATACCAAGCCTTGGGTTAGTTAGAAATGTTCAAGTTCCTTACGGTGATGGATCTGATATTTCATGGGGCGATTTAACAATGAGCTTAAATTAATAATGTCAAAAAAAGCATTCGATGTAAATAATTCTGTAACTAGCAGTGAAACCATTTCGGTGTCTTCTGGAGCATTCCTAGTACAGCAAGAATATACAACTACAGGCTTTACAAGACTGTATTTGAATGACAATGCAATAAAGGGCACAGACGTAACTGACATATCTGGATATGCCATAGGAATGTATTCTAATAGCGTTACTCCTGGGTCTAAGTTCCCATGGAACGCATCTGATCCTGTAACAGGAAGATGCATAGAATTTAACGGAACCTCTAGTTATATAAGAGTAGACACAGTTGAAGGAATACAGGACTACAAAGATTTCACGATAAAAGCTCTTGTATACCCAGATAGTGTCGCGTCTGAGAGTACTCTTTTTTGCTCGTCACGAGACGCCTATTCACCTTATAGATTATATATTGATAGCGGATATGTAAAGTTTCAATGGAAAGACCTTTCTGGAGTGACAACAACAAAGACTGGACACGCTATTTCTGATAATGAGCTATCCGCTCTATACCTCTCATTTGGAGAATCAGAAATAGTGTTTAAGAAGTCTGGACAGTCCGATATATCTTTTACTGGGTCTAATCACTATTTAAGACACACTAATGAGCCTATATATGTTGGTGGAGACGGAGACTCAAAAGACAACTATTTTGATGGCTTTCTAGGGAAGGTTCAGTATGAAAAAGTAGCACTAGGATCAACCACTAGCTTTACTGTGTCTTCTCTATATGACGTATCTGTTCCGTATATAACTTCAACCGCTAGTATAGATGCAAACTATGTCCCGTATAGAGTTGATATAAGCAAATACAATGATTCAAGAAACTGCTCATTGGCTTATCTAATATCAACTAATAGCGGATCAACATGGCTTACAAACACGTCATCATCTTGGGCGTCCACAGACGGGATTTCCGACTACTGTGACCTAGGACACATAAATGCCATACTTGACCAGTTAACATGCGGAAGTTCTACTGAGCTTTCACTGCGCGTGTTTCTTAAATCAGACGGGACAGATGGAGGAGGCATTCTGTCTTCATCTATTTCTTATATCTATGACAATTCCGTAACTTCATTTGACAATCCAGATGTTACTTTCGGAACCACTGAAAATATATTTAATTCTGGGTATGTTAGCTCGTCTATTCGGCCAGGAGATGTCCCAATAATATTTATTGGAGACTCCATCTCTGGCCCATTTACTACATACTCACCATCTATTTCTTTTTCTGGATATGACGACAGAAATAGCATGATTAGGGATCTTGAGGTGTCATTCGATGGTCAGTTCTGCTCGTCTGATTTGATAATATCCACCTCTGCTGACTCAGTAGAAAAATACTTATTCTTGAGTATTGGTGATAACGCAGGAGTCCCATACAGTGACTCTGGCGGATCAACCGTGTCAATACGTGGACATTACGTTACAATTTCTTCATATGCAAATACTGGTGTATATGATTCTCCTACATTGTCAGTATTTGATATATCACGTGTTGACCCAATAAGTATTATTGATTCATATAAAAGCACATCATCAGGCCCAATAGAAGTGTCTCTTCCATCTGGCAGCTATAAGTTTGAATTAATACAGGAGGATGGAGGAGTATTCACGATCTCAAAAACAATATCATCTGATGATCAGTTCAGCATAAATTCTCTTCCTCCTAAGAGGTCTTCATCTCAGCCGCTAATAAGCATAAATATTATAGATGTAATTGTAGACCAGCTTTCATGCGTTAAAGGCGACACTCCAACGATATCTCTTTATATAGTAGATAAAAAGACAAGAATACCTAAAGACATAACAGACTTTAATGTGTTCTTCAGACTAAAAGAGGCGTATGGAGATACCGTAATTGTTGACAGACAATGCTCAAATATACAACCATCGTACGGAAAGTGCTCCGTACAGCTAACTTCTGATGACACAAATACAAACGGAAAGTTCATTGGTGAGCTTAAATTAATAAAAATAAGCGGATCAGAGGAGGTAATCACTTCACTCCCTAGATTTATTTTTTACATAAACGACAGCTTCTAATTGTAATTAACTCTATATCCTGTTAAGACCTCATCGTTTAGCCTTGATGGAGTTGTAAGAAGCCACATTATTCTTTCGAAAGGGACTTCTTTCTCAAACCCTTGGTCTGCGTTGTACCCGTCAGTAAACATTACAATTAGGTCTAATCCTCCTATCTCTCCGTTTTCGTATAATTCATTTATTCTTTTTAGTACTGGGCCGAACATTGTTCCTCCTCTACCAAAAGCTTTTTTAGGCAAATCATATTCGTCTCCAATTTCAGACTCATACTGAACATCTGTATCGAACATTATAAAATACAGTTCTGCATTATTGGTTTCACAAATTCCTTTAGCTTCAGATATAGCTCTTGTGATCTCTTCATCTGACATCGATCCGCTTGTGTCTACAGCAAACACAACGTAAGACCTGTTTGAGTACAATGATGGTAGGAAAACCTCTTGCCCTATTGATTTTCTAGATCTCTTTGACCAAGAGTAGTCTTCTTTGTCGTTTGATGCCATGCTAACCAATTTGGAGAGAGCTTCACGCCAGTCTATCTTTGCCTCATATATTTCGTTAAGTTCTTGGAAGTGAAGTCCAGGTATTATTCCAGCAGTACGCTCTCTTTCATTAGATAGAGTTGACCTCTCCATCCAATAGTTTTTCCATCTTTCTTGCTCTTCGTGACTCATTTCGTTAGTAGCAGGAAAGCTTATGTCTCCAGAATCACCGTATCTGTCCATGAAGCTCTTTGATGAAGATGACTCATGAGGACCCTTCCCGCCCTTCTTTCCATCACCTGATGAACCTTTTTGTTTGTACTTTAATTTGGAAGACTTAATTAATAGATTATACACAACTTCCGTAGTGTACGACCTCATGAATTCTTCTTCTTTTACTACAGTGACTATCTCATTAAATTCTTTTAAACCTAGCATGTAAGGGATGCTGTAACCTAATACCTTAGAGAGTATTATATTTATAACAATGTCTCCAGAAATATTCCATATCAAAGCATCTCTGTCATCCTTTCTTAGGGCATGAAGGTATACACAATGAAACAGCTCATGAAGCAATAGAAACAGTATCCCCTTTGAATAATACACCTCTTTGCTATAAAAAGGACCTTTCACTTTTCCTTTTTCAGACGTATAGCAGTAATCCAGATACTTACCTAAATTAGTTATATTGAAATATATTGTTCTTTGTCCGTCCGTAAATGCAGGTGCATTTACAAACTCTTCGTGTTTAAATATTTTAACTATTTTGCAACCAAGTACAGCTGACGCCCAGTATGAATAGTTCTTTGCTAGGTAAACCCGTGCAGCTCCTAAGTATTTATTAAAGTCATCTTCTGATAAGTCTGTATTTATTAATAAAGCCTCATCTGGAATATTGACGCCCATTTACAAAACACTCCTCTCCATGTCCTGAGCTATGCCAAACTCTTTGGCGGTTTTAAGGTAATCCACTATTTTTCTAGTAATTATATGCCTCTTTCCTTTTATATCCCTAGCTGACCTTATAACAAAAGCTATAAGCTCTTTAGGTGCGTCAGCCAGCAACACAACGTTTTCAAATGCAGAAATGTCTTCTTGTTTTCTTCCTACAACCTCTACTACATTCTGAAGGCAGAAGAAAATTAATGCGGCATCTTTTTGCTTGTTTACTTCTTTAATAAGTTGAGGGTTTGCCAGTATCTCTTCAGGAGGCGGAACCTTCTTTGTCAGCTTAGTGAAAGCGGAAAACCTTGCCCCATGTTCTTTCCCGACTGATCCATAAATTGAGTTCTGCGTGCCCAAATCTTCAATGTCTTCAAATGCATTCAATACGTGACTTACAAAAGTCCACGTTCTTGGAGTAGGGTATGCATAGAAGTCCTTAACCTCTTTTGATGGGATAGAAATAAGATCTTTAGGATTTGCTGCGATGAAGCTAACAACTTCATTTCTAATGTTTGAAGTAATTGCCCAATCTATCCACTCTCGATGATTGCACTCTACTGTATAGTGTATAAATCTGTTCTTTAAAGGAAGAGGTAGCTCGTATCCAAACATACCAGCACCCTTCTGGTTACTTGCCGCACAAACAATAGTATCTGCAGGCAGACGCAACTCTCCGCACCGCCTGTCTAGAATAAGTTGATATGCTGCAGCGAGTGTTGCATTTGTTGCGTGGTTTAGTTCATCTAAAAATAGAATTGTTTTTTCTTTAAATGATAAGAATGATGGCGGGCACCATGTAGCATGACCGTTATGAACTACAGGTAGTCCTCTAATTTCTGTAGGATCTATCTGTGAAAGTCTTATATCTTGTACGTTATATCCCATCTTTTTCCCTGCTTCCCTTACGGCATCTGACTTGCCTATCCCTGGATGCCCCCAAAATATCATAGACATAGGAAGCTTTTTTGTAATAATGCTTATCATCTCATTTGTAGTTATTGCCATCTTTCGTCCATTTGCTGTATTCCTTTTAGTCCAACGTCTACATGACCAGACTGACATTCACCGAGTCCGTTTTTCTTGATTATTCTTGAGAACCCTTTAAATGAACCATCTTCACTAAAAACTGTTTCACATCTAATAACAACATCTGCCCAAAAAGGGACTCTTTTATAACAGTCAATTATTCTTTCTCCTGTCCTTCCAGAAGCGAACTCATCCTTCATTTGAGCTGTTGCCACTATAATTGCATTAAGAGATCTTAATATGAACATAACCTCATCTATCATAGATGAAACCTCTGTCCACATTATAGTTGGCTCTATTTGAGAAGGGTTCTTTCTTGCGTACTCATCTTGAGCAAACTGAACCAATGTAGTAATTGAGTCAATTACAAGAGTTGGCTTTGCATATTGTTCTTTGCACCCCTCATAAGGAATTTTAGACTTAACTGAAGTAGTGAGCGAGGCAAACTCTTTAATAACAAGTACTAGTTCTTTCCAATTTCTTGGACTATGGACTAACACGTCTTCATCATTTATATTCAATACATCATAGACCGTGGAAGCTCTTTGATCAAAGTCTATAATTACTGTTGGGCGTGTAAAATTAAATGCGTTAAATGTTTTTCCTGTTCCTGGTTCTCCATAATAAAGAATTGCTCCAGGGCAGGCTCTATCTATTTCTGCTAACTTTTTAAGTATCTTTGCCATCTGTTAGAATGTAACGGTGACTTCCGTGCTTGACTTCACAGCCAAGAAGATCAAACTAATAAGGCCAACGAAGCCTGGGTTTTTGCTTCTTCAGTATGCTAATGGAGAAAAAGAGATAATAAGCGTGTTTGACGCTCCAAATCTTTCAAGTGTAATTACTGAATCTCCTGATCTCGTTGGGCACTCATTTTCTTTATGCCCTTATTGTTCTGATTTTTTGAATGAGAAATACAAGTATATATACTACGCAAAAGTAATTAAGGGTCGCGTATATTCATACAGATCAAAGGAGTTCAAAGAGATAATACTTGAACGTTCTTGTGACTCATGCAAAATATCTCTATTTGAATGGGAAATAGACTCTCCATTCATTGAGGCAGAACATATAACCTTCCTAGGTGTAAGAACCTTAATTCGTAAGGAAATGGTAATCATGTCTCCAAATGTATGCCCAGGAGTAAGGCTTGTGGCAATTGGAAATAAGCAGCACGTTTCTACATGCGAAGAGTTCCCAAGATGTAAAAATACTATGGTTTGCTTGCCCGATTGGCATATTACTATAAATAAGAGTAAAATAACTATATAGTCGGTAATAAAATAATCATACTGTTTTTTCTGATATCTTGAAAAACCTTATAGAAAAATTAGGCAGGTGCAGAAGGTGCCAGGCACTAGCGATTGATGGCCAGACAGCCTGCTCTGATTGTGCCAAAAATAAAAGAGCTGAAATGAAGTCTCTTAATAAAGAAAGAAAAGAAAATGGATTATGCACTTCATGTGGGGGCATTATAAACTCTTATTTCATTACATGTAAAAAATGCAGAGATAAAAGCTTACAATGGAGGAGATCAAGAATCGCCAAAGGACTTTGCTATACTTGTGTGAAAAACACTCCAGTATACTGTAAAAGGCAATGTTCTTCTTGTATCGAATCTAGAATCAGTAAAGAGTTAACTCCATCTGGTAGATATAGGAAAGCCGTAACTCAAGCAAAAGTTCGTGCAAAAAGTAGGAATATTTTGTTTGAAAATGAGATAATTTTATTTTTTACAAATAATCCACCGATGTATTGTCTTTGTTGTTGAGTTGAGTTTGATTTTTCTCTTGGTAATGGAGGCTCTAATAAAAATAAAAGCCCTTCTCTTGATAGAGTAGATAATTCTAAAGGATATACCGTAGATAATGTAAAGGCTATTTGTTTTAAGTGCAATACAAGAAAAAATAATATGTCTATAAAAGACGTTGAAGATCTCTTGAATTATATGAAACTTAATACATAAGTCTGATTGGCGCATATTAAATATTTACGGTAAAATAATCTTGTAAACCAAACCAAAAATAAAAATGTTTCGATTAGCTTCTAAAATAATAGACTGGGTTGACGAGGGGAACATACCTCTTTCTTCCGTCGCATTCCCACATAGCTTTGACGAATATGCGTTAATAATTGAAGATGAGGATGGTGTTATAGGCCGTAAGTTTCCAGTTAATAACAAGCAGAATCTAGTCAAGTCACTTGACAGCTTCTCTAAATACGCAAGCAGGCTTCTCCCTCTACATAGAAGAACGGCGGCACATTATATACACCAGGAGTGCTCAAGATACGAAATGCCTACAACAGATGTAGTAAATAAATATAATGATCCGGAAATTAATTCTAGGATGGTCTCATATAAAGAGGCATATGTTGACTATCAGCCAGAGATGTTTAAAAAGTACGCTAGCAGCCTAATATCAAATAATAATGAAACATCAGCTCCTTCTGAATATGTAGTTGACTCCAACTTTTTAAAACAGGCTTATTATGATTTTAAGGACATTCTTCTTGAATCTGGACTAATAAAAACTGCTAACGATCCTGAGCTTTCTGTAATTAAATCAGAGCTTTCAGATGACATAACAAATGAAGTTCTTCATAAGATAGCAGAATATATATATAACAAAGTATCTCCTACACTATTTGAAAAAACTAAGTATTTCTATAAAACTACATATCCAAAACATGTAATAGAAAAAACTGCTTCCAAAGTAGACCAACGCATATTAGAATACATTGAAGACAATGCACACAAGCTTCATGGATATTTTGATAACGCATTTATACATAAGCTAGCAAATGATGCAGAAGTTGTTTTATCTGACACACCAGATAAAGTTTGCTTAAAAATAGTGGAGATACTAAATGGACAACCAAAGTGGAAAGGCTCTCGTAAGTCTAGTTAAGTATGGATTCGATCCTGAAGACTCAGATCTTCATTCTGCCCTAATAGGTGATGAGGATTCTGGGACAATTGTCGGCTCTGTTCCTATAGTATCAAAAACAAATATAGACGAGATTATGGACATCTCTAAGTCTCCAACTTCTGGAGACTTGTTTCTTCAAGAAAATGATTCTACAATAGATCAGGACGAAGAAGAAATAGACACTTTAGAGGAGCTTTCAGGAGCACAACAGTCTGACATTTATAAGTTTTTGAAGTCACATTATGGAGACTCTTTCATAAGGTGGGAGCCAGAAACTTTAAGGGTGGTCTTGGCTGACGATCTTAATTCTACAGATATACCAGACAATGTTTGGGAGACTATCTTGGCAATAAAAACAGCCGCTGTAGGAGTATCTTGGGATAACTATATCGCATTTGAAAAGTCATCCTTGGCAATATCTGGTATGCCAGTGGACCCAGGATCTATACAATATGTATCACCTAAGCAAATGTACAGAATGTATACTTTTATGAAGGAGATAGATCCTGGACAGACATTCAGTGATGAAGTACTTAGGTATATAGCAGCACGATTATTTTCTGACAATCTTGTTTACTCAATAGGAGCATTCCCTGATGATGTTCAAACACATATAGAGAGTCTTGGAGTGTCAAGAGATTTAGTTACAAAGGTTTCAGAGAAATTGCACTCTTTTGGTGACCTTTCTAGAGATAGCATTCCTTCATTCATTGGTGAATTATCAGAGAATGCTGTTGATATACAAATAGCCAGGTATCTTGATATGATCTCATGATAACACCAATAATAATAGACAAAAAAGATATCCTACCTCAAAAGTCTAAGGAGTATCTTTATGACCACTCTATTAGCACTCTAGGAGGGATTGAGCGTAACAAACCTGTAAAGTTTTGGTTAAGTCAGGCCCTTAAAATATTAAAGATAAGGGCAAAGCCTGCAAAGAGAATATTGTCTAATATTGGGGAAGCGTATGAAGAAGAGAATAAAAAATAATGTCAATAAATTCTAATGACCTAGTGTTTGGCAAGTCAAGAGGGGGATATTATCAGTCTCCTTATTATGATATAGCAAGAACGTATCTTCCAAAGAACATGGAAGACCTAATTCGTTGGTGCAGATATTATTTTGAGAACAACCCAATTATTCACCAGGCCATTAGGCGTATGTCTTCATATCCAGTAACTGACATTATGTTGTCAGATGAAATATCAAAAACTGCAAAAGGCAGAGCAGAAGACCTAGTCTCTCAGCTAAAGCTTAGAGACCATTCAATAGATATAGCAATACAATATTTTACATTTGGCAATGCATTTTCTTCTGTTTCTCACCCATTTCTAAGATACTACAAGTGCTTAAAGTGCACAAAAGAAAACTCACAGGCGATGATTTTGCAGACGAGGGGATACAAGAAGTCTATATTTAAAATAAGAACAGTCAGCGGTAAACAGATTATAACACTAGACAGGTGTCATTTCTGCAGAGAGACTAATGTACCAGTAGATATAATAGATAAACCAGTTAGCGATATTAGTAAGATTAAGATTATCTTGTGGGATCCATCTTATATTCGTATTGACTACAATGAGGTATCTGGGGAGAGAAATTACAGATACATACTCCCAGAATCTTCACGTAAATCTATACTTGATGGATTGACGTTTCCTATAACTACTTCACCTAAAATATTCATTGATGCGGCACTTCAAGATAAAGACATTATAATAGAGAAGTCGTCATTCTTCCATTTCGCCAGAAACACTGTTTGTTCATCTAACGGATGGGGAATACCAATAATTCAGCCAGTATTAAGAGAACTGTTCTATATGCAGGTTCTTAAGAAAGCTAGCGAGGCTATTGCTATGCAGCACGTTACGCCTTTGACAATATTGTTCCCTGGAGACTCTGGCGGTTCTAATGTATACCAAACACTTGACTTGGGAAACTGGTCAAAGAATGTTGAGGATCAAATTAAGAAGTGGAGGAGAGATCCTAACCACATGCCAATAATGCCATCACCAGTAGGAGTTGAGTATGTTGGTGGACAGTATAGAACACTTGATCCTCACCCACTAATTGAGCAATCAGCTAGTGACATATCTGTAGGCATGGGTGTACCTAAAGAGTTTCTTTATGGAGGGACGTCATTCTCTGGAGCGTCAATTGCTTTGAGAATGCTGGAGAATGATTTCATTAACTTAAGGACCTCTCTACTTGAGTACATGAATGAATTCTTAATACCTAGAATTTCAAAGATAGCAAACGTTTCCACTTTCACTCTTAAGTTTGGAAACATGAGGACTGCTGACGATATTCAAATAAAAGAAACTCTGCTTAGGCTTGCACAGCATGGGTTGATATCAAAAACTACAGTTCTTGCAGAACTTGGATTTGATTACGCTAAAGAAACCGATAACATGCTATCAGAGCAGAAAGACCTAGCAAATCTTCAATCTACAATTACATCTGACGAGGGCGGAATTCCTACAACGCTTTCTAATATTAATGTACCGTTTGGTGACGGATCAATGATGATAGGACAAGTTGGAGAAGAGGCTATATCTGTTATATCTAAGATTATATCTACAGCTGACCCTCTAATAGGAACTCAGATACTAGAATATATGCAGTCAATATCTCCAAACGTTCACGGCGCAGTTTCATCCTTTATAGCAAACAATTCAAGATCTTCTGTCCCTAAAGAAGATAAAGAAGGAGGAACAGACATGAGGCCAACACCAAGTCAGAAACCACCTAGACGTACTAAGTCAACAATATAATGTCAAACATATTCTTCGCTGGAGAAACAGTACCTAGAACACTTGAAACTAAAAATCACGCTGAGTCTCTTGATAAATCAATAAACCCTGACGATATAATAGCAAAGGCTGCTGAGGATAATAAGGGTAAAAGAGCTATAGCCTCTGAAGAAGTTAAGGCTCCTGAAGAAATGAGACCTTCATATTTGAAGTATCACTTTTTTGAGCTACCTAAAGACTCCGTTGAATACGAAACCGTTTGTAAGAAGATCTCTGAAAAAAAATATTCATTTGCTAAGGAAATAGTCAGGGATGTTAACGATGACATTGGTTCAATCGCTATTCATTTGTTCCTTACAGAGACTAGGATTGCGAGTAGTATTCATTAATAGTTTCTTCTCTAATCTCTTCTACTAATTTATCTCGTTCGCTTATTTCTTCTTCAATTTCTTGGCCAGACATGTCATTAGCTACTTCTATAAAGCAAAAGTGCCCATCTTTTTCGTCCATAACTGTTTATACCATTTTTTTAAAAAAAGTATTTGACAAACAGTTTGTAGTCATTAGAATTTCCGCGTCCAACTAAGGTTGGAGGGGAGACCCGAGACGATTCGGGGCAAGTTAATACTTGGATGGACGGGGGGAAACACCTCAGCTATACAGGCATACGTTTAACAATTAGAGGTTCCCGAAACCTCCAAAACAACGGCGTTACTGAACGAACAATCTGGACATTTTAAATAGAAGATCAACAAATCAAGTGGTGGAAATTCTAAATTCAGGAGCATGCCCTGAACACGTTGTTCTATTCATTCAACATATTTTACTATATAATTGCCATATCATCACAGATACAGAGATTTCCTTATTCTGCAGAGAGCAGCGCAACATATGCACCAGCATCGCCTCAGACATGCCTGTATTCACTTGTGCGGCTACATAATATGAAAAGTGGCATCTCACTCACCTTTTGTATGAAAATCGATTACAGGGCATTACAGACGCGTTTAAGCGAATGTGCCATTTTTCGGCCCGTAAATTATATGCTAGTCTTTCTATCGAAGGTCTCTCGCACGCGTAAGAGCTGCACGCGCTCGCGTAAGAGTTAACTGTTAATTGTATGCTTGGTAGCTAGGTAGGAAACCCTCCTCTATCCTCCCCCCTATAGTCCCCCCTCCTTCCTCCTCCCTTTAATCCGCATGCACCATATTTTTAAAAATAAAAATGGAACACCCGTGTGGATGTTCCAAGCCCGATAGGCATTTGGCTTAGCCTTCGTCTTCGTCGTCCGGGCTCTTCGGGCTACTCGTCCGAGCTTTCTTGTCGGCAGCGCTCTTGCGGTTGAACAGGCGCGAGCCTCTCACTCCGTCGATTGCGTAGCCGCCTCCGGCGACGATCGCAGTTCCGATGGCAACGGCGACACCAACGGCGACGCCGAGTCTCAATCCGGTGAGCAGGGTGTTTCCAATCCCGCCAGTCGCCAATCCGGATTCGGAAACGACAGCCGAGGGTTCGGTGGGAAGTTCGATTTCGTTCACAGGTCTTTCTCCTTAATTTCGAGTTCTCAGTAGTGCGAAACTTTGTTATGGTTTCACTTACAAGATTTTATACCACTCAATGTTAATAAATTGACTAGTTTTAGGCCTTGAAAAGGACTGGAATGATGATAAGATATTGTTATGAAAAGAGTAGTAACTAACGGCGTCAGAAGGGTCGTTGAGAGCTCATTTATACCTCTTGCTACTTGGGAGGTTATATCTTCAGCAAAAGCGCTTAAAGTGCCAATTTCTTGCTCTAATTCCAAAACTGAACACTCGTCAATAATTGGGATACTTAACAAAATAACTAGTGAGTCATATGGATCTTTGATAAGATATAAGCCTTATGAGAAAAGAGATGTTCTGTGGCTAAATAACAGAATATTCGACATGCCAGTAGAAGATCAGATAAAGTTATATTGTGACAACATAACTGCTGTAATATATGACGGATTTAAAGATGAAAATTTGTTTGCTACGGACGACTATTTAACAGTAAGAAAGTACTTAGAAACTAGAAATTATTCTATGATGAGTGGAGACAAAAGGAAGAACAAAGAAATAATGAAATCTGTGCGTGCTGGCCACTCTAGATGCATATTTTATCGTGACTATATTACGTCTTTTTCTTCTTAATCTTCTTAAGAATAGGAGACCTTTTAACCAATATTTCGCACAGTCTATTGTCATTTACTGAAATACCACTATGTCTTTTATTATCTTCTATTGCATCAGCGACAGTGTCTAATATGTTCTGTATATCTATTTTTCCTCCCCACTTAGTTGCTGATGGGAAGGAGTCAAGCTTAGTTATAGTGACGCATATTTCATCTATAAGACAATCATACTCAAGAGTCATTGACATATAATTGTCAAAAGGAATATCCCATCCTGCGTTTATAGCCTCTAGCCTTATGGCCTCAGCAAGATCCTTTTCATCCTTTCTTGCCTTAGAATTTGTCACGAACCGGCCCTTGAAAATATAATTGTTATTTTTTTTTCCTTTTGGGACCCGGAACCTAACGGTTATTTTGTCATTTTTCACGTGAAACCATTATAGTAAAAAAAAATATTTTAGAAACTGACTGTTACATTATGTATTCATTAACAACTTCTTTAGCTTCAGTGAAACATTTTTTAGAAATAGTGTATATGTCTATTGCACATGAATCACATAAATCCTCTTCCTCTTGAAGATTAATATCTATAGAATTCATATGAACTCCCCAATGAGAAAGTTCGTGCAGGTAAACTAACGTTAATTCTTCTATGCTTATAGGTGCCGTTTTATTTAGCCAAATCCTTTGTGTTCTTCGAGAATAAACTCCAAAAGCCTTGGATAGAAAAAACTTAGGTGCTATAGTTAAAAGACTGCCAGTGTGAAATTCTGGCAAACAACCGTCATAGATCTGTCTCCTTATAAAAGAAGAAACAGTTTTTTTATTGCTCATTTGTTATGGTATTGTTATTATTCTTTGTATGACAAACTTCGCCACCGTAACTTGCGTAAAAAGGCGGCCGACAGTGTATGCTTCTATGAATTCAATTTATAGAGAAGATATATATTCAGTACTTGTAGAATGTGACAAGAAGTCTAATTTTGGTGATATTGAATGCTCTAAGTATATATTTGATGACAAGTATGAATGCTGGAATAGGTCTCACGCGTTGAATATTGGGATACAGCACATATTAAAAGAAACAGATGCTAATTACATTATGATATACGATTGCGATAATTATGCATCACATGAAACCATTTCTGATATAATTGATTATACCAAAGAAAAAGATATTTTTTTCCCAAGAATAAGCAATTACGACTACAAAAAAACAACTGGCTTTGTTGTTGCATCTAGAGACAGGTTTGAGAACGACAAGTTTGATGAAAGACTTTTTTATTGGGGATACGAAGACGATGATTGGGCGTATAGGACAAAGAATTACAAAACATTTGACAAAAGTGCTATAGTAGATCTTGGAGATGTTGTACACTTAAGGGATAGAAGGAGATATACTCAAAGGCCACCAGGAATGAAGAAGTGGAACTGTTGGGAATACAATAGGATGATTGTAGACTATAAACTTGGAGTCAAGCCTGAACAGATGAAGTTTTCTAAGGGAGAGAACAGAGATGTATGGCCTAAAGAGTGGATGGACAGGTCAGAATACTACCTATGAAGTTCAATCTAGTTTGTTATAATAAGCTCTTTTATGATGATATAAGCAAAAGTCTTGCTAAATATAACATCACATATTCTAAAGAGTTTGATATTCTAATAGTGGTATCACCAAATATAGGAGAAAGACTAATGCATGAGTATTTGTCTATGAATTCAATAGAAGAAAAGCGTCTATTCTATGATCACATCCAGTCATCTATAATTAAGTGCAAATCTCATGTTATTTTTATATGCCCTCCAGTCATACACGGAGGAAGATATGAAGACTCAATGGATGCCAGCATCATATCTATGATGGACATTGTATATAATCACAGCAAGAAAATGGGTCTGTCAAAAAAGTTAGGGACTGTTTTTGTTGAGGCAGTGTACGGTATGAAAGAATTTGATCATCAAATAAGCATGTTCGACTCTATAATGAAGATGTGCTCTAATGTATATGATAATGGATTTATATATTCAGCTATAAATAAGAAGTCAAAAAGGAGGCTCTGTAAGATAGATTCAATTTCAGAGGCAATAATATATTTTATAAAAAACATGTCTAATTCAACAATACACATAACGTCGCCACTTTATACAGTTGATAACGTAGTAGGGATGGCTGCAAGCCTAACAGGTAAAAAGTACAATATTGCATACTATGATCAGGGCCTTATAAGTGAATACAAAATAAATGGCCCAACATATGATGCTGGGCCGCAAGAGGATCGAATTAGAGAGGCTTTTCTTCTTTTAGATAAATGACAGAGCAATTCCTTCACGAAGACCCTCAAAAGTGCAAGTAGTTGACGTATAAGAGAATTTTGAATCGAACTCTTTAATTCCATCTAGAGTCATAAAGTTAAAGGCTCCAATCCATAGTATTGTGCAAGATGACTTGTTAACGAGATTATTTTTCAATAAGTTAAGTCCCCTTCCCTTGCCAGCAAAGCGAGGAGCATCAACGATTATAAAATCGTAATTGCCTTCTAGTCCATCAAAGATCTGAGTTCCATCACAATCAATTATAGGCATATGCTCAATTACTATAGGAGAAGATGGATCGATCTTCTTTTGTATGTGAGACATGACAATCTCTTCTTCTTCTACGCATCTAATATTATGCATATCCTGAAGACATGCAGCGATATTAGATGCGCCAAGAATAAGAATATTTTCAGGCTTAATCTTTTTTACAAGATTTCTTGAAAAAATACAAACATCATCAGATGCTCCCCAAGCCTCTGGGGCAATCCGCATTTTCTTTATAGCTTCCGAGGCGATCATTCGGACATTTTAAAGTGCACGTTGTTGAAAATCAACTAAAAATAACTGATCCTACTGCGACACCTATAAGAAAAACAACAATCTCTCTATTGTGCTCTCGAATGAATTGTTTAATTTTATCCATCTGTAGTAGTTTGTTCTTTTGTCCCAATCTTAAAAGACAGAACGATGCAATTATAATATAACAAAAAAATTGGTTAATAAACTAAGATTTTTATTTAGCGTTACTTAAGCCGAAACGCTTTGGGACGCTTCTTTTTTTACCCCTGAGGAAGATATATAAGATTTGATGATTTCCAACAGATCTGATGGAGAATACTTAGAGGCGTCTTTTGATGGCGATGTTGCAGTTCCTCTGCTAGCCATCGTTCCTGATTGAGAGAAAAGCCAATTTTCTTCGTCTATTAAAGATCTAAGCTCTGACACGTTAACTTCATATAGGTCTTTATTCCTTATAATGCCAATGTCATTATCCTGAGAATAGACTATTATGTCGACATTTTCTCTGAACAGTCTCTTAACTATGTGCTTACTTGCAAGCGCTTTACTTCCATCGGCAATTGCCATTATGAATCCGTTATGCTCAACAGTGACAATATTTTTGCAAGCATGTTTTGCTCTCTTGGTCGTAGTCATTCTGAAAAGCATTCCGTCAAGGATCTCAAAGAGAACCTGTTGTATTGAAGACAGGCTTTCATCTGCGTCAGACTCTGACTCGTAAAGATTTTTAAGACTTTCAAACACGCACAGAAGGTCCACCATGTGTGGCAAGAAGTGAGTCTTTCTGTTATTGTTTGCCCAAGGCCCGTCTTCTGTAAGAGTCGCATTCAGATAGTTTCCAAGGTGCGCCATAGAAGAATAACCATTTAGTACATCAGCTACAGACGCATCAGTATTTGGATCTTCTGAAATATCTCTTACTGAATTTATAACCCTAGAGAAACACCCACGGGTTACAAAGATTGATTTTTTTCTTCCAGTTTCCTTGTCCGTTATTTTTATTTCTTCTGGACCATATCTAATCTGTTCGCCATTTACGGCGTCTTTTGCTTGCAATCCAATTGAGACATCGTCATCTGACATGTCACTACCAGACCAATTATTAGACTCGTAGCAAATAGCTTCTTCTGGTATTTCAAACGCTCTGCAATATAGCCAAGCAGCTGCTGCGCCATCTAAGTTTAAATGCCTAGGAAGGATGATTCTTTTTTTCATTGTATGTATGCCGACGCTTCTTTATACCCAGTCGGACGTGGGTCTTCAACGAGTACGTTTTGAACTTCGCCATGCACGGTTGTGTGTATAACTAACTTTGCTTTCTCTAAGTCTTTAGAGCTTAAAGGAATTTCGTATTTTGTGTATATGTCTATTATTTTGACTAGCTCTAATACTATACGAGACACCTGAGGTCTGGCTACTATTAGCGCAGCCCTTGCAGTATCTGGGTCTACTGATTTACATTCCTTTTCCTCAAAGGCTACTCCACCAAGATTGCCTTGCGATGGATCTCTCAAAAGTGAAAAACCCTGAAAGATCTTAACAGAAGGGAGTCCAGACCCAGGAGGAGGAGTCGCAATTATTGTATTTAGAGATATAAAAATCTGATTTCCAGGGACTTCTAATATGGTTGGCTGATCTGGTTTTGATTGGTTCATTTTATTTACCACACGAGATGTGGTAACATATTATACCTTTGATAGGGGTAGTTTTTACATGAGGAAGACAAAACTAAAAGGAGTGATAAGTGACATTCATGTTCCATTTCACGATGTAGCAGCTACTGCTCAAGCTATTGAGTATCTTAAAGATGCCGGAATTGATGAGCTAACGCTTCTTGGAGATATCTGCGATTTTATGGCAGTGAGCAGGTTTAGCCGTTCTCTTGAAAGAAGGGCTGGACTTAAATATGAATTAGACTCAACTATAGAGTTCTTGGACGTTGTAAGGCAGACATTCAAAAAAATAAAAATAAATTATGTATGCGGAAACCACGAAGAGCGATGGGAAAAATATCTTATGGATAAGAGCCCAGAGCTCATAGGTTTAGAAGGAATGACAATACAAGAAAAGCTTAGGCTAAAGGACTTTAATATACAGTGGCATGAGACAAAATATATAGACAATGACATGGTATTTTATCATGGAGTCGGGCGCTCGTCAGGTGACGCAGGAGGTAGCGTAAAGCTTTGGCTTAACCACTTTATGACATCAGTAATAATTGGACACGTGCATAAGCAAGCAGTTCTGTACAAAAGAACTGGCACTGGAAGGGTTTTAGTAGGAATAGAAAACCCAACTCTTAGCCAGCTTGACCCAGAGTATGAGCCGACAGGAACAAGCAACTGGCAGCAGGGAGGAACAGTATTATTAATGGATTACGCTAACAACGTAAATATACCCTATCCATTCCAAATATGTAATGGGAAACTGTACGCATCAAAATTTTAAAAAAAAATATATTAAAGGTACGTATTACACATTTTTGAGATGTCACCAGGTCTAAGAGGTCCCACTCCACTTCAATTTCACCTCGCAGAGTTTCTACGATCGACGACGTCGACGTGTACATGCATTCGAAAATCGAAAATGTGGATCCGGATAAACTTGTGGGTTAACTCCACTGCTCGTGTAGAGCTCACGTGTACCGACTTTCTGTAAGTCGAAGTGAATTCCTATTCCTTACTTTTAAGTAAGTGATAGATGAAAAGGTATCCTTTTCAAAGAAATAATACGGGTTTTTATAAGTTACTTTTTTTTCTTTAATAATCTCAATTAATTAGATACTCTCTTTTGAACTAGCTATACTTTCCGACATTTACCGAAAACGCTAAACCTACGCGCGTCGCCTGGCCCTGCAGGTTTCGAGGAGAGGACATTCTCTACCCACCCCATCTGGATTAATTTTTGATTAAAGTGAAAGTTACAAATGCCTGCCAGGCGTGGGTCGCGACGGCGGGTTTAAATTATCCGGGCCCGCCGGCGCCTTTGTAAATGAAAATTTACCTGTCTTCACTTTTAGTGAAGTGACCATTGTTATGGAATCCACAACCGAAATTGAGCTAGCTATAACTTATGTTGCATACTCTTTTTTCAACCTGCATAAGTTTATTTTCACCTTTATGGCTAAAGGTTTGTAGGTTAACTTCTTAACCACACATCTAAGGTTCTTAAGGAATCCTTAAGATGATTGCAACATTGCTTTATACCCAGAATGAATTCTTTTTTTAGTTTTATATGATATAATTAGATCATGAGGCTTGAAAAATTCAAAGCTCACGTAGAGAAAGCAATAAGTGACTCTTTGACAGACATTTCTGTCGGTTCAGGTCAAAAAATAAGCTTTACGGGAGTATCTATGCCAGATGCTAAATATGGCATCTCTGAAGAGATTAAGGCAAAGATGACCGGATCTTCTTATGGAATACCTGTAAGGGCCTCATTTGAGACTTTAGATGAAGAGACGGGAGAGAAAGAAAAAAAGACGGTTCAAATATTTAAATTGCCAATGAGGACAAACCGTGGCACGTTTATTTGGAATGGTAACGAGGTAAACATTAAGAATCAATATAGGAGAAGGCCGGGAGTGTACACATATTACTCTCAGGCTGATGGAGGACTATATTCTTCTAATTTTAATATGTCAAAGGGTAGAGCCAAATTCTCTAAGAAGGTTAGGGTAGTAATTAACCCGGAAACTCTTAAATACGAGCTTAGACTTGGTGGATCAAAATTTGAAATATATCCAATATTAAGAGCATACGGAATGTCAGACTCTGAGATAAGTGGAATTATGGGGAAAGATCTATATGACGCAAACTATATAGATGATTATGAAAAGGTTATAAGAAAGCTAGCCAAGTTTAGGACCGGGAAAGAGTACAAGAATATAGATGACGCATCTAAAGATATTGTTTCAGAGTTTTCAGAGATATCATTTGATGGAGGTATTAATGAATACACTCTTGGAAAGGATTTCTCGTCTATAAACAAAGACTTTTGGGGCAAGGTTATCGTTAAGCTAAGAGACGTGGCTGCTGGCAAGAAAGATCCGGACGATCCAGATGCTTCTTATTTCAGAGAATATCTTGAGCCAGAAGACAACATAATTGAGGCGATAAACAGCACTGCTGCGTCAATATCTTCTAAAATAAAACAGAGAAGGGGGAAGTCCAATATAGGTAGAATACTTCAAAATATTAATTTTGATAAAGAAGTAAATAACCTTTTCACTACTGGGTCTTTGAAGGACATAAGAGATCAGTCTAATCCTGTTGACTGGTACACAGGTCTTGACTCCTTAACAATTTACGGACCTGGAGGGATAAGTGGGGCTCTTAGTGTGACAGAAGGAATGAGGCGTCTTCAGCCAACGCTGCTTGGATTTTCTGACCCAGTAAATACTCCTGACGACGGAGATAAGGTTGGAGTTGTTCTATACAAGACGACTGGAGCTGTAATAAAAGACAGGAAACCTCATATTAAAGTTAAGGACAAGAGCGGAAAGACCGTGGTGCTTCCAATTATAGACTTCTATCACCAAAAAATAGGAATTGGCGATTACTCTCAAAAAGGAAAAATAGACTTAATATTTAAAGGGTCGGCTACGACAGGACTGTCTACTGACGTTAAGTACTTCATACCAGAAGAATATCTTTTTAGCCACACTTCGAATCTTATACCAATGATAAGCTCAACGTATGGAGTTAGAGCAAACGTAGCCTCAAAGCAGATGGGTCAAGCTCTGCCTCTAAAGGACGCGGAAGAGGCCTTTGTCCAATCTGAATATGCAAAAAACAAAAAGGCAAAGTATCTTCAGGAGGGGCTAGATATGGACGAATACGGAAATGTTAGGTCTGTATCAAACGGAGTTGTTGACTCTGTAAGTAAGACTTCAGGAAAGATCACAATAAGGATGGATGATGGAAAGAAGGTTACTCATGATGTACCAACGCACTATCCACTTAATTCAGAAAGCTTCTCTCATAACAATATAGTAGTGTCATCTGGTGACGAGGTTAAGAAGGGTCAAGTCATCGCAGAGTCTATATTTAGTAGAAATGGTGGGCTGGCAATAGGGAAGAACTTGAGAACGGCATTCCTGCCATATAAAGGATATAATTTTGAAGATGGCTTTGTGATAAGTGAAGGCGCGTCACAAAAGATGACGTCTCTTCATATGCACAAGTTTGAGGTATCTCTTGGTGGAGGGGTAAGGGCAGGGAAGAGACTGTATGTATCTGTATTTCCAAATAAAGCGGCTCTAATAAAGCTAGACAACTATGATGATAGCGGTTCATTGAAAGAGGGCGCGTTGGTTTCATATGGGGCACCAGTAATACTTGCGATTGAGAACAGGGACCTTACTCCTCAGCAGGCAACTATTGCGTCATTTAACAAAACAATGGCTAGTCTCATACAACCAAAAGACGTAAGCCCTATATACGAGGTTGAGTTCCCATCTAAGGTGGTTAGGGCTTATAAGGACAATAAAAGAATTATTGTGATGATCGAAAGCGAAGAGCCAATGGTTGAAGGCGATAAAATTGCTACAAGGTATGGAGGTAAAGGGATTGTTACAAAAATAGTTCCAGATGCATTAATGCCGGCATCGGAATCTGGCGAACCTGTAGAGGTTTTGTTTAATCCGCATGGTCTTCCGAGCCGGCTTAACTCGTCTCAGATTGTGGAGAATGCTCTTGGTAAGGTGTCAGAAAAGACAGGGAAGAAGTTCTTCATACCTGGGTTCTCAAAAGAGAGTTTTATTGATATAGCTAAGAGGGAGCTGTCTGCTGCTGGTCTATCTGATGAGGAGACCTTAATTGACCCTGAAACTGGAAAGCGTCTAGATAGGGTAGGCGTAGGAAATATGTATTACATGAAACTTAAGCATAGCGTAAGAAAGAAGCTTAAGTCTGGAGACGTAGGAGAATATGACACAATTTTTGAGCAGCCAAAGAAGACCGAAAGAAACACAGCGAGAGGAATAGATGGACTGTCTCTTTATTCTCTGCTAGCTTCTGGGGCAAGGGCAAACCTTGCAGACATGGCGTCAGTTAAAGCAAATAGAAACGATGAGTTCTGGCGTGCCCTTCAGATGGGCATGCCTACGCCGTCACCAAAAGATCTCACAACAACTAAATATTTTACGTCTCTTTTGACTGGAATTGGGTTAAACGTAAATAAAACAAAGGATTTTCTGTCTATATACCCAGCGACAGACTCAGATATTGAGAGGAGAAGTGGAGGAGAAATAAGAGAAGCAAAGTTTATAAGAAGTAGAGACCTTAAGCCAGAAGACGGAGGATTTTACGACCCTTCAATTACTGGTGGCGCAAGAGGAGAAAAGTGGTCACACATATCTATTGGAACAACCATTCCTAATCCAATATTTGAAGAGCCTATTAAGGCTGTACTTGGCCTTAACAAGGATAAGTATACAGGTATTATGTCAGGAAAGTATAAAGTAAATGAAGCCGGAGATATAGATGATGATGGCAAGTATTCAGGAGGATTGGCCATTAAACATATGCTTGACATTGTTGATGTCAACGCAGAAATAGACTCAATAAGGATAGAGAGCAAGCGTTATGTTGACGAAAAAAACTGGTCTGGCTTAAATCAAGCAAACCGGAAAATAAGAATTCTTCTGAACGCTAAAAATCTAGGAAAGCCTCTTGGATCATTGTATACCATATCTAAGATCCCTGTATTGCCTCCAAGATTTAGGCAGATGATTATGCTTAGTGATGGGACAATTCAAAACCCGCCAATTAATGAACTATACAGCGCCATAAAGCTTGAGGCTGATGGACTTAATACAGTACGTGACATTGGTATAGATACAGAGGAAGAGGTAGTCAAGAGGGGCAATTCTATATATAAGCATGTATCTGCCGCATTCGGCGTGTCAGATCCTGTCTCGTTTGCTCTAAGGATGAGAGCTATTGACGGAGGCATATTAAGACAAATTTCTCCTACCGACAAGCAAATGAAGGAAGGTTTTATTGGGAAAAGAATGCTTAACAAGCCTCAGTCTTTGAGTGGAGGCTCAACAATTATTTCAGATCCGGAGCTTCCTATGGATGAAGTTGGAGTTCCTTATGAGATGGCGAAGCAGATAATGAAGCCATTTACGATACGCAAGATGGTTCAGTCTGGTTATACTCCTCTTAATGCCATTAAGGAAATAGAGGGGGACTCTCAAATGGCTCGTATTAAACTTGAAGAGGTTGTAAAGGAGAGACCTGTTCTAGTAAATAGGCATCCATCTCTACATAAGTTCAACTTCATGTCTCAGTGGGCAAAGATTGTCCCAGGAAGCGCTATTAGGCTTAACCCGCTCGTTACTGGCGGGCTGAATGCAGATTTCGACGGGGACTCAATGATAGGAGATATAACGATTGCGTGTAAGTCAATGGCTGGTGTTGACCCGTCTGGAGGAGTAATAGACCATTCGTATTCAAGCATTGATATTGGAGATTTCCCAAGAAATGGAATAAAAGAAACAAAGAAAAACAAAACAGTATACTTCGTTCCTCCTGGGATATACGTTCCATCTGTATCTAAAGACGGAGTTCCTGAACTAATGAGGGTTACTGAATACCACGAGCACGATAACTGTGAGGAGTATATAGTAAAGCTTCATAATGGACACACGATTACTGTAAGTGGAGATCACAGTCTTACGTACTTCAACCCTGAAACGGCAGAGTTTGATAAGGTGTCTCCTGAAAACGCCTCGCATTTAGTTATTCCTAGGCTTGTTAAATTCAAGTCTACAACAGGTGCCAAGTTCCCAGAGGTCATTGAAAGAGGCGTGGCTAGGTCAGAAATAATTTCAACCATTGGATTTTTCTGTGCAATCCTTAGGTTTAACCCAAGGTTAAGAAGCTACTCCTTTGCAAGGCACGCGTTGCTTGAAGAGCGCGTAGACATAATCTCCAAATATTATGGTGCAGGGATAGATAAAGGAATATTTGTATGTCGCTTTATAAGTGATTGGATCTCTAAATACATTAACTGCTCAGATGAGCCAAGAATTCCATCTTACATATTGAGTATAAACGACGATGACCGCGCGGCTTTTGTATCAGGACTGCTTCAGGGTTCATCACTTATCTCCAAAAAAGACGGTCGCGGAGACATCTTTGAATGTTTTAAAGTAAAGAACTATCTTGGAGACATGGAGATTTTATTTAGGTCAGTTGGCATAGACGCCAATACCTTTATGCAAAAGAATCAGAATAAGAGAACTCCAGTATATTTTACAATTAATGCATCTACTGGAGACATGAGAAACTTTGTGCTTGACAATCCTGGACTGTTTTCCACACAATTCATGGACAGATTTTATAAAACAAAAATATCTGAGATACCGGCAAAGTGTGTGAGTTCTGACATAATGCCTGTGCCGGTATGGATTTCGACGTACATAAGGTACACGGTTAAGGATAGGATTGACAACGAATCATTCAACAAAATGGTTTACAATGCATACAAGGATGTTCCATACGAGAAGTGGGTCGAGTCTGGAAGTGAAGTGTGGAACAGAAGAGTTATTAAGTTTTTCTTGGACAAAATGTCTGACGAAGAGATAGCAGGGATACCAGAAAACTTCCGAAGACTTGTGTATAATGAATCTATACGTTGGGAGCTAGTTGAGAGTGTAACTAAAACTGGACGAAAGATTAGAATGTATGACCTGACAGTTGAAGAAAACAAAAACTTTGTTGACTCAAAAGGGTATCTTGTGTGGGACACGATGAACATACATGCACCTGTTTCTGATAGAGCAGTGGTTGAGGCAGCGACAAAGCTTCTACCTAGCAAATTTCTTTATGGACCAGATAGGCATATTCTTCCAATGCCAAGTAACGAGTCAATTCTTGGCATATACATGTTATCTAAGAAGACTCTTAAGGATTCAGGAGAATCCTATTCAAGCCTGGATAAAGCAGAGGGAGACTTCCTTAGCAATAAACTAAATATGAATGACTATATTAAGCTTAATGGCAAGAAGACAACCCTTGGAGGTGAGATTTTGGTGTCTGCCGTTAAGGAAAAGTTTAAAGATAAACTTCGAGCGTCAGACATAGATAAAAAGTATCTGCAATCTTTAGTTACTGAAATATATAAGGAGTCTCCTGAAGACGCAGCAGAGGCACTTAACAAGCTCAAAGACATTGGATATAAATATTCATATTTATATGGATTTAGCATATCACTTAATGACTTTGATGCTCCTAACGATTTGAGGTCATATACAAAGGGGGTTATGGATTCTTTAGGTGACGACAATAAGAACTCTGAGAAGATGGATATTAAGCTTAGGGGGGCAGAGACGAAATTCCATAAGTTCTTTGATGACAATAGGCTCATGCAAATGTCCAGATCTGGCGCTAAAGGAAGCTGGAGCAATATTGCTCAAATGCTTCTTGCCCCTGGATATATGGAAGGAGCCGGAGGAATGATAGGAGAGAATCCAGTAAAGACAGGATATGCAGAGGGCATGTCTCCGTCTGATTATCTTAATACATTATATGCAGCAAGAAGCGGCATTGTCAGTAAAGTTAGAGGTGTGGCCAAAGGAGGAGAGCTTGCGAAGAGCGAGGTTCACACAGCTATAGAAATTGTGATAACAGAAAAAGACTGCGGAACGATTAATGGAATATACATGGACAGAGACGATAAGTTTATTGTTGGCAGGTTTGACGTAAGAGCTAAAGAGATAGATGAACAGTACCTGTCTTCACATAAAGGTAAGCAGATAAAAGTGAGAAGTCCGTTGACATGCGAATCAATAAAAGGACTCTGCTCTATTTGCTACGGAATAAATGACCAAGGCGTTATGCCTAAAGTTGGAGATCACGTTGGAATTGATGCTGCTCAAAGTACAACTGAGAGAATCACACAAAGCTTACTTCGAGCATTCCACGGAGGACGAGGAGCAAAAGAAAAGGGGACGACTGACCTAGCTAAAAACCTTCACAATTTGTTCGGAAAAATGCCGAAAACGTTTTCTGGAGAAGCCCCTGTATCTATAGAGCCTGGAGTCGTAAAAAGAATTAATAAATCTCCTGCTGGAGGGTGGGATATATACGTTGACAATGAAAGATATAGAACCAGTGTTGAGGTTGACCCCATAGTTTCTGTTGGAGACTCTGTGTCTCGTGGTCAAAAGCTAACTACAGGAATGGAGAATCCTCGTTCAATACTAAGAACTGGAGGATTAATTGGTGCTCGTCGCTTCATAACTGGTAAAATGAGAGAGATGTATAAGGGAACAGGAGTAGACATGAATCCAGTCCATTTTGAGGTTGTAACTAGGGGATTGACAGAGCACGCTCGCGTCATAGACCCAGGAGAGAGTCAGTATGAGTATGGAGATATTGACACAATAGCAACAATTGAACACAAAATTAAAAACGGAGAAAAGGTAAGATATGAACCAATTATGGCTGGAGCAGACAGGATACCTATCTATAGAAAAGATTTCTTATCTCAATCTGCAAGGCGAGAAGGTAAGAGGGGGATTATTGAGTCAGCAGCCTCAGGAGCAAAATCAGAGTTGCATGGCGTAAATCCATTAAACTCCTGGATGCTAGGAGAGTTTAGGCCGACTATAGGTGATGGTGGAGTATACTAATGTTTTCAGAAAAACTTATAACAATTGCATGCGATGGAGACGACTTAGGTGTTCAGTGCAGAAACACATATGAAAGCCTTTGTGAGGCGCTTATAGATGACTTTTGGTTTGTAGTTTTGCCAAAAAATGAGAATCAAGCCTATCAACTTAATAGTTGGACAAAGAACAAGAATAACATAATTATTGCAAATCATAATGAAGGCGTAGGTGGATATGTAGACAGGAATATATTTTTTGAGTACTTTCCTAAAAATAAGGTCTATACGCACATAATATCTGGTGTGATTGCATCAGACGCATATTTTCAATTCTGCATATCTAAGCTTGAGGATAAAACAGTCGGAGCCGTTGGAGGAATAGGGTATTCCGCTCATGGAAATTGGGAGAGCATAGAGGGAAACATGGTTCTTCCTAAGCATCTTTGTCACGTTCTGGATGACGCCCTTTGGTCATGGAAGAATACAGGATATAGGTATGGACCTCCGTTCCAGAGTCTTCCAGGTGGACACTATGATCATCAGATGCATCTCCACCAGCTTGGTCTAAATCTATGGTCTGGGCCATCAGAGTCTATAATAATGCTTCCAGAGGGATATGACATAATGGAAAATAATGATGAGTCGGTAAAGTATTTAGAAGACACCTGGAGAGATAAGATAGAGTTCCTTTTCCCGTCAGATGTAATGGAAACGTACTCATGATAGAGATGTCATTAATAGAGGTAGCCTTATCGATAATAGCGTCAGTAGGTATGACTATAATCATAACGCAAAGCACGTTATTTAAGAAGCCAAGAGACATCGTGTTTGCAAAAACAGTGATGCCATGGAAAACATTTCTTATGTGTCCTATATGTATAGGGTTCTGGGCAGGCATTATATCTTTTTCTATTTTAGGAAAAAATTTTTCTATATTTGATATGTTCCTATATGGGTGCGTAGGGTCTGGAGTAAACCACTTCGTAGTGCTATGGAATAGGTCCATCATATCTGACTCACCCTCTAAATGTGGAAAATGCCAATAGATGCATCTACTAGAGAGAGAGTGTTCGAGAGAGCATATTGGAGGTGTGAAATGTGTCATTCTCTTGGTAAGCCCTATAACCAATTAGAGATACACCATATCGTAACCAAGGCAAGAGGTGTTGGGTGGACCTTCCTTAATCATGAGCTAAACCTATGTCTTCTATGTCACGGGTGTCACATGAATGTCCATAAGCAGGGGATAAAGCAGTGGCTATCTAAACGACCTCCAGACGTTTGCTATCAATGTGATCAGGTTCTGGTTCCGCTTGAAGACAGTCGTGGGGTTGGGTGCCAAGAATGTAAAGAGGTACTTTTTCAGACTGTTCATTCTTCTTTATTATAAATCTTGTGATAGCTGCGAGTATTTTTGTGTTAGGATGTATGCCGCATAAATTTATTAAATCAGGTATATATTTTGAAAATCTAGATACGCTGTGCACATCGGAAGAAAGGATATAAACAATTCGTCCAGAAACAACATTTGAGAATTCGAAAGAGTCTCCGCTGTATAAGTTATTTATCTCTCTTAGCGCCATAGCTCTTGTTTTATCTATATAAGCTTTAGTGCATTTTATTCTAACCGTAGTGTTTAATCCTAGCACTGGTTCTTTCCTATTTAGCTCTGACTTAAATATTCTTGTTTTCTTGCCGTTAACAACAAGTTTATACCTATATGAAAGTTTACATATTGAATTAATTAGTATTTCTACAAAGTCATCGATGAACTTAAAGTCATTGTAGAAAATCTTGATGTAAATGTTATCAATGTATCGTATGTAATTTATTGAAAGCTTTTTTGGATACTCAAACTTATTGTCAATTCTACGTAGACGATCAAAAAGTCGACTTTTAATAGAAGCTGAAATGTACTCTCCGGAAGTTAGTGAATATTGGGAGTGCATAGCCTTTGGACACGATGACTTCTTACTAATCTTCTCTCCATTTATTGTTATTTGAGTATCAGAAGTAGAAGCTTCTAGTCTAGACAGACAAGACAGTATTATGCAGTCAAAGCCTTGAAGGTATATATTGCTAATGTCTTGAGACATAGCGCTGCCCTGTGAAAGAACTCTAACGTCGTTCCCTACAAAAACAAACGCATTGTCGACAAAAGTGATTAAATTTTTGTGTTTAGAGGCGAAGCAGTCATAAAAGATTGAGTGATAAAAATTTTTAAAGTCAAGTCCTATAAGTACACTTTTATCTCCTTCATCAACCGGGCTTCGTTTTGTTATCAAAGACAAGACCAGAGCCTTCATATTTGTTCCACCAAAAGGATATCCAAAAACAGACTTCTTTAAATTAACACTCGTGTTATGTAATGAGTCGGAGCCATCGAAGATAAATCCTCTAAGCGCCCACAGTTTTTCATAATGGTCGTTCGTTGTACCAAAGTCGTGAACTAATCGGAAAGAGCTTTTATCTTTTTTTGGTATAAGAACGGCTCTAGGTAATACTCTTTTTGAGCCTTCTTGCATTAGTGTATTATTCCGTATAAAATGACAATATTAATGGGAGCACCCCAGGTACCGTCGTCGTCATACTCTAGCACACATTTTGGTGTTGTTAAGGGGCCATATACAAGAAATAGCGAGGACTCTAAGTCTCAAGAGTATACAGGACTGTATTGGGTATCTATAGACACAGCAAGTGGCACCTCTATAGATAGGGTCTGTATGGTTTCTTCTACGTCATACAGCTACTCGCAAGGTGTAGGAATGTTCAGGCTGCCCTCTCCAGGAGAGTCAGTTTTGGTTGCAAGGACAGTAAATAATCAATTTTATATTATTGGCGGAACGGCACAAAGGACTATAGGAAATCTTGACTCTGCCATACCAAAATTAGGATCTCCTCTTAAACCAATTTCAGAAAATGAGTTAATTATAGTAGGGAATAGAACTGACTTTCCTCTTAGCCAATCATATATTAAGTTTAGCAAGTCTGGAAGCATACGTATTCAGGCAGGCGAATATCCTAAAATAGTTCTATCTAAGTCTAAGGGAGAGATAGAGGAATCTTCTTACAGGAAAACTACGTGGACAAGGAGTGGATATGAAAAATGGGGCGTTGATGGGTCAGTGTCTTATGGGATACGTGAGCCAATGAAGGCTCCAGCGAAATGGGAGCGATACGTAAGAACTAGAGAGGCTGACAACTCTGCACCCTTTGTTCATACTCAAGAGGGGGACCTTGAAGGAGACAGGGATATACTGACTAAGGTTGACGCAATTATTTTCTCAAAGAACGTAAATAATAAATCATTTTCAATATCATATAAGAGCGGCAAAACAGTAATGGGCTTTGGAGCCATTGGTTTGCCATCAAATGGACTTGTTAGGCCAAAGGTTACGCAAATGCAATCAATTATTGACAGCTCGTCTTCAAGCATTACTATCAATCCTGATCTAAATAATATGATTTTAAGATCTTATGATATAATTATTAGAGGCGGTAGGACCAGCTCAGACAGAACAGGAAAAGTAACAATAGAGGGCCGGGAGCTCTCTGTACAAATGACAGGACCAATATCAATACGTGGCACTTCGGAAATATTCATAAGTGCCCCAAACATTAGGATGTCGTCTAACGTAATTGTTGATGGCACACTAACGGTTAACGGTACGGCTAATGTAAATGGCACAATTTTATGTTCTGGTCCTGTTTTTGGGAATCCGTGCACTTGGACACCTAATTAAATGGAAACTAACCTAGGAAACAACGTAGGTCTATGGCCTCAAAAGATCTTTGAGTACGTTAGCGCAGAATACAACTATATAATTCCATATATACAGAATATATCATTCAAGAGAATTGACATTGTAAATGGAGCGGCAATTGGTGGCATCACGATTGGTAATAAATCTTCTGGAATGATGGCAATTGTGCCATTAATAGTCTCAGAATTCAACCTTGCCCCAATGGACGTAATGATTATGGAAGAAGACTTGTATATTCCAATGACAGAGGCAAGAGTTTTGGAATATCTTGGACAAAACTTTGGGTCTCACATACCTAAAACAAATAATAACTATAGCACAGGAGGACGTATGCCAGTGACCCCTTTGCCTCCTGGGCACAGAAATGGCGACGTAAATAAGTATTCTAGTATATTTAGGCACGCATCTGAAAAGGCTGGCTTTGGACCAGGAGTACTTAAAATTATAATGGACAGTATGCCTCACCTTATAAAAAAAGACGAGTCTGTTGCAAAGAGAGTTATGTCAGTGATCTCAGACATCCCGTACAGAGCTGTATGGATAAAGAGAGACTCTGACAAGAATACATGGACTGCTATATGTTCTGATGACGCAGGAAGAATAAATTTAATCGATGGCAAGGATGCGATAATACGAACTCTTTCTAAGTTTGATCCAGAGGTTGCCGAAGAGATGAAGGTGTCTGACAACATATATTTTAGTAAATATGGGAATAAGCCTATTGTCTTTGAGTCCATATCAGAGCTACCTGAAGTTCTTAGTAACACAGGAAGGGTTGCCGTGTTTGGGAAAAACAAAGATCTTATTGTAGGTCAATTTTATCATAGAGTTTCAGATATGGCAGGGAGGAGTCTAGGCCTGAGCATTTGGTTTAATGACAGCAACTGGTCAGTATCAGAGGAGATGACTGGTTACATGATACGAGAGGGACATGCTGATCGTACTCCTACGGTTAAAAATAGAAGAAGTTACTGCTTTAGTTTTATTCATAGTGACAATGACTATATGTGCACAATGCCTTTCAAGGTTGTGTCTGAACCTAAAATAGAGGGTGGAGACTCTAAAGAAATGATAGTAGATATTGTCGACTCTAATGGGAAAGATGCAGTTCTATATTATAGCTCAGATGTATTCAAGCCTCACTGTAATAAAGCAGGAGATAAAATAAGATACTATATTCCAAGAGATTGGAAGATGCATGATGTAGGAGAGTGCAAAATATCTCTATCGTATGTAGGAGGAAAATCATTAGCAGATTTGGCGTCAACTGCAGCAAACACTATATCTCTGTCATTATTGGATGGCGTGTATTACATATCAGGAGAGCATTCAAAAAATTTGGCAACATCATTCGACGGAGATTATGATCCCAGGCTAGGGAAGTCTGCAGACACATTAAATAAGGCCATATGGAACCTGGTAATGTTTGGCATGTCAGAAGGAGATGCAAGAATGTGTATTTCTTCATTGCACGAACACGGAGGCAGGATAACTATAGGGAATATAGCACCATTTGTAGCGTACGAGCCAAAGATTAGGGGAATACCTACGGAGCTTATAAGTCTAGCAAGTTCTGTATCTAGCGAATCAGTTGACTCTATCCTTGGTCTTGGCATGTCTGACATATTGTCAAGGGATGAGCTAAGCCAGCATTCGCTCGAAATAAGAAAGCTTGAGAGCGTTTTGGCGAAACTGCTATTCAATGTTAGGATAGGTGCGTTAAACATTGAAGAGGATATGATAGTCAAGGCAATGAAATATCTTTCTGTTGTCGTAGACGAGATAGAAGCGTCAAACTCTTCAATAGTAAGAGAAAAGAAGAAAGAGGGACTATAATGAAGTGCACATATATATATGATGATGACTCTAAATGCGATGGCGACCAATTTGGTGGGTATGAATTCTGTATAGAACACTATAAATCCGCCATAGCAAAGACTAAGGCGATGGATGATACGAGGGATCGCGAGGCCTTATACGATGAGGCATTAAAGTCAATACCGCCCGTAGTTACTTCGCTAGAGCAGATAAGAGATGTTCTCGGTATTGCGATTCCTCACCTTATATTTGGAAACATGTCTCCGAAGATTGTTGATGCACTAACCAGAGCCTGCCTTGCTCAGGCTAGAATACTTGAAATAACAGAGATTGATCAAAAGCTAAAACAGCTGGAGAAGCTGGCATCAAACGACATGCGTTATACAACGGCGTTAAGCGATGAATAGATGTCCAATATCGACGCGAGACTTAAAAAACTAGAGAATGCCCTTATTGACAGAGCAAGAGTTTTAAGGGCAACGGAAGACACCATAAGAAATCCGCTTGAGAATATAGATGAGGTCTTTGAACTGTGCGTAAAAGGTTCAATAAAGGTAGTTCTTGAATCAAATGTTTACATATTTAAAACATCAGATACAATAGATAACGAAAATGAGATACCAGTCAATAGGTGATATGCTACTACTTAAGGGTCTAGAAAAGGTTGCATTTGTTGCAACGCTAGCGAAAGGCGTACAGGCTATTGGATCTAAAGTGGTAGGTGCTGTCCCCAAGAAAGCTAGAAGCTTTTTGAAAGCTTCCACTCCATCAATGGTAGGCGGGGCAGCAGTTGGAGGAGCAGTTGGAGCGGTTACAGGCGGGCTTAGTGACGACAGTACAGCTCTGAAAGGGCTAGGGAAAGGACTGCTTGGAGGAGCTGCATCTGGTGCAGGAGTTTACGCTGGTGGTAAGGGATGGGCGTCTTTAGCAAAAAAAACAAAATAGGACAACACTTAGCGTTGCCCTACTAGAGGCTAAGACATTGCAGCTTTAGCTTCTTTCCTTTCTGCTCTAGCCAACGCCCTTTCTCTCTCGTTAAGATCGGTGCGCTTTTGGCTCAAGGCAAGAGCCGCTTCCTCTTTCTTGCACACATCTTCAGCGAAGTCAATAGCTTCTTGTCTTTCGATTAAGGTGCGTTTTTTTAGACGCTGGTTGTTTGCCGAGAAGCCTGCGGAAATTGCAAAGCCGGCAATGAAGCCCCTTAGAAGACCGCCAACTACAACTCTTCCTAGCGTGATGATGATTGGACCCATTTTTCTCCTTTGTTAGGGTTCAGTATTTTATACCATTAAGGGTTGCATTTTTAAGGTACAAAGGCTAAAATCTAAGCAATGAAAATAGGATGCTTTGTGTCCACAAATGAAGACCTACTTACTCAAACTCTAGTTAGTGGTCTTAAAAGTCTTGGGCACGATGTAGTGTCAGACAGGGGTAATAATTACACAAGAAAGGTAGATTATGAAAAGGAAGACGGGTTTGACCTATTTATAGAGTTTTCTAATGCATGCGTTGACACGATGTTAGCCTTTAACGTGTCTTCTGCGCACAATGGGCAACTTGTATATGTCAATGGGTGCGACTTTGAAGATGAACATTTCTTAGAAATATATCAAGATAGCTTTAGGTATCCTTCAGACTACAAGGTCTATTTTAGAAGAGAGTACAGATCTAAACTTGCAAACGGTAATGAGTATCCTCTTCAGTTTGGCATAGAGGACCGGTATCTTAAATATAACAACAAAGATAAGAGCATCTTTGCAACGTTTCCATCTAATGGAGAATATGCCAACAGGCTTAGTTTAAAAAGCTATATAGAGGAAAATTTCTCAGATGTAATCACTGGACGTATAGGAAATTGGGTTCACCAGTCACCAAAAGATGACCGTGACCTATATTATGAGCATATAAGCAAAGCTAAAGCCATAGTTGTTGCGCATGGTTGGGGAGAGGATACGGCAAGATTTTATGAGTCAGTGGCAACTGGAGCTATAGTTATTGCTCAAAGATTTACTATAGACGTATACAGGCCGTTTACTCACGGAGAAAACATATTGTTTTGGGACCATCCGTCTGAAGTAGTTAAATACCTAAAAGAAGTCCGTGATGGGAAATGGGATCATATAGGCCCAGCATGTAAGGAGTTCGCGCTAAAAAATCACACAGTCAAAGAGAGGGCTAAGTACTTTTTTGATATATTGAAGAAAATAGAGTTTTATTCATTGGCAGAGAGTGGTGCAGGCGCTATACTTCAGAAGTCGTAAAAAAAACATGAAAAATGACCTAGGAATTGTTGTACCAGTAAGAGGACAAGAGGCTTACACAAGAAAGTTTTTAGCTAACTTGGACAGTGAGCTCTCAGACTTTATGTATGATAAGAAAGTCAACGTTGTGCTTATGGACTCTGGCGGACACGAAGAATTTTCTGTTGGGAAGGATCATAGGCTATTGGAAGGGATAAGGGATATAGAAGGTATTACGTTTACATATCACAAGGTTGAGAACCCTGACGAGTCGTCTTACTATAAAATATGGAACGACGGGACAAAGTTGTCGGACGCAAAAAACGTTATAATGTCAAACAATGATATACTCGTTGTCCCAAGAACTATATATGACTTAAACTATGGTCTAGACAATGGGTACGAGTTGGTGTCTCCCGCTCAGGTGGCTACGGAGAGAGAAATAGAGGACACCAAGATAAACCATTTCACTGAGGTATTAGTCGTAGACGGTAGGGTTAGCTTTGTGGGATGGCTATTTGGGTACACAAGAGAATACTTCGATTCAGTCGGAGGGTTCAACGAGAAATATAAGTTATGGTTTGCCGATTCTGAATTCTTTATTCGGTCACATGGCAGGAAAGTTTGCGTTATAAGCAGCGCTGGAGTTTTCCACTTTTTCAGTAAAACGGTCTCCACGCTTGGACGGGATAAGCTGTGGAGTGTAGTCAAAGAGGATTTCGAAACTCAAAAGCTTGTATCAAAAGAGCTTGGCGTAGAAATAGATGGAAGGACTGATGAAGAGTATGCATCTATGTTTGAGAGATATTGGAGTCAAGTAGGGGCGTCTTAACTTAATGCAGGAGATAAAGATACCAACTAGTAAGCTTATAGAAAAGGCTTTCTATGTTGACATGGACCTTCCGTTCTCATTTAAGGAGCGTGAGTATCTTCTTCCTATATACGACAATAATGATAAAATCATTGTTCTATATTTTGCAAGACAGTCGGAAAAAAGCGTTTTAGAGTTTTCTCGTGTAATAAACCAATATGGCGAAAGAGTCCAAATAAAAGATTTGAATGTTGGAGATAAAGTCGCAACATTAAATACCGATGGCGTGACCATTGGCACAAGCCGTGTCATTTGGAAATCAAGAAGATACAAAAAAGACTGCTTAAGACTAAATACAAAACTAAATTATTCAATAGAGGTTGCAGGAACTCATCCAATTAGGCAGTGGAATCGTTGGACGGAAGCGAAAGCTTTAGCAGTTGGAGATAGAATTGCAACAGCACGTTTTATTGAGACGAATCATGAAGAAAATAATATACCAGATGATGTAATTAAATTTATAGGATATATGATTGCTGATGGTAGTATTATAAAAGCGATAAGCTTTACGCAACGTATAGATTCTCTAGTATTGAAAGACTTTAGGGATATTTGCTCTAATATGGGATTTGTATATAGAGAACGTTACAGAAATAGTGATGTATTAATGCTTCACTTTGTGACTAAATCTCCGGCAGCAGAGTTATTGAGAAAATATGGTATTTACGGAAAATCTTCTTTTAATCATGCACTCCCCGCCTGTTTAATGAGGTTAGATCTTAGACAAACGAAAATACTTATTGAATCATTGTGGTCGTGTGATGGATATGTTAAGAAGTGCGAAGGTGAAGAGACTGACTACAAAATTTCTTACTGTTCTGTATCTAAAGGGCTATTAGAACAAATGCAGGCATTGCTCTGGAAATTTAAGATAGCTTCAAGAATAAGAAAATTTAAGCCGACCTTATATAAAGGAACGGGAAAGTATGCATATAGTTTATATGTAAGAACTAGAGAGAGTCAAAATATTTTCCATGAAACATTTAAAATTATTGGTAAAGAGTCATGCTTTGTTTGTGCCCAATCAAGAGACAACAGAGATACATTTCCTATTGAAATCAATGAGGATATATATGAATTAGAAAGGACTAGGGTGAAACCGAGAAGTCATAAGCCTCTATATAAAAACGGTCTAAGGAAGACCTTAGAATATCCCTTAAGCAAAGTTAAATTCCGCAAATACTTAAAGCATTTCAGGACAGCTGGAGGTTATGATCAAGCATTGGTGGATAAATTAGATATACACTCAGACACGGACCTTTTTTGGGATAAGATTGAAAGCGTAGAAGATATAGGAGAACAGTGGTGTTACGACATTGAAGTAGAGGGAACGAATAATTTCTTGGTTGATGGGGTTGTCACTCATAATAGTACAACATTGGCAAATAAAATACTTTTAAATAGTATTACGAACAGGAGATTTAGATCTCTTTACGTCACCTCAGCGGATGCTCAGGCTAAAGAATTTTCAGTAGATAAGCTGCAACCTAAATTAAAGTATTCTCCGACAATAAATAGGCACTTTTGGGGCTCTCAGCCAGAAGCAGACAACGTGTTTTCTAAAGAGCTTAAGAATGGAAGCAGAATATTGATAAGGAGTATGTTTAAGAGTGCAGATAGGATAAGGGGAATTTCAGCAGACCTCCTGGCGGTCGACGAATTGCAGGACATAAATCCTGATTTCCTCGCAGTAGCGGAAGAGTGTCTTTCTCACTCAAATTATAAGCTAAGAATGTATGCTGGGACGCCTGACACCGCTTTGGATGCATTAGATCAGGTCTGGTCATTTTCTGATAAAACAGAGTTCGTATTTAAATGTCCTAAAGGCCATTGGAACAGACAAGACCATGCAATGGTGGCAAGAATTACCAAGGCTGGAATTTTATGCAAAACATGTGGAGAGGTATTAGATAGGCGTACCGGTGAATGGGTGGTTATGAATAAACAAGGAAGATATAAAGGATACAGAACTAGTCAAATGATGGTGCCGTGGATAACGGTTGATGAGCTTATAGATAAAAGAGAGCGTTACTCATCTAAGAGGTTTTTTAACGAAGTTGCAGCTCTTCCTTATGATGCGATAGGTGCTCCTATAAATGAAGGGCACTTAAGAAAATGTTGCGATGAAGGGTTTAAGATGATCAAAGACGGGGTCTATCCAAAAATAGATAGAAATGTTCATGTATTTATGGGCTCCGATTGGGGCTCTGGGTCCGCCTCATACACAGTAATAAGTTTTTGGGCTCATATAGGTGGGAAGTGGACGCTGTTAAGGGCAAAGAAATATACAGGCGTCGAGTCTGATCCGGCTTTACAAATGAATTTAATACTATCTGAAATGGACAGAATTAATCCTATAAGAGTAGGGTCTGACTGGGGGTTTGGATTCCTTAACAACGCTCAACTAAAACTTCATTATAAAAAGGGTGAGGTGTGTGAAATATTTAGCAGTTCTGGAGCTAGCCCGATAACTAGAGACAGCTTATCTGGAAGGTTTGTGATCAACAGGTCATATATGATGAGCAGAGTATTTAATATGATATTAGAGGAGAGGGTAAGGTTCCCGTGCTGGGAAGACTTTGCTCAGTTTGCTCCAGACATTCTTTCTATTAGAGCTGACGACCCGGATGAAAAGCCAGGACAGAGACAGATAAAATATGTACGTGTTGCGCCAGATGATTTTTTTCATTCAATGATGTACGCATTAATTATGGGTGAAATTCATACAGGAAAGCTCTTGATAGATGCCATTTGAAAACTCATCGGTGATATGCCGCCAGCCTTTCCTCCGCTTCTCATCCATATTGGTAGCGCTAATTCCTTTTTATATATAGAGTTCAAAAACTTCTTTGCAATCACCTGATACTTTTTATTATTTATAGAGTCGATAAGGTCCAGAATCGTTCCGTCAGAAAGCATGCTAGACATTGTTTTATCTATATTTACGCAGGATTTAGCCCTAAAGCTGTTATTTTCTATTATTACAGAAGATACGGCAAGCATCGAAACGTCATTCTCAACAGATGGAGTAATATGTCTATTTATTACAAAAGAGTATCTAGTTCCAAGCCCAAAGTTTGCGCCATTAAAGTCTATGATTTTAAATTCAGACTTAGACTTCATTATGTTCCATGGAGACAGATCGTTGTGATATATACCAAATCTATGCATTTGCTCTATGGGCTCTATGCAGAAATTAAACACATCAGAGGCCTTTTCATTTTCTATCTCTCTATATCTGTCCATTATTATTAGAGAGTGGGCACAAGGGAAAGAGGTTTTTATTAGATTTTTGTATATGTGTGGGAAACCTACTATGCCAGAGAGTCTTTTCAATATGTAGTGCTCATGCATTGATTCATAAAACTCAGCTAAATGCTGGTCATCCTTTAAGTTGAAAAATAGAAGCTTAGCGCAGTGTTTTTTTGTTTTATTTATACTGTAAACTGCTTTTTCGAACCCATAAGAACCCATAATGTCTTCAAAAAAAAGGTTTTTATGGTCCAAAATCTTATAACTATTTTCAATCATTCTACAGTCAAGTTAGAGATATTTTCGCCTGCAATTTTTAGTATGTTTTCTGGGCACTCTGTCTTTCTGAGACCATAAAGACATTTTATCATTTTTGCTTTTTCTTGACTAGATATTCTCCCACCTCTTACACTGACAGAAGGAAGCCCTAAAAGTTTTCTCCTATGATTAACTGTTGACTGAATAACAGATTTATGTGCACTTGAATTGTTACCCACCGACCAAAACAATATTATCTCGTCATCAGACACCTTGAGAGATCCAGTGCCATTCATTTGTTGATGAAGGCGTACTCTTTTTTGTGTAATATAAGCTGGCTTAATATAAGTACCTTTCTGTATAGCATAAGTCACTGCGAATGACCTTGTTGACTTATATCTATTTTGTATTTTCTTTAGAAGCCCTAGTATGGTTCTTGCCATTAGTTTCCACCCGTTTATTTTTTACTTTGTGAGGTTGCGTTCTTGTGTTCCAAAACACAGAACCGTCATTTTTCCCATATCCAGTGTCAGGCTCAGTCTCTTTAGTTTTTACAACTCTAAGACACTGGCTTATTAGTTTTCCATATTGTTTATTTTTAGATGTCTGCGGAAGATCCCACATTACTGAGGACATAAAAGACCGAACAGCCTCTACTAGTCCATCAACGGGATCCATTCTTTGAATCTTATACCTTAAATTCCTGAAGTGTTTACACGACTTACATATGTTTCCTCTTCCAGATCTATTTTTTGTCTGAATGCTCATCATGAACGGTGGGAAAAATTCTAAACAATCCGAACACTGTATCAACATAAGCTCTGATGCTATATCTATAGGTCCTCCACCCTTCCCTATTTCTAAGATTACATCTTTTGCTACCTGAGTATCTTTTCCGCTCTTTGCATAGTAAATAATAGCAGTTATTATATTAGATAACTGTTCTTGAGTAAGTACATTTTTCATTATACTCCAGTAGACCCAAGACCTCCGGCTCCCCTATCTGTGACATCTTCAAAGTATTCATTTCTTGTTACGTATTCAATATCGGCAATAGTAACCTTCTGTATCGTTAGCTGAGCGACACGTTCACCTTGAGATAGGTTAATATCCATATTACCAACGTTAGCGAGAATAAGTTTAATCTCACCACGGTAGTCGCTGTCAATTTTCCCAGGAGAATTGGCAATAATAAGCCCTCTAGCAGATTGACCGCTCTTCATGCTAAGAAGTCCCTCATATCCTTTTGGAATGATAATTCTAATTCCAGTCTCTATAATCTGAACTCTTCTAGGAAGAAGAGTTACAGCATTTCTAGACGCAATGTCTATTCCAGAAGATCCGTCAGTGTGGTATTTGGGGTCAGGAAGAAATTGTTCTTCCTTTAGAATCTTAATTGTAACGTTTGCAGTCATTTTTTTAAGTTAAGTGGAGCCCCCTCCCAGAATCGAACTGAGCTATCTAGTTTACAAAACTAGGGCATCGCCAACAATGCTTAAGGGGCGTGGCGGAGGAGGAGGGAGTCGAACCCCCATTACGCTATGACACGTTTAGCCGATTTCAAGTCGGTGTGCTACGCCAGTTGCCGCTCCTCCGAACCGTTATTGTATCAAAGTTCCAGACTTTACAACAAAACTTTCTTTTTCTAAAGATATCTTTTTATATGGATCAAATCTTCGTCCCTCTCCAATTGCGTGTATACCTACTGGGTTATTCGTAAGTAATGTAGTCAGGTGTGCAGTGTCAACAACTTCATGACTGTGACCATATATGCAGACATCAAAATAATTTAACAGTTCTTCGTTTATGTCTGCACAGAAAAAAGAGTTGAATCTAGAGTCTGGACCAGTTTTATACATATCATGAGTGCATCTGTAAGATGGCAGGAAATGCGACAAAAGAACCTTATGTTTATAATTACAAACTTCGTGTTTTCTGAACTGATCAATAGAGTTGCAGGCAATTTGGTGAAGCTCTCTAATTGAAGAAGCTCTAAATCTTGCATTCATGTATTTTATCTGTCTAAAATCCTGAATTCTAGAAACAATATCATACTCTTGAACTGGGTCTTTAAGTCCAGACCATAAGGTGGTTCCAAAAACAACTATGTTTTTATCAATAGAGCACGAGCTATTATTTAAAATTTTAATCCTTCCTTTATGGTTGGAAGAATTGAATTTCTTAATAATATGGTTAGTAGGCTCTATTCCTCTTTTGTAGTATTCGTGGTTTCCTGGGACAAAGATAAGCTTCCTGTATTTGTATTTCTTCTGAATGCTCTCTATGTACGGTATGCTTACTTTTATATCATTTGAGACGTCTCCGACTACAGCTAAAATGTCGGCAGATTTCTCGATAGAGAAGTCTCGCCGCTTTTTTCCTATAAACTCATTGTAGTCAACGTGAATATCAGAGATGTATTGGATGTCAGTCATGATTGATGGTAGTGGAGGACGGAGTCGAACCGACACTGTCAGGCTCCTAAAGCCTGTTTCTCTTCCATTTGGAATACTCCACCATTGCCAGTTGATTAATTATACCAAATTATATACAATCGTTTAGATGAAAGAGTCATTCATACAGATAGGGGCAGGAGCTGGAGATTTAGACCCGCGTGCAAATTATAGAGACGGGTTCACTGAAACTGTGAAAGGTATTCCACGAGACAAAATCGATAAAATAATTTTAGTTGAACCAAATCCAATAAATATTCCACTTCTGAAAGAGTGCTGGAAAGAGTATCCAGAGGCGGAAATTTATGAGATCGGGATAGTCCCAAAAGAATTTGGAGACAAAAACCTTATACTATATTATTGCCCAAGCGACGCCCCTCATTATCAGGTTGCGTCTATAAAAAAGGAGCATGTTAAAAAGCATTATGGAGAGAATTGTACACTAAAGGAATTCACTATAAAGACAAGGCACCTTGAAGAGTTCATTTCTGAAGCCGCCGGGTCCGCAAGTATTGGAATATTAGCTCTTGATATAGAAGGAATTGATGCTGAAGTTGTTCTAGAAATGAAATTTGGGTTCAATTTGAGATATCTATCATTTGAGGACACACACCTTGGAAATGACAAAGAGCGCGTAATTAAGCACTTATGTGATAGTGGTTTCAGGTATTCTGGCACTGGCCTTGACCACAGAGGGTTAGATTCTTTATATGTTAATGAAAAGTGTGATAAGAAAAATTTGCTTATAATACGATAAATTTGTGGATTGTTAGTTATTAAATAGTAAACTGCTTCTATGAGGTTCACAAACAACTGGTTTGACTGCAGCGCGAATAATTTTATTAAGTTCCTGTCGCCACATAAAGGTGAGCCTGGTATTAAATATTTAGAAATAGGGTCTTATGAGGGCAGGAGCGCTCTAAGCATTGCTGATCATATACTTACTGGATTAGGTAGTGAGATTCATTGCGTAGACACATTTGAAGGTTCAATCGAGCACACAGAAAAACAAAAGGATTCTCTATATGATAGGTTTATGAATAACCTAAAAGGCTCAGGCATTAAAAACGTTACTGTTCACAAGATGACTAGTAGAGAGTACTGGATGAACAATAATGAGATGTTCGATTTTATATATATAGATGGAGACCACAATTCGTGTACAGTAATAGAGGACGCAATGTGTGCATGGCAGAGAATAAAGCCAGGAGGCGTAATAGCGTTTCATGATTACGAAGGAGGCGGCGAGCCAATATGCACACCAAAGCCAGCGATTGATTTCTTTTTGCTGTCACATTATGGCAAGTATGATTTGCTGCTGAAGGGATACCAGGTTTGGGTAAGAAGGAAAATTCTATAGGTCTATAAAGACAACGTCTTTGCCTTGATTAAGGCTAATATTAAGAATCTTGTAAGCTCTATGTCGATTGCGTCTATTTATAAAGACAACAACAGAAAGGTTAAGTAAAATGGAAGAGAATGGCTCATAATGAGAAGGAGCTGTTGGTGGCCTTATCTTAAAAAGTGTGAAATGTTTGTTGCAGGAGTGTTTTACCACAAAAAATCTTAAACTGTAGGCATTTAATAGTTCTTTATATGAACTGGCATAGACAAATATGTCGCACTGTGACATGAGGATTCTGTATGATAAAACCATATTATGGTTTCTTTCTGAACATGCTTCGCCAAGTCCTGTAATAAGACGAATTCCTTTATTACAGACGTTGAAATCATGGAGATATTTTAGTAGAGTGGCAGTCATTATTTTCATTCGAAGTTACGAAAAATAATAGATATATTTTTATATAGGCAGACTATTTCTGTATACAGAGTCAGTCGTAAAGTGATCAATGTTTACGCAAAGTCTGTTTCTGCACGTAAGGTATATAAATCTGTATTTCTTTCTATTGTCCCACCAGTTAAACTTTTCAGCAACAGCATGACGAACAGGTCCGTTTCTTATTGCTTTAGCTGTGCAAGATGGAGACCCATGTGTAAGGCTTCCAGTCCAAATAAGACATTTGCCATCTTTCTTTGTATGTCTTTTCATCATATCTTCGAACGACATAACTTTTAAATGTCGTCCGTCTATCTTTTCTATCTCAAGAGCCTTCTTCTTTTGATAATAAGCCCTATCATTTCTCTTTTTAGCATAGGATTCTCTGCACTCAGGACAAAGCCTAAGATTTCTCCTATTAAATGATGCGCTCGTATACTTCTTTTTGCACCCGATTGTTGTACAGTCATGATATGAAATAAGTTCAGAACCTTTTTCTTTGTTGTTTGTGCAAACAATACACAAGTCATCTTCTACAATATATCTAGTTAGTCGGCATCCTTCGCAATATCCAATTTTAAGATCTGGCTTGACTTCAAGTTCTTCGGTCATGATTTCTTATTGTTGGTGGTATGTGGGCCGGGACTCGAACCCGGACTAAGAGATTCAAAATATCTGGTGCTGACCAATTACACTACTCACATTTAGTTTGGTAAGGTGGTAGGGGTGGTCGGATTCGAACCGACACTGTACGAATCTTAAGTTCGTTGCCTGCTGCCAATTGGGCTACACCCCCAGTAAACTAAGCCCTCTTCTTTAAACCACTATATGTATCTTTATTTATATATCTAACCATCTCGTTCCAAAGGATAATTCTTAATGTTTGATCTCTCATAACGCCTCCAGTCTCAGAATTAGTCCAAGGAGTTTCATCAAATGGTTTAGCAGGTTTACGTATTAATGACCAGTAACGATTAGTATAAACTAAATTTTTCATTAATATCCTTTTATATGTTACTTCTACTTCAATTTCGAGTAAAGATGACGTTTCCCCTACAGAAGCCTTAGTTACTTTAGTTACTTTATAAGACGTCTTCATTGTGCGGATATTTTTCTTATGTCTTCAAAAGACTGATCTACAAGAAGCCTTCCGTTTTGGTAAACAGTAACAAGCTGTGCGTCCATGTCAGGGATGCCTTCTCTTCCGGTTTGGTATTTTCCTTGAACTTTGTAAAGCTCAAGACGTCCCTTTTTCGAGTTCTTGCTCTGGTCACTATGTGGGCGCTTGAAGACGTCGAAACCTTTACCATCACGCTCAGTGTAGCTTGCCTTAAAGGCGAACCTTTGAGTGTCACGATCAACCTTTTGAAGAAGTCCACCACCCATCCCAAATGACCAGTTCTCAATAGCAAACCCTTTAAGCGTCATCTCTCTAATGAACTCACGTATGCTATCGAAATTCATTCCATCTCCTTGAATAATCCTTATGTAAGGAGGAAGCACTTTATGGCCCGTTGGGTTTTTTGTGTACCCAAACTTATTCATGAGAGCTTCTACGATAAAGGTGTTCACTTCAGTGATATGTCCGCTGTCAGGTCTAATTACAACACGACCGTCTCTAGCTTTCACTTGCTCAGCGAGCTCACCACACCAGAAGTCAGAAACAGCTTTCTTGATGTCCCACGAGTCAGAGACTATAGAGACAATACCTTTCGGGTAAACATTTAGCATGTTCTTGAAGGCCTCAAGCTCTCCGTGCTCACCCCAAGAGGTCATGGTCGAGTGTTCAGACGCTGGAACGCTGTATCCAGCTACCTGCTCTCCGTAGTAATCTTTTAGAAGCTTTAAGGCCGGAAGATTGTCAGTTCCACGAAAGTTCACTAAGTGAGAAGCTCCTCCAATCCCTGCGGCTTCCATCGTAGTAGCGCCACGACATCCAAAGTCATGAAGCATAAACATTAGAGTATCCTCTATGTTTACGCACCCAGTCGACTTCAATGCATCTCTAAGGATCTTTTTGATGTAGTACGACTGCGTTCCGACGGTAGAACTGTACCACGACTGCACCAGGAGAGTTTCCAGGAAGCTGGTAAGCCAGAAGCACTTAGGATCGGTATTCTCTACCGTCATAAGAACGTTGCTCTGTGGGATCACTGAGCCCTCTGGTACGGCCATTATTCTTACTGGAAGTTGTCCACCATGGTTTTTCAATATATGCTTCCAGCCTTTAATATTAAAATGTGAATCATCTCCGAAATGTCCCTTAGACATATCAGAAGCTTCTTGTATTTCAACTTCTGTTACTACTTGCCCAAGCATGTAACGTTTTAGAATATACTGTAGTCCAAAGAAAAGAGTGTTTGGGAACTTAGCTCCTTGCCTTGATTCGAAATAAGAGTAAATCTTTGTAGTACCATGAGGGTATTGTTTGTCGTGAGTAAGCTTATAGCTGTCACTAAACAGTATGATGTTGTCTTTCATCGAACTTATTGGCGTATGATTGAATTAAGCACAAGCTTAACTATTGGTTTATGCTGGTCTATAATCAAATTATCTAAATCCTCAAGCTTAAATAGTCCAGCATCGCAAATATCGTCATCGGCATACGGCTTTCCAAAAGAAAAATCAAATACAAAAACTGAAGACATTATTTTATCTTCCTCTTTCCTGTATCTCCAGTCTGTAGTTAAAAAGCTTCCAACATATCTTCCTGGAGGATGCACACCAATCCCTTTAACCTCTTCGCTTAGTTCTCTTGCGGCAGCGGATTCAAGGCTTTTATCTGTAGGAGAAACGAATCCTCCCGGAAACCTCCATTTATCTTTAGGGTCTGTGTGTTTTTTGCAAAGAACAATGCTGTTATTATTCACATCAATTACTGCACAATCTACAGCTTGATACGCAACAGCATATCTTTGGAAAGAAGAATAAATAACGCCGCGTCTAAATTCAGAAGAAGATCTTACTTCATTAGAAACAAAATCTCTCATTTCTGTTCCAGAAATCTTGTAAGAATCCTCTAGCTCAACAACAGTGTGTTTCCCTTTGTAATGAGAAATGAAGCTATCCCTTGAACCGTATAGAGTGACAGAAAGGTTCCCGCCAACTATTTCTCTAATCTTATTGTCAAGCTGATTGCTCCAGTCTTCATCAGATGGCATATCGATAACGTGTGAAACATAAATGTTTGGATATTCATAAATAAGCATTTGCTGACGAGTTAGAAAATCTAGTGGATTTTGTCTTGTACCAAAAATATCAGGTGCTGACCCAATAAAAATAACTACCTTTCTATGTCTTACAAGGGCAGAGTCAATGATTTCTTTATGTCCGTCATGTAGTTCATGTACTTGAAATCTTCCAATAATCACCCCTACGTCAGTTTTTGGAATTTTGACTTTCATGATTATCTATTTTTAATTAGTTTAGCAATCAAGATTGGCCAAAATATGACTAATATGATTTCTTTTCTCATTCCAGACTCATATATTCTCTCTTCTTCTCCTTCATCATTAATAACTTTCTTTGTTACTCTGGAGTCCACATCAAATAAGAAATTGAGACTTACATTAAAAATCATTCCTAGTGCAATATAAACAATCAAAATCAGAAGTAGGGTTGCCATTTTGTATGGGTTGGTATTGGTTGGTATTGGCACACGGTTAAGTACGCCCAATGCTCAGACAGACCGAATAATCTCTTCAGCGTATTTGGTCTTAATTGCCAGCTTGCTTTTCTCTACCCACATATGCTCAATTTCCTCGTATTCCACCAAGAACCAGTTGGTACCAATGTAACTAAGGTAAAGACGGTCTCTGTTGAGTGCGTAAGAAGTTACTGGATCCTTCTCAGGCTTTTTACGATTCTTGCATCGAAGGTTGCCGTAGTAGTCGATATCGGGACATTCAAGAAGAATGCCTTCTTCGTCCGTGTAGAAGCTAGATCGGTAAAAAGCCCTTTTACCATTAATAATACGGTAGTTCACGTATCTCTTAACGTGCTCCCTAAGATGAAAGCCACGAATGCTTCGGTTGCTGCAGGATTCGCAAATTTCCTTCCAAACATCATCCCACTTCCTTCCACAGTTATTTTCCAAGAACCTGTAAAGAGGCGTGAGTCTGTCTGCCATACCTTTTTTGGAACTCAAGCCGCATGAGTAAGGAAAACGCATGCCTTCTTTGGTGAAGTTGAATGCATCTTCGTCGTAATCCACAGAACGAATTTTCTTTCTGCGAACCATTTTGTACCCGCCGTATCCGTAGACGCGGCCAGTATCGATGATCACGTGTTTCATGTCTTGTCTCATGTTACCTCAAATTACTGTAATCATGTGTACCTCCTTTGTTTGAGTTAATGGAAAGCGGGACGGATTTTGTTCCAGGCTCCGTCCCTATTTTACCTTCTTCTTGACCAGCACTAAAATTGACTGAGAGATTGGTGGGGGAGGTGGGACTTGAACCCACGACCAACGAATTCACATTTGTGTTGGTTTCCCAACTCTGTGGACTATTTCACACCCGTCGACTTTACGTTACGGGCCGGGTTGTTATTTCCGGTAATTAAGAAGACTGTACTTCTCCGGTAGTCTCTGAACCTTCAAGCGGTGTACCGCAAGATTGGCTGCAGATTGCCATTTCCGATAAGTTATAAGAAGTCATCCATTTTTTTATGGCTGCATGACTTACTCCAAACATTTTCCCAACTTTGTTGAACGAGTTTTCATTAAGAAGATTTGTAAGTTCCTCTCTTGATGGACGATCAACTTTTCTGGAATGTATCCTGTAGCACTGAACGGAGCAGAACTCTCTCTGTCTTCGCTGCAATGTAGACCCACAGTGACACCTTTCTGTTACCTTATCGACTTTAGGTTTCCTGCAATTAAACCCGATCCCAACGGATCTTTCGAGTCCATTGGCACCTAGCTGATGAGTTCGCTGCTCTAAACCAACTGAGCTACACCCCCATTTTTATTTAAGGGAATGGCACGGGGTTTATCCGTAATTATTAGCCTACTTGGTTTGATTTTTCTAGAATATTACAAACGGTTCGCTATCTAACTGATTATCTAGTAATCACGCATTCTTTTTTGGTACTCACATGTGGATTTGAACCACAGACATCCACCTTATCAGGATGGCGCTCTTACCGGGCTGAGCTATGTGAGTTTGTTTTAAAATCTTGCTATAGGATCTCTACAAGTGTCACAACATCCCCTCACCGACCCAGTTCCGGAACTAATCGTTTAGTTGGGTATGATTCTATTACCTGAGTCTCCTCTATAGCAAGACTGCTCTGGAGCTGTATTATAATACAGCAATTGATTGGTACCCTCTGCGGGAATTGAACCCAGCATCAGCTCCTTGAAAGGGAGCTATCCTGACCGTTAGAAGAAGAGGGCATTGCGTCCCCAGCATGAGTCGAACATGCGACCTACGATTTAGGAAACCGTCGCTCTATCCAACTGAGCTATGAGGACATTTAATTAGTGAGACCAGCAGGGATCGAACCTGCGACATTCTGGTTAAGAGCCAGATACTCTACCAACTGAGTTATGGTCCCTGTACTATCGGCTGGACTCGAACCAGCAACCTTTCGCATATGAAACGAATGCTCTATCCGGTTGAGCTACGATAGCGTACTGTTAAAACTAACAGAAATGTAGTTGAGGAGGAGGCAGTTTAATGCCTCCCCCTATCAACTAGGCGTATCCATGTTCCTTCATGGAAGCAAGTACGCCTTCTAGCGATTCGTCAATCATTTCGATCATCTCTTCAATGTCTTGATTGCAAAGATCAGAGTAAAGAACCCAAAGCGCTGAACCCTTAAGGTTGCTATCATGCAAAGTCTCAATCAGATCTTCTCTTTCGTGCCTTAAAAGTTGTGCTATTACTGTTATTGCACCAGGGTTACCAAGAGAGATGTCATAGAGCTCATTTTCCGAGTATCCACTCACTGAGGCCCGAATCGCTCGATTCCAATACCGGCGTTGTAATCTACAGACTGTATTGAGTAGCTATCTACGTACGATTGGCTCAAGAACGTAACCCCTGTTGGATCCCAAGTAACATTCTCTCCTCGTGCCCTAGCAATGCTGGTGAGTTGTGCGTATACGACATTACGTGATGATCCTATCATGATTCTAACACGGTACTCATTATCCATTACGCTAATCTTAATGAAGTCACGTCCGCCTCCAGCAGCGACTCCTGACGGTTCATCAGTAAGGTAGAATCGAATTCCACAGTTGTATGGTGCCATGCTTGGTGCAGACATGAACGATACAGAAGAAGGATCTTCATTAATTAAAGAACCGTGCTCAGAGATTTTAGTGTCTTCGCATGAAGTGTCATACGTTATATCCATTCGAATCTTCCAGATGTTTGAATCGTATGCCTGGAATGTGGCAGTTCGACCGAAGGCGTTTCCTTTGATTTTTCCTTTGAGCTCTGCCTTGCTCTCGACGTAAGCGTTCACTAGAATAACGTTCTGCTCAGCCTTCCAAGCACCATCTTTTCCTTCAGGAACAATAACGATGATTGAATCACCGCCAAGAGTCTGTTTGTCTTTTGTTACGGCAGACCACGTGATCTTGTACGTGCCAGCCTTTTTCGGATCTCCATGTATGGCGGTAGTTGCTCCACCCAACGTTTTGTCTTTTTCTTGTGCTGTCGCCTGAGACGAGAACATCGTCGCGGCAAAGGTAAGAAGTAAGAAGTAGTACTTTTTCATGTGGTTTCCCTATGGTTACGTAAAGCGAAATGCCTTACGTGTTCATCTAAAAGATGAAGTGGCTCCACGGATCGGACTCGAACCGACGACCATCTGATTAACAGTCAGACGCTCTGACCAACTGAGCTACCGTGGAAATTCCATCTACGTATTTATTCCATAAAAATCATAAAAATATAATTGGTAGGCGTTGAGGGACTCGAACCCACGACATCCTCCATGTAAAGGAGGTACTCTAACCGACTGAGCTAAACGCCTAATGTTATTTCTTTTTTTTACTTTCTTTTTTTATTTATTAGTCGAATTTATCATTTCCATTACACTGAAACTTCCATGTCTTGTTATTTTGTCTTCCGGAACTCTATGATAACTACCGACATATAGAGAATATGATGCGGAAGAGTTACAAGAAGAATAGAAATACTTACCAAGGCAGTCTTTCTTTTGATCTATTCTGCGCTGCATTTGGTTAGGAAGTATAATACAAAAAGAGCTAAATTGCTCTAAGTTTTTCCTTATAAATATCTCTGGACTGTATGTACAACAAAATCCATCAAACTCGACACCTTCAACGTCAACAGGCTCAGTTCCTAATGTAAATACCTTGACTGAACTGCTCCTGCACGAAGACAAGTCTTTAATGAACTTATTTTCGACAGACACTAAAGGAGTGAAGAGTACAAACGAATGTATAACTATAGCTGTCTTCATATGGTCTTATACCAAGCATTCAGTTAGTTTTCAAAGCCGACAAAAGACGGTTGCCAGAAATTCCCCTTATCTTTGAATGCTTTAACTGCGGACAAGTAGGCTGATTTGCCTATATATTTATTCTTATTTTTAAAGATTTCTTCTCTTTGAGATCTTGAGAATCCAGTACCAACACGACCGATGACCTCTCCATCTGGAGACAAAGAGTATTCTAAAGATCCCATACTTCCTTTTGGTTTCCCATGCTTATCGATCTCCTCAATAATACCCCTAACATACACAGGGTACTCATCTCTAAACTTAAGCTTCATAGGAGTCTTCTTTCCTTCCTCATGCACTATAATGCCCTCATGAGTTTGCCCATGTTGTTTATTTTTAATAGAAGAGTACAGAGCCCTCTTTTGCTCTTCTGTGTATGCGAATTCAGGAAGCTCTAATTGTGGCATTTTCTTCACTAGATCTTGAAGTATCGCAATCCTTCCCTTAAAGCTAGAGGCTAATGCTCCGCCGTCCATATTATAAACATCAAATGGAGACATCTTTAGTGATCCAAGTTCTTGCTGCTTAGACCGGCTCTTCATTACGCTGGAGTTTAGAATCCCGCCTATTTGATGTAGCTCTAGCGGAGCACCTTTTTTGTCTTTACCCCAAATCTCTCCACGTACGATCATCTTCTTTACATCTTTAGGTACCTTAGTCCTATAAAGATCTTCAAGCTTATGTGTATGTTCAATCAGTCCAGACTTAGCCCTTGCAGGATCTCTATATGAGAAAAGCCTTGGATGCTTACCAGGGTCAAGCACCATTAAATTGTGCGCGCCGTCAATTTTAGAAGAAAAAATCTGCCTTGGATTGTTAAATTCAACATCATCTATAAGTTTATATTTTGGCTTTACATTAGAAATATTATATTTATCTTTAGTTGGAGTAATGTTTTTCAGGTACCACCCCTTATCATATCTCTTATCTTTTACTAGTATGAATTCTTCTGGGTACTTTTCATTATAAAGATTGAATCGTATATGGTTATCACCTGATCTTAAAATCTCAACATCAGAATCTATGACCTTCTTAATCTTTTCTCCGTCCCTTGTCTTTCCGTAAGTTGACCGTATTTCTCCTTCATAATTCATATATTCTTTTGTATGCGTTGGTTGCCTGAATACAATAATTCCAGGATCTCCAGGCTTCGGCATTTCTTTTTTAGTTGCCCAGCTGTGAGCAACGCCTGTATCAGGGTCTAACAGTCTAAGATCATAGTGGTCTCCAGCTCTTTTGGCTGGGTGTTTTTGTAATACAAACCGTGACATTTTAGGTATATCTGTCACGGAGACAGGGTCAAAATTTTTCCTGTCAGGAAGACCAGGAATGTCAGCATACTTAAACAAGTAGTCACCAAGCCTTGACACTTATGCATTTTATCATAAAAACCATAAAAAAATAATCTACAAGGAGGATATGACTAATGCAGTACAATCGCTTACATGCTCATATCCAGAGATTCCTCCTTCTTCAACTATTAAGATAAACGAATTATCGGAAGCAATCTTTTTCAACGCCTTTTTATATGATTCAGTGGCTTCTTTCATAAGCTGCTGCCATCTAGCTGTCCCCTCGACAATACCTTCTTTCTTTATAGTTTTATATGCTGGTATTTCTTCATAGATATCCTTAGATCTTATTGTGCCAACCTTATGGGCTTTACTTGCATCAAATGAGGAGGCGTCTCCATATCTAATTTCAGCGCGATCTAAGGTTACTCCGTCTTGTGGAGAAATTAAGGCAAGTAGTAGTATAGGTATCATCTTGTATTATTAATGGTGGAGACGATGGGACTCAAACCCATAACTTCTACCTTGCAAAGATAGCACTCTATCAATTGAGTTACGTCCCCAAGTGGTCTCCGCAGCAGGATTCGAACCTGCGGTCCTCTGCTACCCAAGAGCAGCGCTCTACCATGCTGAGCTATGCGGAGATTAAAGTGGAGTGGCCGAAGAGACTCGAACTCTCGACATTCTCCTTGGAAGGGAGAAGCTCTACCAACTGAGCTACGGCCACATTGCAATTATAGCATAAACTTATTTATCATACTTCTTTTTTAATCTTTCTAGCGTTTCAAGATCTCTATTTCTAGCTCGCTCTTTTGCTAATTTAGAGCTCTTTTTATTATTCTCTATTTTCTTTCTGTTTGACTCTAATCGTTTCTCGAAATCTTCGTCCGATTCTTCCACTACTCCGCAGATAGTAACTACGGATTTAAAGGTCAAAAAGTCGTTTTCTTCATAATATTTGTTCCGCTCTAAGCTAGATCTAATAGTTATAGTCGGAGTTATACCCTCTTTCTCTAACATCTCGATAGTCTGTTTGAGTATTATTTTAACATTATCTTTTGTAGAGGAAGAGTAATATCTTGACAATAAAGTTAATGAAGTGACTTCCATAGTCGAACAAAACGCTTCTTTTAAAAAACGACTAAAGGGTTTTTCGTTTATCAATAAATCCTTGCTTATCTCGACATCTTCTCCTTTAAATTCCTCATCAAGACGTGAATCTAGTATAGTATATACTGAAAAATATCTGACACGTCCCTTAGAATCAGTAGTTGAATCATCAATCCTTCTACTTAGATAGTGTCTAAATTTTTTATTAAGCTCTTTACTGTCTTGCTTTTCCATTGGTCCTCTCTGTTGCATAATGGTTACACTATCTTATATCTTCTTCTACTATGTAAAAATATATCTTACCGTCTTTTGTGAACACTGGAACTTCTTCTTCAGATTCCTGCCACATTTTAATATAATCTTCAGCCTTTCCCCTAGATAGGAATGATCGCATATAGTCATGTTTTCCAGGACTCTGCTCACTAAATACAACAAATATTTTAACCATTTAGTCCTGACTTCAGCCTCTCAACTTCCTCAAGAGCGTCTTTTGATTGCTGAAGAAGGCGTTTGATTTTAGATTTATTATGCGACAAAAACAGGTTTTTCTTTTTAATCTCTATATCATTTTTTAACTGTTCTTCTTTTTCGGTCTCCTCACGTTCTGCCTTCATTACAACACTAATACAGACTATGGGTTTGTAATCATAATCGAAAGAAACTTCAATGTGTAAATATGATGTAATATACGAATCCTTATTCTCTACAGCAAAGGACTTAATCCTCTTATTGGCAATAAGGCATTCTCTGTCAGTACATTTGGTCCCAACCATTCTTGCATTACTTTTAAGAAATTCAGAAATCTTATCAAATAAGACCTCTTTACTGATTCCGCGATCATCCAGTGCAAAATCAAGTTCAGCGCCTGCGAGTGCATTATAAGGACTAAATTCTTTAACAAGGTAGCTGTTAAACTTTATCACTTTATTTTTCATGCCTTTTCCACATACTTCTTTTCTAACATAGAGATCTTGGATGTTTTTGAAATAGAAAAGTCGACTTCATAACTGAATACAAAAACCTGTAATATCCTTCTGATAGTCCCTCTAGAATCTTCATCATTGATTACGCATTCGTCTCGCATCTTCTTTCTCCTTCTCTGTTGTTTTTATTTTTTCAAGAGCCACAGACAAAGCGTCAACGGCTCTAGGAGTTCTTAGTAGTTGAGCCATATCAACACCGGTTGATTTTAGCTCTTCTCCATATTTCGATGCATGGCAATTTATTCCTCCTTGAAGTTTGAATCGATAATCAATCCACCCCATATACCAGAACCAGTCTGTGTAATACAAGAAGGAGTCCTCATTAAAAGCTCTCACGTGTGTAGGATCTCTCCACGCATTTATAGATAGATCATATGGGACAGTGATTTTCATAACTCCGCCAACTTTAAGCAAAGACAGGCAATTAGTCATAGCCGTAACCAAATCTGGTATATGCTCAAGCACGTCTTCAGCAAGAATCTCTTCATAAAATCCAACGCCGAGAGTCCCCGCATAATAATCCACTTTTTCATCACAGTTACCTATCATTTCGAAAAACTCTTTATAGACCAAATCTTCTATTGAGATATCCGCAACAAGATCAGGATTTGTTCCTTCATCTATATCTATATTTAAATATCCAGGTAGTTTACTTTTGCCGCTTCCAATGTTAATCTTATTTGGAGCGCCTTCTTTGCCGAGACGGATGTGGCTCATTTATTTGACTACCAACGCGAGAGTTTTGTCGTAAATCTCTTTATACAAATCCTTATTGTCTTTAAGAAGCTGAATGGTTTTAGGTCTTCCCTGTCCAAGCTTTATTTCTTCTTCTCCTTTGATATAGTATATCCAAGCGCCTCTTATATCTATTACGCCTACAGAGCTTGCGTTATCTAAAAGATCCGACTCAACTGAAAAACCAGATGCGAAGTCGAGAATCGCCACAGTTTCAAGATATGGAGTAGACGTCTTATTCTTAATATTCTTTATTTTTACCTTAATTCCTACCGGAATTGCGTTTTCCAGAATTGTCTCAACCTTAGTAGTTTTGATTCTTACAGAAGAATAGAATCTAAGTGCTCTTCCTCCAGGAGTAACCTCGCTTGGACCGAACGGATTCATTGTCTCCCTTACTTGATTTATAAAAATAACAGAAGCATTTGAGTCGCTAAGCTTTGGGACCATCTTTCTTATTATCTGACCCATTAGCCTAGCAGCTAGGCCCATATGGGCATCTCCAATATCTCCCTCAATCTCCGCTCGTGGGACCAATGACGGCACGCTATCAATGACGATAAGTCCTATATCCTTATGCCCAAGCATAGCTTCTGCGATCTCTCCTGCCTCCTCACCTGAGTGAGGCCTAGAAAAGACAAAGAGTGGATCGTCAATGGACAATCCAAAGGCATTAAGATAAGAGACGTTTAGCCCATGCTCTGCATCTATATAGCAAACATGTTCACCGGCCGATGTTACAGCTTTAGCGAACTGAAGAGCTAGACCTGTTTTTCCGCTAGATTCGTTTCCGAACAGTTCAATAATCTTTCTCTTCGGTAGTCCGTTGCCGCCAAAGATTTTATCTATAGAGATAAGCCCAGAAGAAACACGTTCACAGTCTTCTGTTGACCAGTCAAAGTGGTTTTTTCCATACTGCTTTTTAAGCTCTTCTATTGTTGCAGTTATAGGTTTGTCTTTCATTGACCTTAAAGTGTACACATGCAGAGATATTAAAACAACAAAAAAAAAGTCACAAGTGGGGTTCTTGTGACTTGTCGCTCAGGCGACTTAGATTCTGTCTAGAACCTTCTTAATCAATTCAGGATTGGTAAGATTGGTCTTAGGCTGAGGGAGCTCTTTGAGACCATCGAAACCAGTTATCCCGTAATGTATGTGATCACACCCGTTGCCGTCTGTTCCGAAGCACGTACTCTTGTCCTTTCCAGCGGAAAGAACATTGAACAGGATGCTGTTGTTGATTGGAGAGAAAGGGGCGTCAACACTCTTTTTCACTGCATCGAGAATCATGTCGTACATCTCACCCTTGTCAGTGTACTTAGAACTCCTTATGATCCTCCTTGCGAACTTGGGGATAGAACGCTTGGAGACGTACGTCTTGAAAGCGAACTCGCCCTCAATTGCCCAATCTGGCCCATCAACATTGTCGGATTTACGACATATGAAGTGACAGATGACAATTTCTTCGTTTGTCCTCGCCCAAAGGGAACATCTTTTTCCCTCTGTTCTGAGAAGAGTTTCATGATTAGGAGATGACCCAATAATCGGATCTCCCCTCATGTCGCAGACAACGTAAGTTTTGGTTGAATCAACGTCAACCTCTTGCGCTTCGGGGACGCGAATCGCAAGACTAACTCCTTGAACATGTTCGAAGAAAGAGCAGACCTCGTCTCTCGAAAAGACAGGATCTCCTCCATAGCCCCTCGCTGGCCCAAAGATTTTCTTTGCCTCGATGCTAAGCAGACTGTCGCGTTTCAGCTTCTTCCCGAGCCTGACGAAGGACGGGAACGACCCCTCAAGCTCTTCTGCTGAATCCCTAGGGAACTGAAGCTCAACAACTGGTATTTTGTATAAGACGTTTTCTGAATGCGCAGGGGAATCAAGATGATGTTTCTTAACCATTAGCCCAATGTTTTACAGATAGAGCGAAATTACTCCTTCTGTAAAGATTTATACCTTTTTTTACATAAAAATTAGTTGTTTGTTATATTTGGCATTCATGATAAAATAAATGCGATGTCATCTTCGTTTATTGCCGTATCGGCCGATGGTATTGTAAACTCTTTTCTGAGAGATCAAGGTTCATTATATGACCTTACAAGATCAGCCGCATTAGAGAACAGCCTTACACCAGATGAAATAGAACACCTTTCACAGGCTGTGAACAGAGAGGCTCAAGTCAGAATTTATGCAGAGAAAGGACCTTCTGGAGTATATGACTTTGAATTGGTTAAGGCCGCAGACGTTGTTAAGTCTCTCAATGAAGAGTACCCAGACGCATTCTTTGTAAAGACCGCCAGCAAGCCAGACAACGGAGTATATGGAGAGGTCAAGTTCGTTGGAGAGACTGAAAGTGTCTTTGCATATGAAAAAGAGAAATATTTGAGAATCGGACTTTCTAGGCTTAAAAACGTTGAAGAGGATTATCAGTTTGAGATTAACAAGATTGCTGGTGAAGTTGAAGACCTGTATCTTAAGATTAAGTCTCAAGTAAAGAATGCTCTGATTGACGACCCAAAGGGGTGCTCTGATTTGCTTAAGCAGGCTAATGAGATGGTGGGAGACGAGGGTGTTGAAATAATTTCTATGATAATTAAAGAGATTTCAGAATCAGACCCATACTTTAGCGCGATGCTCCCATCATCTATGATAGTAGACGGGAATCCTCTTGAATATGACAGGCTGGAAGGATCAGACGGTATTGTAAAGGGTCTTAATACTTTAGTAAGGCAGCATGATGGATTTGACTATCAGGGCGGCAACTTAATGAAAATACGAGAGCATATTAGGTATGTAGAAGAGGAGATTATAAGCGATATGAGTCAGGAGAAAATTGTTTGAGTAGATCGGCATTGATTAGAGATGCGATGCATAAGTCTGCGTCTTGTCAAATGATAAAGATGGGGCTAGATCCTGCGGCAATGCCAAAGCCTGTACCTGTAGGAACAAAGATAGTTAGAGATACTCTAAAGATGGGATGGGGTGGTGTGAAAGGAATAGGAAAAGCTCTACCAGGTTTTGGTAAGGCTTCACTCAAGGGATTTATGTCGCCGGTATGGGCTCCAATAGCATCAGGAGCCTTTACGCTTGGGAAAGGAGTTTTGGGCGCAAAGAGAACAAAGTATTACTAAAATGAATAAAACTGCAATACAACTTCGTAAGATACTGCATGAGGTGGCCCCAGCAATCGGCATACTTGGTACGGCAGCCCTAGTGTTTGATGGAATAGTTAGGCCAATGATAGATAAAAATAAGATGCGTGCAGAGCACTCATCTGCACTGAACATGATTAAGAAGAGCTATCCAGAGGAGAAGCATGAATTTGTTGATGCTGTTTTTGATATGATATCGAGGGCTACTCCAACTATTGCTGGTAATTATTTGATAGCCAAGACGCTTGTTGACCAACAAATGTCTCATATGGAGGCAATCTCTGGGTCTCACCCTGCTGGCGCCCAAATAAGCATACCCACGATATCTGAGGCGATAAACATGGAGAAGAGTACTGTTCAGAGTAACAGCTCATTAAGGCCAAGACCTGAGGGTATTGCAAAGAACATTCTTAGCTTAGCTATGCTTGGCAAGACGGTTGGTGGAGATGAATTCTTTGGAGGAAGGCAGGGCATTTAAAGAAAACACACATTAGTCCTCCATGTACCATACGATCATTTGTTACTAATGGAAAATAGAAGATTAACTGCATCATCATCATCAGGCAATGTGCCTGGTCAGGTGAAGATGTTCCTTGACAACATCAAGTCTGACGACAAGAGTGTTTATCTGTACATCCCAGCTGTAGCTGCAGGAGAATATTACGGACCCAACACATGGGGGGACTATTTTCCAGAAGAATCTTTAAAGAAGCATTACAAGTCATTTTATAACGCAAAAGTATACAGGGGACATAAGAACTCAGACCCAAAGAAGTCAATAGGAGATGTAGTTCTTTCTGTGTATAACGACAGCAGGCATAGAATAGAGCTTGTTGTTAAAGTGTTTAGGGATATAGCGAAAGACGTTGCAGACGCGGCAGATGTTGGCAAGCCGGTCGGATTTTCTATGGGATGCCGAGTTCCTTACGAGGTATGCTCGCACTGTAAGGGAAAGTTTTATAAAACATCTGATAGGTGCTCACATTTAAGAGACCATATGAACAAACACCTTGATGGGAAACTTGTTTATGCTGTTAACGAGCATCCGGACTTTTTCGATATATCGGAAACTCCAAAGCCTGCAGATAATACTATATGGCTAATAAAAAAGGTTGCTTCGTTAGAGTCAGGTGAAGAGGCGTCAGACGAGGACATTTCTCTGTCTCTAAGTGATCTTGCAGAGTTAGACATTTTGTCTCAGAGTATTAATAAAGAAGATATTGTTGCTATGTCTAGATACGGGTTAGAGGACTTTGTTAAGTCCGCCAGCAGCCTTGGACTGTACGTAAAGCCAGAAGAATTTCAGTATGTGTTTCTATCCTCTGCAGGAAGGTCTGGTCTTGCGGATACACTTTATGATTCAGGAGTAACATTTTGCGACTACAATACTCCTCTAATGAAAGTGGCGGACGGCCTATATGACATGCTTACGTCTAAAAACAAGCCAGAGGAGCATAGATTAAAATCGCGAGACATTCTTAAAGGGTACAACGGGAGGTTCATGCGCCCGGTGTTTGATAGAAAGACTGGCGAAGGTAGCATTAAATCTAACGATGCCGTCAACAATATTATGGGAGATATATCTAGTGCATATCTGGCATACAGAGGGAGTGAGACGTCGAAGGACCCAACATCTGAGGCAAACCAAGCATCTAACAATATTTTTAAATCTTCAAGCGCATCTTCTATCGCTATACCGGTTGCTGCAGGAATAGGTGCCAGCTACTTTGCTTCCGCAGACGCATGGAGGAGAGTTCGTCAAGGCAAGCCGGTGCCTGCGGTTGAAAAATTTATTGCTCAGAATCCAGCAATATCATCTCTTGTTATCGGCGGCGCGACCTGGAAAATCAACAAAAGGTTGTCTTCTGGTCTGTTTAAAAAGAAGCCGATAACCACAGCATCTGGAGCTCCAGCGGCTGCAAAGTAACATATATTTGACGGATTAACTAAAAGCAAGACAATAACGTAATGAGGCAGGGTAGCTCCTTGTCTCATATTCGTACAACCATAAAAAATAAAATGACATTCAACATTGACAACTTTATGGCCGTAGTGAAACAAGTAAAAGAGCTAAAGAAGCAAGCTGAAGCTGCGCCAATTGAGGCGGCAGCGGACGCGAGGGGACAGGCGATTGCCCAACAGGCTGCAGCTTCGCAAGTTGCCGCAGCTGGTAATGAGCAAGTGCAGGTTGCCGAAATGCTTGGCGGTTCAATGGGAGAGCAGCAAGCTCTTGCGGACGGGCAGAAGGAACTGGCTGATGGACAGAACCTTTTGGCTCAAGCCGCGCAGGAAATGGCAGTTGAAACTGTTATTAACCAGCCAACCAATGCAGAGACACTGCAAGCCAAAGTAGCTTCTGAAGACCGTATCGCGACAATCTTGGCGGCAGTCAAAGACGAGCTTGGAAAGCATGCTTCGGAAGAAGATGCAGACGAGCTTTATAAGACTGCGGAAGAGGCTGTTCAGTATGGTCGCTTGATGGCTCTTGGGTTCCTCGACGGCGTCCAAGAAATCCTCAACACCGACGGTGAAGGGGAGTAAGCAGCATGGCTGAAAGGCTAAACGAAATCCTAGTTAAACTAGGCCAAGACGACAGTGAGGAATCTTCGGCGCTTCTTGATAACATCAACAAGCTTTCAGAAGAAAATCCTGAATTTTTTAAAGCTTATGTAAGTAAGCTAGAGAAAAGTGCCGAAGAGGCCGATATGGCTTATATGGCTGGGGCTCAGTTTGCTAATCAGCTATTAAAACTAGCTGCAGTACGGCAGGACACTGATGGCGTTCCGGATGAGTTAGTCGAGAAGACTGCCTCCCGGCACGGTGTATCTCAGGCGGCGCATTTGTTTGCAGAGTTTGGTTCAGCGATTCTACGTATGAAGGGTAATTAGAAGTATTAGCTATGGCTACTACGCATGATCTTACATCGATGTTGAAAGAAGCGCAAGAGCTATTGACCTCCACAGGGGGGACAATACAGCGACTTAGAAATTCATTGGTGCAGGAGCGTGCGGAGAAAACAGAGCTTATATCTAAAATCGCCGCAATGTCACGCGAGTTTGAATTCCAAAAATTATTGGATGATATGATTGGCGAAGGCATCATAGGGTACGAATCAAAGAACGAAAAGCTAGAAGAAATGCTAAAGTCAGGATATGACCCGATTGTGTATCGGGAGGCTGTCAATATCGCTGCTGGTATGACTCAGCTTGGGAAGCTTAGCGACCAAGAAGAGTTAGAAAAAGATGCTGAGAACCCTTTAGATAGTGTTCTTATCAGCTTCATTCGAAACAAAAAACAATACTAATAAAAAAATAGGGAAACAATAATGGCTGTAACTAACGGAATGGGTGATTACGGAAGTCAGCAGACTGCCAATGGCGTCGTAGAATTGCTTTCCCCGCTTCAGATGGTATGGCGTCGTGGTATCGAGTGGGGCGGAACAGCTGCACTCTCAAGCGACGGCATCAGTGTAACGGTCACATCCACTAACCTTCCAAAGGAAGGCAACCTGGTTAGGATCAATTCAAGCGGGAAGGCGGTTTCTTTGACTGAAAATTTGGCAACTACTGACTCTGGAACGACTAGCCTTGCCCTTGTTTGGGTGGGGTATGAGGTATCAGATGCGGCGGCTTCGGACGTCATAACTGTTATCGATGCTCCGTGGTATCTCTTTGAGATATCATCGGAACGAGTTTCTGCGAGCTATGCATTAACAGCAGGCTTTCTAGTGTATTACGATGGCGCGGCGAACCTCTTCTATGGTGAGGAATTTACGGCTAGTGGTAAAACCAATAGCACGTATGGTTACCATTGCGGAGTTTCAGAAGGCGCAGCAACAAGGAATGGCTCAACGTACTTTAGAGTTCGTTGGAATCGTTCCACAAATATGGGGCAACTATAAGCTATGGAAAAAATCAGCAAAGAAGCATTGGCGGCTGCATTTGGAGAGATGCTCGACTCAGAAGGTGGCACCGACACGTTACGAGAAGCTGGCACGCAGTATGTGCGCCAGAAGATGCGTGAGGAGTCTTTCGTAAGAAAGATATTGCCAGCGGAAAAAGTCACAAAGCATGACCTGCAGCGCAACGTAAAAAATGATAGTCTAGAAAAGATCGTCGACCTGGAACCCAACTCAATGGCCGTAGCGGTTAACTTCCGCAGCGATACGATTGAGCAGTTCGTGGAAGGATCAAGATATGCTATTGCTTTCCATAACATCACAACTCCTGTCTATCATAAGACAGAAGAAGAGTTGCTGGCTTATGAGATGCCTGTAGTAGAAATCATCGAGCGCAACTCGGTGAAAGATGTTCAGGCGGCAGAAGACAGACAGTTTATTAAGTATATTGCGGCAGCACTAACTCGTTCAAACCAGTGGCATTCAGTTGCCTCTGCGGCAAGCGGTGGTGACCCGTATACAGGAGCAATGACAAGTGGTCGTTTCCTCACGCGTGCAATACGTGCGCTAGAGCAAAACAACCAACTCGTTGCAGATAAGCTGCTTATGTCAAAGTCGACCTACACTGATCTACTTGGACTAGGTACAGAACAATTGGGTGACGTTTTAAGAAGTGAAGTATTCCAAAACGGTTATATGACTGGTACCTTGTTTGGTAAGCAGTTCATCGTAACCCTTAAGGAGGACCTCGTTCCTTACGGCGCCATTATAGCGTTTACATCGCCCGAGTTTATGGGAAACTTCTACGTACTTGGAAACACCAAGTTCTGGATAGAGAAGAAGGCAAACCTTATTTCCTGGAGAACCTGGGAAACGGTCGGTCTTGGTATCGGTAACATAAAAGCTATCGGTGCTCTCTTCTGGAATGATGCGCAAACTAGCACGCTGTTTGGCCTACCAGCCCACGCGGCTATTACGACAGTATCAATGACGTCATCGGTGTCGGTATTCTAAGAATAAACAGAGTCAACAAGGTCGGGACCCGGTTTTGCTGGGTCCTGATTTTTTTGTATAATCTGGCATGTACAAGAACATAACAGACCAAGATGTAACTATCTGTGGTCATACAAAAGTGATAGTCCATCCAGGAGAGATTTACTACCCAGCAGCAGGAATGGAAAATCAGGTTTATTACCATGTATCAATGGGTCATCTTGCAGCTGCAGCATCTAAGAAAGAAAAGATAACTGCTGCACAGGTTGAAGTCGCCAAGGTGGCAGAAGAGGATGTAGTTGTTGAAGTAGTAGACAACTCTCTTGAAGTAGTAGACAACTCTCTTGAAGTAGAAGAAGATGAGATAGATGATCTCCCTTCAGAGTCTACCTTGTCAACTCCAAAGAATAAGCTTCGTAGGCAAAAGAGATCTTAATTGCGGCCGCATAAATTTTAGATATAATAAATAAACTCTATGGATAAATCCACTTTTGTTGCTTACGTGAGAGACCTTCTTCAGGACAGTCCTGAGTCGAATGCTCTTTTGAATGGTAGAGAGATGGGAGATAAGACTTTAAATGCATGCGCTGAGCTTGCCTTGGCCGACTTTAATGCAACTCCTCCTGTCATAACAGGATATGGTATAGGTGACTTCCCTGCGTACTCTATTCTTATTTATGGGACAATGATTGAGGCGTTAACAATGTCTGGTATCTTGGCGTCTAGAAATAAGATTAATTATAATGCTGGCGGTGTTCAGGTAGAAATAAATTCAAAGTCGACAGAATACATGAACTGGATATCATTACTTATGGGCAGATATCAACAGATGAAATCTCAATATAAACAAGCGCTGTCAATGAATAGTGCATATAGAGGAGTATCAAGCGAGTACCTCTTTGCTGGACTTGGCGACGCCGTTGGTGGATTAAGAAGCGACATCATAGATGCTATGAACTAACATGAAAACTACACAAGAACGAATTGAAGAGTTCCTTAGCGGTCTTCCAGCCGATAGACTTGAAAGGTTTGCAGAAGCACTCACTAAAGTAGAAGAAAACATAAAGTACGCGGAGCTTTCTGAAATAACAGGTCAAACTGTTGATCAGATAAAGTCAGCTGAGCTTATTAATGATCTTGTAATGGAAGGGTTCTATTCAGGGCTTGACGATATTATGGATTCAGGCGGACTGTCTTCATTGATTAAGGAGAACAAATAATGAATAACGGGATTAAACAGTACATACTTGACATTGACTCAGAAGCTATATTGTCTGCAAGGACTCAAGATGATAATTTTCTCAAGTTGGCTAGCTCTAAAAATGACAGTCTTGAGAAGGTAGCCTCTGAACTTGCAGAGGAGATATACCAAGAAATGAAGTCAGATGAAGACTTTAGGGATCATGTAATCTGTATATACAAGGAAGCTAAGATTTCTATGCCATCCATTAAGGCTGGATTTTCCAAGCACGGGCCTATGGCGCTTGCCGGCATTGCAGCGGCAGGGTCTGGATACGCAATAGGAAAGTCTAGATCAACAGATAAATCTGTTACTGGTCTAGCCAAAATGCTTGCAGCTGAGACCACGTCTGATATACAAACAGAACAAATTATGGGAAGGGAAATGATGAGGAATCGTAGCGCAATCCTGTCCTTGGCTAGAGCTCTTGATGGGCAAGTGGGCATAAAAAAGAAGGCTTCATGCACACTATCAAGCGCCGCATCTGTAGCTATGGCTGCGGCAAAGAATAAGAAAGTCATAAAAGCAGTGAAATAATGGATGATTAATGTCAAAGTATCATGGCTGACTCCAAAGTCGGTCAGCATAATATGGGAAGAAATTCCATCAGAAACGGCTGCTAGTTATAGCGGCCACTTTTATGTTGCACAGAGGTCTAATGCAAAGAACGGCGAATTCTATAACTTAGGCTCTCCTGTTCTTCCAAGCTCCACGTTAAGCCTTATAGACGCAGACCTTCCTACAGAAAATAGGAACGATGTGTTTTTTTATCGCATACAAAGAAGGGCTGCAAATGGCGACATATTAAAGACGTCCAGCGTAGAGAATCCTAGAAGGGAGCGTCCATATATTGCTTTAGAAATAATAAGAAGAACGAACCTTCTCCTTAGACGATTATCTGGTATACGTGCATTTCTTTTTACAAAGTCTTCTTCTGGAGAGAGATGTAGTTCATGCTGGGATCCAATAAAGGAAAGGAAGACCAAATCTCATTGTCCTATATGCCTAGGCGAAGATTATGTTGGTGGTTATTCTCAGGCAACTCCTATTCTTATTCTTCAGAACTCATCCTCTATATCTAAAGTGGTTGACATAACGGGATCAATGGAGAACATTGCTTCAAACTTTGTAACGTCTAACTATCCTCCAATAAAGCCAGGAGATTTAATAGTTCTTGACAGCTTTAGATTTTATCGAGTAGACAATGTATCTGCAATAAACTTTAGAGACGTAACCGTAGTTCAGGCTCTAGGCATGTCGTCTTTAGAGAAAGGAAGAGAGATAAGTAATTTAACAATACCAAGCTTTTCTGAGTTTGACGAAATGGATCTAATCCATAGGCAGTATGGAGGACTGTCAGGAGACACTCTTGACAAGACGATTGACAACAAGCTTGTTCATGGAGAGTTTTATATAGATAAAGAGGGGTACGCTAAGTGAAGAAGCTAAAGTCGGTAGATCAGCAAGAAAAGGTATACAAGTCATTTGATTTTGAATTCGTGTTTCGTGATAACTATAAAGAACTCCTTACTAAGGGCATAGAAGATAAATATGGCAAGAGAGCAAAGGTCGTGTGGTCTGGATTTTATCTTACAGTAGATTTGTCTGGTGGTAGCAAAAGTGACAGAAAGGAAATAGCTGATATTATGAGCGCTGTAGTAATGGAGGCGTATTCTAAAACGTCTAAGTACATTAGATTTAGAGAATTAGGAGAGACTGATGCCTGAAATCCACGATCCTGAACCTAAGGACCTGTATCCTTCATTCCCTATAAATGGGATGAAAGACATTATTTTGTCTTCCCTTAAGGGTTTTTACGCTAACCACAAAGAGTTCCCGTGGTCAAGCGATCAAAAAAAGTCAGCTATTGCAATATCAGACTCGTACCCGATAGATAGGGAAAACCATGACAGGTACCCTCTTATTGTAATAAAGAGAAACCCATTTCAGTTTAGGAATCGACATCTGAATCAATCCTTATATAATAATCTATCGGATAGGCAATCAAAAATGGACATTCTTTATGGTACTCTCGACGTGCTTTGTACCTCAACGGTGGGATTAGAGGCGGATAGAATAGCAGAAGAAGTATTCCTATTTCTTTGTTTTTACAGAGATCAAATAAGCATGAAAGGAATTTTTGACATTAGAAGCCTTGTGCTTGGGGAAGAGTCCATACAGAGAGCAGGATCAGATACAGACACAGTTACTGTGCCAGTTAGGGCGGTTATTGAAGTCCCTTACTCATGGGAAGTCCTAGAGTTTGGGTCGACATTGGAAGACATACTTGTGCGTGTAAGAGAATAAGTTATGGCAAGCAGACTAAATCAACCTGGAGTAGAAGTTCAACAACTTACAGACGAGCGTCGTCCAACCGTGTTTCGTCCAGTAATGGTGCCATGTATTTTTGGCATCCACAACAACATTCAGAAGAATCTGGATCTTGTATATCACGCTGATGGAGCTGCAAATTCGGGCGTTGTAATAGCTTCCGGATTGTCAACCGTAACGTCTCAGATAATTAGTTCTTCTTCTTTGTCAGTATACGCTGAGACAACACGTGGGCTTGCACCGCTGACTATTACAACTCACTACACGGCCAGTTTTGATATAGAACTTGGTGTGACAAACCTTATCACAATAAAGGATCCTATTGATATAACTAAGCAGCTAGTCTCTACAAATTCTTCGACATCGATAAACTCTCTATCTAGTGCAGGGACCAACTATGTAATCATAACGGACACAGGAGCAGACTTCTCTCAGGCAGGAATAAAGCCTGGAGATTTAATCACGATTGATTTCGCAACATCTGTTAGAAATTCTAGCGGAGCATTTACTGGGCAAGATCTAACTGTTGTTGAGGTGTCAGACAGCCAGAACCTTAAATCTGTGTGGAGTAACAACAATTCATCATGGGTAAGCGAATACAGCGTTTCATACGCTGCATGGACTCCGACTATGACAGATGTTAGCGGTCAGATACTTGTAAGTTATACGGGTAGGGTGATTAATGATGTAAATAAAATTGTAGAGATAATTAGTAATGAGGATGCTAGGAATCAGTTTGGTGTTCTTGAGCCTGAGAATCCTCTTGGATATCATGTATTGTCAGCTCTCTCAGCAACAGACAAGTCATTATATGCAATGCGTGTAGCTACAGATGACACAGCAGGATATGACTCAGCTCTTGACTCTATGAGGAACGAAGAAGACATTTACTTCGTAGTCCCAACTACGCAGTCTTCAACGGTGGCTTCATTATGTGAGGTGCACGTTGATTACATGAGTTTGCCTGAGAATAAGGCTGAGCGGGTGGCGTTCATTAACAGGACTGTTCCTGACTACGATGTAAAATTCAACCTTGACACTCCAATAGATATTTTGGAAGTTGGCCCCGCATCCACAGGACTGTCAATGAGCGACGCGGGATGGACATCAGGACTGCCATTCATAGTACCAGGAGACATTTGGAGGCCTAATGAGACAGTGATACTTTCAAATGGATCAGTAGTTAACAATTCAGATGTAAGATTGACTGTTATAGCAAAATCAGGAACAGTTGTTACTGTGTCCGGAGCAATAGCTTATTATAATGGTTTAGCTGCTCCTGCAACAACCGCCGTCGAAGGATTTTTTACAACCACAAACTACACCAAAGACAATAGAGCGAAGTATCTTTCAGCGCTTGGTGAGGCGTATGACAATAAGAGAATAATTAATGTTGTACCAGACAACTGCAAGATGTTCGTTTCTAGGATTAAGCAAAAGGCTCCTACTTGGGAGCTTTATGCTGAGAATGCAGAAGAAACAGTAAATGGAACAAATATATGCGCATCGTTAGCTGCGTATGCTTCTGCTGTTGCACCATCCAAGCCTCTAACTAACGAAATAGTCCCAGGCATCACAGATCTAATTGGGTCAAATGACATTATGACAAATGACCACTTAGACACTATTGCAGGAGGAGGAAACTGGATTCTTATTAGAACCAGAGGCGGTGGTATTTCAACAACGAGGCATCAACTAACGACAGCCGTCTCTGATGTGAACACAAGAGAATTCTCTGTGGTTAAGTCAATAGACTTCGCTGCTAAGACGTTTAGGGCTTATCTGAGGCCTCTTGTAGGAAAGAGCACCATAACCGACAATTTTATTAAGAAGGTTCTCAGGCCTGTCACATTCGCTGCTATGCATGCATTAATTGAAGGTGGGACAGTGTCCGGCAAGTCATCAGTCCTTAGCATTGTTCAAAACACTGACGATCCTACTAAAATAACGATTGAAGTTAAGATAGTTCCGCTGTACCCAGCTAACTACTTCGTAGTGAAAATTTACGTATAAAAAAAATGGCAACCTCCTCAGCATTCGACTTCGAGAACAACCAGGTTCAGCGCGAGCTTCTTGGCAGCAACTTTTTAAAGGGAGAGACCACTATAATTGCTGCTGGTCCTCCGTTTCTTAACTTTATGGGAATAACTAACAATATTAGTCCTGGATCTGGAGGAGAATCAAGAAGAACAGACGTCCCTTCCCCAGGTCGACCATACTTCGGAGCGGCCGATCTTGGCGGTGTACCAGTATTTCCAATAGGCGTTATTGAGAATGCCAACATTGTCCAACAGAGGCAGCTGAGAAGAATACCTGAAATTGGAAGCAAGAGGTTCCACTTCGTGTCTGGAAGAACTGCTGGTCAAATAACTATATCTAGAGTAATGTTTCACGGGCCTAACCTATTACGTGTATTGTATGCCTATATAAATCCAGATAGGTTTACTAATGCAAGCGGCTCAATTGGTGAGCTTCTTGGAAATAACGCTGATAGCCTATATTCTTCAGGCCTAGACAACGCAAAGATTCTATCTAATCCTGGTTACGCTGACTTCTTCGTAAACCTAGACTCTACTTTATTCGACTATCCATTCGGACTTATGTTCTATTTTGAAGACAACAAGAGAGAACCGTACGGCGCGTTCTACTGCGAAGAGGCGCACATCGCGGCTCACCAGATGAATATTGGAGCGTCAACTACCGTTATAGCTGAGGCCGTTACAATTCAGTATGACCAGCTCGTGCCTATTGATCTTGGCAACAACAGCCTATTTGGAAGAAGTAGCTAATTCTCTATTCAGAGATAGACCATAGTCTAACTCTCTTAATTGTATGAAGCTTTTTCCTTGCTTCTATCATGGCTCCCTGGTTTACAGTAATGCTAAACCTTGTTTGAAGTCCAGAGTGTATGAAGTTAGCAACACGAGTTTTGTTTGGGTCATCATTGCATACAACCCTAAAGATTATATTCTTGATGGGGAAATCATTACAACAAAACGATTTAGACTCTGAACCGATTAGACCTCTTTCGTAAGCCTCAATATCAGAGATTGAATGAAATATACTAGATCTTACCCTGTTAGGTCTTTTTAAAAAAATTGATATAGTAAGTATATCTCCGCTACATTCGCAGTAGCGGGACATTAAATCTGAAGTTTCAATCGACCCTACGAACAGGTCGTTTTGTTTTTCTTTTAGCAGTTCTTGGTTTGGAAACATCAAGAGATTCTACTATATTTGAGGACTCTGCTTCAACAACTTTTATGTGAATCATTTGCTCCATGTCATAAAACTGCTCGAACGGATTCTTTTTGCCTAGAATCGCATTACGAACGCCTGATCCAATAATACCTGCTATAGTGAAAACAGTAAAGACAATTGCCTTTTCTGCACACGGAAGAGGAGTAACTGGACGATTAAGGCTTTCTATGTATTTAGATGCGAGAGTTGGTCTATCTTCTGAACTCATCATGAAGAAGGAAGCTCCAGTAGAGCCCATTCTGGCATCAATAAGATAAGATGATTTTGATCCAGACCGAGAGAGAAAGACTGATCGTCTTGAATCTATTGAATCTAGAGCAAACACTAGAATGTCAGTTTCTCTATCCATGGACTGGTTTGCAAATTCAACTACCGGATTAATGATTAGTTCGTTTCCGCAGAAATATTTTAACTTTTCAGCAAGAGCTTCTGACTTTTGTTTACCTATGTCACTTTCAGTAAAGAACTGACTACCAAGGTTAGCCCTTTCAACGGTGTCCATATCTATAAGAGTTAGGTTGCTAATTCCCATCTTTGCAAGACAGAAGGCGGCATTGCTGCCTATTCCTCCGCATCCGACTACGGTTACGCTCCTGTCTTTGTAAAGCTCAGGATCAAATAATCCAAACTGTCTAGAGAATTTTTCTCTATTTACTTCTAGATCTTCCATTTTAACTTATCGACTTTGCTAGTTTAACTGGTTCATGCCTAACTATGCTTATAAGAGAGCTATTCTTTAATCCTATAGTCTTTATATATTTCAGAAGAGTATCTTCTGTCGAGCATTCATCCTCTACATCAGACAAGGGTATACCATTTTTCATTAAAGGAAGTAAGGAATAGGAAAAAGCGGCGATGCCTGTCAAATCTAATGATGACGCAGTTCCTCTAATTATAGACTCTATCGACTTTATAGTCTGAAGCATTATTGGCTCACTAATTACCTCTATTCGTTTAGATGCCGATGTTTTAGACATAAGTATCAAAACTTCTTCTGTGAACATTCCACATAGTGCGAATTTATATATTAATCTTTCTTCCTCAAGCGTAAAATTACCAATGCCTCTAATAGATTGGAAGGACACTTTTAATTTATCAAGCAGATGGTTGTCTGAGTCATACAAAGACCGAACTAAGTACTTAACAGAAATACTATCTTCTTGCTGCTTCTCTGTATCTCCAACAGAGAGGTATGAAGGAACAAAGATCTTTTTTGTTGAGTACAGAGCTTCTGTGCCAAACGATGCCGCAATGTCATACATCGAGAATGGAGCAGATACACGCGAAAAGGCATCCTTGTAGAACTCTTTTTCAACATTTGACTTTATGTTCTTAATATTACATGCACGGCCAGAATCTTTTGCTAAGTGTATATTTTCAGATATACTCTTTAATAGGTCATTTCCAGCAGAAGTTGCTTGTATTGATGGGAGTGCGGACAAAGGAGAGTCCATAATGTACAGCATTTCTTTATCTGGATTTGCCTGAAACATTGCCACAATCATTGAGGCTAAGTATTTGCCAACTGTTCCACTTTCAACAAACAGCATTCTCTCAAATGGAACATCTCCAGAGTAATAATTCCTAAGCGCCTCGACTAGTGCGTCTTTGCCGCTGCATTTCAGACCGTCTTTGTGTATAACAAACGATACAAGTTGCTGTAATGTGAACGTTTCGTAATTGTTTCTTAATTCATATGCCCGTGTCCGAAGTGACGGTAAAATGTACGTATCTTGATCGAAACCTTTCGCAACTTTAGGTTTTTCGAAATATCCTGGAAATAAATCTAAGTCCTCGTCTTGGGTTGGATTTACCCACGGAGTGGGAGGAGCGTAGCTCTTTTTTGTTACTTTCTCTTTTATCTCTTCTACCGTCTGATCGTCTAATTCGTCGATAATAGCGATAACAGGACACTCAATTGCGATCCTTATAGGACTAAATAGGTCTATTCTGCCAATTATCTCTTGCCTCTTGTTGAATACGCATGACAGAAAGAAACTTGAGTCTTCTCCAAGAGCTATAATTCCTTTTTCGTCTACGTCTGAGATGAACACTGGCATGTTTACGTGACTATGTCCCCAGTACCTTAGCCTAGGGTATATTGTCTTAGAGAACTCTTCAAATTTCCCTTCTTTTGTAAAAGACTCAATAAAGTCTGCAAACATTTCTTTTGTTACATTTACACTAGCACCGTCCACAAGTTGTGGCGGGATATAGAGCTTATCAACGACAAAAGTTTTCTTATCTTCTAATACATCTGCAGTTCCTAGCCAAGCTATTTCTGTGTCTACATGTTTAGTAATTGCCTGCTGCTTAATAAGCAAAGAGTTGCTCATTCTTATTGAGTAGCCCATTGAGGCCCCATCTTTTAAGCTTATGATAAACTTTTCATTTGACTTTATTTCAGTCTTCATTCTCGCCACAAATCGATGACAAAAAAATTAATTATATTTGTTTTAAATTTTCTAGCCGATTAACGGCTACAGACCAGCGTCGAAGTTAGGGGCCAACATCACGTGGGACCCCGGCTGGAGCTGTACGCTCTTGTCTGCGCGAGTCCCGTTAAGGAGAACGCTGTAGTTTACCTTGGTGCTGCCAGAAGCGGAGATTGCATCCTGCACGGTCATGCCGGGCTGGAACGGAACTCTCACTTGATCTTGGCCAGGCACCTGTACGATGATTTCATTTGCCATGTTGTATTTCCTTCTTGTAAGTTTGTTGGGATTACTGAAATATTAAATAGGACTAACATGTGATATTATTCCGTACAAAGTGAAAATTTTTAGTTAGAATCTTGGCTCAACGTCTCTAATTTCAAAGACGCCCAGGTTTACGTCTATCGGATCAGCTATAACTTGTTGATGTCTGTTTTCTACTTCATGCCAAGCATAGCCAACATAGTTGGCATCGCCGACTTGAGCATCGCCGACTTGAGCATCGCCGACTTGAGCATCGACGACTTGAGCCTGCTGATGCATCTCTATGAACCTAGCCAGAATAGGTTCATTAATATTCACGTTGAGTGGTTTTGGATACTGTTTGTTATATACATCCTTTAAGTCTTTTTCTAATTTCACAAGATCTGCATGGTTAAATAAGGATGACATCAAATCATTAATAGCAAATATTATCTCTGGCTCTTTCACCCCGTAGAAGAATGAATACTTAAGTGAAGCAGCAATCTCGGTTGTGTTGTCAATCCCTTCATCTGAGCAAAAGTCTGAAACATAATTAATTGCGCCAACAAGATTTTTAACATTAAAGAGAATACCGTTTGAGACAAACTTACCCATAGAGATTAGCTTACTAGACCTTATTTTTACAATGTCATTTTTAAGAGCGACAACCTTATTAGAAAAAGCGGCACTTGACAAAGTTTTACACCACAGTGAGCAAATTGTTTCGACAGAATAATATTGTTCAGGGTTGATATAGCCCGAATCTTTGTTGTAAGTGTTCATGACCTCTGACAATAAGCTCATCATAGAAAAGATGTCACCTGTTGCGCAATATGACTTAAGCGCTCCTTCGTACGATCCTAAGCAAACTTCGTTATCCACACTTACGTGTGGATGTCTAATAGTCTCCCTAAGCCCGTGATCAGGAATCTCAGCTCGTTCACCACATGAAGGCCCGGAAATCAAATCCGCATATGCACAAACTCTATTCGACTCAAGACTATATACGACCATTATATCGTAAAAACCGACACTAGTAGGAGATACTTGAACACTTATCATATCTGTTTGTGACGAGACTTTTTTTATAGCACACTTGATGGTTAATCTAAATTTAACCTGGTATGCCTGAGACAAAGAGATGAATTTTGAAATGTCACGATTGAGTAAATCAGTTACTGAGCATCTTTTGCTAATATAATTGTCAGAAGAATGATCTCTATTTGAGAGTCCACTACTAAATGGCGAGCATATAACATTTTTTTTGCTTTCATTTATTAGATATCCATTAGAGATTATAGAGAATTCTTCTAACTTACAGTTATTTGTATGTGAAAAATTATTACCTTTATATATAGAAGAGTCTACGCCGTCAATTATAGCTGCAGCCAATGAAGCACGCACTATCGCTCCATTTATATTTGCCACACTATGAGCATACGTTTGTTTATTATATCTAGAAATGTTCAGGTTATGAATAGCTGAACTGTTAGAAGAAATCAAATATGGTCTAGGAATAATATTAAAGCATTCCTTACTTACTATTACGCCATCGTACATCTTAAGTAGACGAATAAAACTCCTAATCTCCTCGGATGACACATAAAGAACAATGTTTGTTAAATATATCCCCTCTATTGACGAAACGAACTTCATAGTTATTGGTATTTTCTTTATTAAATAAAAATCATAAAACGCGTCATTAGATCTTTCAAATGGGAAAACTGTAATATCAAACGAATTCATTGGACCTGCACCAGATTTTATAGCAGAAGGAATTAGTGCATTGATGGTTAATGTTAATACACTTTTATATGAACCAACAGACCGCCTTGTCTTTATATTAACTGTCTTTATTGGCCTGCCATAGAGAATAGTTACTCGTTTACTTTTCAATGGCAAGGCATCGTTCTTTTTTGGAGACCAATGCAGTTCAGAAGTATTAACCACTGCGTGAAATAGTTTGTTAATATATGAAAGGTTGGTACGGCATGTAATTAATGCCAAGTCCTCTATTAGTGTTGCTAAATTATTACGTAGCTTTTTCTTTTCTTTCTGGTTGCTTATGGCTTTACTCCTAACTCTCCCATGCAGGTCGTGTAAAATTCACACATTGTCTTTTTACATAAGAAGGAGTTTGTATTATATGCGAATATCTCTGGGTTTGATATGCCGGCCTTAATGAAGCTAATTGCCCAGTTTATTTTTTTCTCTACAAAGCCAAGGTGAGCAGCAGTTACAGGCTCTTCTATTTGTATTACCTCAGGATCTCCTCGCTTCTTAAGAAGAGCAATATCATACCTTGTAGACTTACTGTTTATACCATTCTTGTTCGCTAAATAGGCATACGAAGTATTCTGCCATCTAGACTCTATATTTCCCCATCTTTTCCAGGCGGTCTTGTTGTCTATAACAACATTGGATGTGTCAATTGTGTCTATATATCCATGGAATGGGATCTCTAGAGAATCGTCAGAAAGATGCGCCTGGACGTGTGACGGCTCTACGCTAGGGAAGACTTCTCTGTTAAACAAGATAATTCCTTTATGACAGCTTGATTTTGCAGTGTCAATCTGTTCTCCCTTAGAGCCCTCATCATCAAATATGATTTCTCCACTTTGCTCATTTATATACGCTTCTGCGTAATCAGTTAGAACAGATACAGGCAAATCCTTTCCTTCTCTCTTTTTTGACCGGTAGTTAAAATCTAAAGTTTTATCGAAGGCTGACCCTACAAACATTTTAAAGCTATCCCTTGTTATGGGGCGTTGCTGTAAAATATATCTCTTGTAGAATAGCTGAGGGCAAATCTCAAGAGAGGAGATTGCCGAATACGACAACCTCCTCACAGGATACAAACTACCTTTTAGAGAGTTTCGTTCTTCAAATTCATTAGAAGGGTGGGTCATTGGCTGGGCGATAGGTGCCCTCTCCGTAAACTGGTCTACGTTGACCCTCTCCGTAAGCGGGACTACGTTGATTCTGCGGAGGATCATTATATCTAGGCTGAGATAGCTGAGCTTGTCCCTTATTCTGACTCTGATCTCTTGGATTAAGGTCTTCAAGCTGCCCAATTGCTCCAGGCGGGTGATGTTTCACATTATAAAACACTCCTCCGTCGTTACGTTGAGAGCCATGAGACACCTCAAGGTCAAGGATCTTGCCTTTCAGCTGATCAGTTTCAAGACCTCCATCCATGCCAATAGCGTCGCAAAGCTCGCGAAGCTTCCATCCGAATTTCTTAGTATTGTATGAGCAGAATAATGATCCTGCGTTTGTTCTATAACCTATCCTTACAGAGTAGCTTGCATCTGGTTTAACAGAGGCATTGCAATAGAATATCTCTGCTCTAAAGTTACCTTTCGGGTGTATGGGGTCTTTATCCCCTTTATTTTGTTGTTGTCCATCAGGACTATTCAGCGGAATTTTCATCTTTTCTTGTTGTTCGTTTTTTTGCTTTTGAAAGCATCTTTTGTAAGCTGTCTATGGCAAGTTTAATTGTTGCCTCTCTAGCAGCATACGGGATAGAGTTTATCATATAGGAGGCTTTAGTCATAATTGCAGCGACTATATAGTGCGGCAATATGGTTGTGTCCGTTGTGGATATTTTAAGGTTTTCAACATTACCACATTGAGGGCAAATCTTGTCTGCAAACTTAGAAATATTTCTAATATTAGACTGACCCATCTTAATATCTTGTATAGTCCTCTTTAGGTCTTCCTTTGTTATCCCAGCAGGATCCCTAGTTTTTACTGCTCTTGTGATGATTTCTTCTGGTATCCCAAGAGTGTCAGACAAGACGCCGTAGAATTTCTCTTCATATTTTGTAGCACTAAACATTCGTAGCCAGATCCTCTCAAGATTTGAAACTGTTGACGCTATATTTATAGATCCAAAATCTGTTGAGTCGACCTTGTCTTTTATAATTCGCTTTATTTCTATAATACATCGATCTTCTTCTCCTCCGATTATACATTCTATGCTTGAGTGCCCAAGTCGCTTATAAGCAGAAATTATGTTTGAGTCTTTAAAGCATAAAAAATAGTTTTCCATTCTGAATACAATTGGTTTAATTACCATTCGATTCTTCTGTATATATTCTATAGTTTTGCCTATGTTTGGTCCGTAGCCACGGACTTGTCTTATTAAGTCTAGGCTTATTTTGCCAATACCGTTCGGATGACTAAAAAGAGGTTGCTCTGGCACGAACGTCCTCCTGAGGTGTTTTGAATTGCATAGTTTCTGTATCGAATACCAAGGTTACGTCAATGTTAGCCTTTCCTCTTCTATTTTTCAAGACACGAATTACAAATTTATCTTCTCCTGTGCTTACGCCAGGTCTGAAACTTCCAAGTATGATGTCAGCAGACTCTTCAGTTTGCCCACTATCTCTTCCAGAGCTTATCTCAACAATTGCCTCAGAGTTCTCTACAGATCTATTTACCTGGTGAAGATAGAAAACTGCCATTTCATGACGCTTTGCTATAGTTTTAAGTCCCTTTGCAAGTCCACTTATATGCTCATAGCTATTAGCATTCTTTTGCGCAACACGGTTAAGGTAGTCGATAAATACAACCTTAACACCATACAATTCTTTTGCCTTATGAACGTACTGCTCAATCTTATCTATATCTATGCTGTCTTCGTCTACTATGAATACATTTTTAAAGGCGTCGCCAGTTTTGTCTGTAAGTCCTTTAGAGATCTCGTCTTTAGTCTTCTTTGCATTCATTAAATCAACAACGATTCTTTCAAGCGCAACTGAGGTTTTATTTGAGGCCATCTGGAATCCTCTCTCTGCAATATCGGCTCCTGTCATCTCAAGAGACATAAACAAAGACGGAATGCCCATCTTGCTTAGATTATTCATACAGTGCATAGCAAAGGCCGTTTTACCTCCTCCAGCTTTAGCCATGTACTGAAGTACGTGCCCCATATGTAACTTTACATATTGATCAAGCTCAGGTATTCCAAGAGTTATTCCTCCACTTTCAGAATAGAAACGATCTACATACTCCTTAAATATAGACTCCTTAGTCTTAAAAGAAGAGTGTGATATAGCATCGTCCTCCTTTTTACCCTTTACAAGCTTGCTGTACAAAAAGCACTTATTGCTGCACCTTGAAGCAAGTATGTCATCATAGCATCCGAAGTCCATGTTATTTGAGAAGGCACTCTTAACTGATTTACGCACTTCCCAATCCTGCATAGGAGGATCATTCTTTAAGTTCCACGACAGAAGAATTCCTTCTACGGCATCTATAGAAAGTCCCTGTTTTCTGTAATGGTCAGACAAACGTATTGAGACCTTGTCTCTTTCTCCAGAACCAACACCATGCATTAATCTAGCGATGCATATTTTCCCGTTCTTAATGGCGTCCTCTCCAGACCTTGAGATTGGAAATTCAATCCTATCCATAGGCTCTTCTTCAAACGCCATCATTGTAGCTTCAAACATAATTGTTTTAAGCTTCTCATTAGGCCCGTCTACACTTAATACGTACAGAGGCTCTTTAGGAAGTTGCGCTCTTTCATATATATGATTTATATCTCCAAAGACATCTCTAGGCTGCACTTGAACTTTATATAGTCCAGACTTTTTATGTTTAGAGTTTGGTAAGCGTATAAGCCTAGTCTTATCGTAGATCAAGTCTATACCAGCCTTTTCTCCTTTAGCTAAAGGACATTCTGCATATTTAGCTAATAATGACACAAACCTTTTTATGGTACGGTTTGCATCCTGACCTGAAGCTATACCTATCAAATCATCTGGAATATATATATGGAACCCCTTTGCTCCGGAGAAAAACAGATAAAATGACTTCTCTTCAATCTCGCAGTCCTCTATAAGGTAGCTAACCATATCCGAAGCGACCTTAGCTGCTTCTTCTATGTCCCCTGTAGGAGAGTCTATATCTATGATTACATATGGAGCATATGTCGGTCCAGAGAAGCCAGATACAGATTTATTTGTTGAGATGTGATCTTTGAATGAGTCATCAAAGGCAAACATTCCCATATAGGCGTCTTCATGTAAAAGTCTTCCACTGAATGATCCCCAGAATGTTGAGTGATAGTCAACGCAGTTATTTCTATTAGCTACGCCATTTTTGGCGAAATCCGTCCACTTAAACTTTTCTGAATCGTTGCTCATGTTTTAGTCTTAATACTTCAACAGGTAAGGAGTCTACTGATTTTTGATAGCTCTGCCAAATAATTCTTTGCTTAGTTGCGCCTCTTGATGCGTTTATCTTTTTAATAGCTTCCCACTGGGCCAATGAAACCTTCATGTACAACTCTTCTTCTCTAATTGAATCTACACCTAAGCTCTTGACTGAATCCCAAACAGGTCCCGTTTTCCTTACAATAGAATCTATTGCAGAAGACAGCCCAACAATGTCAAGATCAATAGCCCACCTGTTCTTAAGTATTGAGTACTCAAGGCGCTTGTTTTTTAATGTCCTTGCTGTGCTCACCAGCATTCCAGTAAGATTCGGGATCTCCTTGCCTTCAAGAATAAGCTTAGTTGCAAACTCCATTGATTTATATGCTGCGTCATCTCCATAAAACTTTGAGATCCTTCTCATTAATGAATATACGTTAAATTTTTCGTCTATTAACTCGTTCTCTTTTAGTAGATTTCCGAACTCTTCCAGGTCTTCTCCCGCTATCATTTTTTTGCCTAATCAACTCGTCAATTATAAAGGTGGCCTGACCGCGATTAGTGATGCTGTCAGGAATGGTTGTTTTATAAGACAGACGCTTTATTAAAGCAATCTGGCTTTCAGTAGGACGACTGTCTCGCCAAGAAGCGTTTCTTTTATACAAGGTTGTTTTATTGTTGTCTCCAACAATCTTCTCACCCCTCTTAAAGCACTCCTTGGCGTCCCCAGTATACAGCAAGTCCCATTGCTCGTAAGGCTTTCTATGCCAAATCTCCCACTCTCCCAAAGCGTTCTCTCTTATTGAGATGTTACCTACGCCAGCAGAAGAGATGTTATATGAGCCGTCAGAAATCTTCTTCCAGTACAATTTAGAATTCTTCTTAGAGAATGAGTCTTCTCTTTGTTCGTATATTTTTGACATTAAGTCCAAGATGTCAACAGACGAGACCTTAAGCACAACATCGTCTAGAGTAGATACATCTAATGCTTCAGCAACAGAGTCTGGCGTGAAGTTTGGGAAAAGAGGAGCAATGAAGTCCTTAATCTTTTTCCACTCCTTATATCCACACTTCTCTGTTGGAGCATTAAATATAGAATCAGAATGAACGGACGGTAGCTCTGTCCTATCATAGAAGTCTATTAGTATTACATGCTCTTTTGATGCGTGCGGACGTAGCCCCCTCCCAATTATTTGAGAATACAATACAGGCGATCTTGTAGGACGCGCCATAATTATGCACCCAATGTCAGGCACATCGAATCCTTCCGTAAGGACAGAAACGTTAGTTAGTATTCTTAGATCACCAGAACGGAACCGATCAATGATATCCCTTCTCTCTTCTTTAGGAGTTGCTCCGCAGACAAATCCTGATTTCAATCCGTATTGATTACACATGGCATTTATGCTGCGAGCATGATCAAGGTCAGCACAGAAAATTACAGCCTTTGATCCTTTCCCATATTCCTTGTATGCCTTAATGATCTGTTCATTGCGGTTGTCTGTATTAATTCTTTCTGACAACATAGAAGGAGAATAATCTCCAGAAGACATTTTGATGCCAGCAAGATCAGTTTCAGTCTCTATTTTGTACGCTTTTATGTCACACAGGAATCCTTCAAGTATCAAGTCTCCTATCTTCTGAACGAAGGTTATCTCTTGAAATACATCAGACATCTTCTGTCCATCTCCCCTGAAAGGAGTTGCGGTAATTCCTATATGTATGTTTGAGGTTTTGCTGCTAGGGTAAAGACCGAAGTATTCATAAATAGATTTGTACGTTTCAGCACAAGAGTGATGAGCCTCATCTGTTATCACTAGTATCGATTTATCTAATGGATCAGGGAAGCATTCTTTTAGCCTCCCTATCCTAGAACCACCAATAGAGCTCACAGAGGCGATTACAATAGAATCTTGACTGGTAGCCCTATTAGAGGCAATCTCCTTGCCTATTGATAAGGATGGGTATTTTAAAGCAAACGTGTCATATGCCTGATCGATTAGCTCTTCTCTGTGAGCAAGGAACAGAACCCGGCTTGGTTTTATTCTTTCTGGAAGGTATGCAGAAAATATCGTCTTACCACCTCCGGTTGGACAAACGCAAAGTTGTCGGTTTATTCCTCTCTTGAGAGCCTCTTCAACATTTGATATACACGTCTTCTGGTAGTGTCGTAGTTCCATTATAAGTTTCGGAATATGAGCATCTCAGTGCACCCAGTCACAAATTGTCCTGGAACTTGAGGCTCATGTATGTTGGTTTTAACGTCGCAAATAAGGCGACGTTCTAATTGCATGTTTCGAGATATCACATCTATTGCGGATAACACAATGTCATCCTTAGGAGTGTAAACGTGTCCAGGCTGTCTAAGCATTAGAGCAAAAACGCCATTCTCTCGTATATTGTCTTTCGCATTCATGGAGACAAGCATTATATAATCAAGATAGACTCCTATGTCGTCTTGAGTCACTTGATTATAAGGGGCAGTCTCTTCCCAGCTCCCATCTCCCCAAACAAATCTTGGCATGTCTGCAAATATAAGGTGAGCCCTCTTATTGGAGAGCAAATCCTTGTTCCAAGGCTCGAAACTGTTTGCCTTAAAGTATTTTTCTCCGTGACGCCTGGCCGGACCAGTTACATGATTTATGTCCCAACCCATATAATTTCTGCTCATAGCTCTTGCTACGTCAATCTCTGTTCCGCTTCCAACGAACGGGAAGTAACACAGGTCTCCCTCCCTTGTATAGTGGTAGAGAACATTTACAGCTATCTCATACGGGAGTCTGCCTGGATAAGTTTCACCGAACCTTGGGTCCGTCTTTAATCCTGGCTTCCACAGCGTAGTTCTAAAAATCTTTGTATCCTCCTCTACTTTACCTCTTGGCATCTTGGACGAAATAAGAGCAACAACTGACTTCTTATCCATCTTTGTTTTTACCGCATCTTCGAGGATTTTCTTCTTGTCTGCGTCTAAAAGCTTGTTGTTGTACAGTATTTCCTTAACAGTTGACTGTCCAATAACCATATTAGTTACTTCGTCGTGATCTCCTAAAATGGCATACGAATCACGGTATATACTATGAGCGTTACGAACGGATGCAGCGCTTACGCTAGCAGCTACAGCTATGTCATGATATATTTTACCCATACCGCGAGGCGTTCCTCTTAAGCGAGGAGAAGACATGTGAAGAACATTTAAAGCCCCCTCACACGCTTCATATACTTTTTTCATCCCAGCCCAAGTAGCTACAGAGATTTGATTCTCTAGATCAGTAATGATTTGCCTGCCGTTTTCTATAGCAAGCTCGTATTCAGTAATTGCTGTCATGAGATCAATTGTATGGTGTCAAATTACAGAAATCAACCTTAAATGCGGTTGATTTTTAACACACAGGATGTACAATCCCTGTCCAACAAAAATGAATAAAATTGCAATTAAAAGTAAGACAGAGCCAATAGAATTGACTGAACCGCATGTAACTCCAAATGCCTTGAAAGTTTTAAACAGCCGATATTTAAAGAAAGACGAAAGGACAGGAGAGGTAATAGAAGACCCTAAGGGTATGTACCTACGCATCGCTTCAGCCGTGGCTTCAGCAGAAGAAACGGATGAAGCAGTAGAGGAGTGGACAAGAACTTTTTATAATATTATGGCAACTAATAAGTTTGTTCCTAACACGCCAACGGTTATGAATGCTGGATGTAGGTCAGGATCGTTAAGTGCTTGCTATCTATTCGCCGTAGAGGACTCATTAGACAAAATATTTGATACATTAAAAAACGCAGCCATGACTCAAAAGACTGGTGGTGGAGTTGGATTCGCCTTTTCGAGATTAAGGCCAGAAGGAGATTTAATAAAAGGTAGCGGAGGAGAGAGCCCTGGCCCGCTGTGTTTTATAGATATTTATAGCTCCTCTACTGAATCTATACAGCAAGGGTCAGCAGGAAGACGCGGTGCGAACATGGCAGTTTTGAGCTGTACGCACCCGGACTTAGTTGAGTTCATCTGTGCCAAGGAGAATCTTGACCGGTGGAACAACTTTAACGTGAGCGTCGGCGTTACAGACGAGTGGATGAAAAATGCAAAAGAAAGACCTAAAGATAGAGCGAAGGTTAAAAATCCAAGAACAGGAAAATACGCCTTTCTTGGAAAGAGCAACGAGGGTCGTCGCAGATCCGTTATTGATTATATCTCTTATGATGAGTTTGATGTCACTGATGGGATTGATACAGATGTTGAAAAGTTTTGGACTTACGGTGACATTTTAGATTTAATTATTCATAAGGCATGGGAAAATGCCGAGCCTGGTTTGTTATTTCTTGATAGATCAAACGAGACAAACCAGGTGCCGAACTTGGGGGAATATGAGGGCACGAATCCATGTTTAGCAAAGGGTTCTTTAGTTATGACTGGCTCTGGGTATAAGCGGGTTGAAGAGTTTGTTATAGGTGACAAGATTTTAAATGCAGATGGAAATTCACGCCCAATAGAATCTATTGAAAAACACGAAAATTATCCTGTGTTTAAGGTTTGCTTTTCGGACGGATCAGAGCAGGTCGTCACAGAGGCGCACCAATTCTATGCTGTCAAAAAATCCAGTATGAAGTCAGAGAAATTCTTTGAGCCCATCTGTTTGAAAGATTTAGAGGTAGGAGACTGCATTAGGGTTAGTCTTGGAGGAATGCCAAACAATCAGGTTGAAGACCGACCAGAGGCTCTTTCTGATAGAGAGTATGGAGTTATGTTAGGCGTTGTTTTAGGAGATGGTGGATGGACAGATGGCCAAAATAAGTTTCTGTCTATTTCGTCACACATTGACGAAGAAGAATGGAACACGCATTTGAAATCTATATTTGGAGAACATAAGGGAGAGAGGCATAAATGCTCTACCGGTGAATATGACAAATCGATAAGATACTTTTATTACAAGTCAAGTGAGGCGGTGTCAATCCTTGAGCAGTCGAAAATAAAAAAGGCAAAGTCAATTCATAAAGACATTCCAGAAGAATATATTAATAGCAATGAAGAGTTTTTGTCTGGACTTATAGATGGTCTATTCTCAACGGATGGCAATGTTTCGTTGGGAGGAAGTCATCCATTAGTAAGGTTCTCGTCAGGCAGCAAAGACCTCGCCATTGCGGTCAAAAGAATACTTGGATTGTTCAATATACACGGAAGAATGTACAGCTATGAGCGAGATGAACACATAATTGATGGAAGAAAAATTAAAGGTAATTCTTTTAAACATGAGGTTATCATAAGTGGAAGAGACATTACTGAATTCAATAAGCGCATAGGCCTTTCTCATCCAAAGAAAAAAGAGGCTCTTATGAAAGCTGCAATGTTTGCTCGCTCTACCAATGCATTGCGAAGCACTAAAATAGTTAATATAGAGCCATTCGGATTTGAAGATGTATATGATTTATATGAGCCAGTAACTGATACTTGGATATCAGAAGGCATAGTATCAAGAGGATGCGGCGAACAATTTCTTCTTCCATACAGCTCATGCAACCTAGGATCAATCAATTTAGGAAAATATATAGACAATGGTGATTTTGATTTTACGTTATTCAGGGAAGACGTAAAAAAGTGTGTAAGGTTTTTAGATAATGTGGTAACCGTAAATAACTATCCAGTTCCTGAGATCAGGGAGATGTCTGATAAGGAAAGGAGGATTGGACTAGGTGTAATGGGTTGGGCTGACCTTCTTTTCAGGCTTGGGATTAGATACGGATCTGATAAATCATTTGAATTAGCTGGATCAATCGCATACCATCTTCAAGATGCCGCGATTACGGAAAGTGAGGAGCTTGTGTCTATGGAAGGGAAAGAGCCTTTTGGTGCGTGGGAAGGAAGTCGCCCTCAAATAGATGGACTTCCTAAGAGAAGAAATTCTTATGTCTCAACAATAGCACCGACCGGAACAATATCAATTATTGCTGGGTGTTCAGGAGGTATAGAGCCTATATTCTCGTTGGCGTTTAAGCGTCAAGTTATGAAAAACAAAGATGGTGTACCGGTAGTAATGAATGAAATACAAAATGATTTCCTGAAGGCTCTTAAGGAGGAGGGCTTAGAGGAGAAGCTGGACGAAATCGTTGAGCATTGCATGACGCATGGAACGATACAGGACTGCAGTCTTGTGAGTGATGAGATGAAGAATGTGTTTGTTTCTGCAAGGGATGTAGCACCGGAGGAACATGTAAAAATGCAGGCGGCTTGGCAACAGCATATAGACAATTCTGTGTCAAAAACGATTAATATGCCTAAAAGTGCAACAGAGAATGAGGTTAGAATGGCTTACTCTCTGGCATGGGAAACTGGATGTAAGGGGATAACCGTATATAGGGACGGTTCGAGAGAAATGCAGCCGATGGCATTGTCTGTCAAGAAAGATGTGGCTCCATCTCCTGTAAAGCTTGATGATGTCCTTCCTTCGATTAGAGTTAAGCAGTCCTCTCCGTTTGGGAACATGCATGTTAACGTCGTTCGAGACCATGATGGAAGGGTAAGAGAGATCTTTGCGCAGGTTGGTAAAGCTGGAGAGGTGATTAACGGAGACTTAGAGGCCATATGCAGACTTTCCTCTCTATATCTAAGGTCTGGCGGGGAAATGGAAAGAGTTATAAATCAGTTAGATGGAATTGGGACATCATTTCAGATACCTTCCGCTGAAGGGAAAGTGATGTCAATAGCAGATGCTTTAGCTAAAGCACTAAAGAAGGCTACTAATGTACCTAATCAACCTGAAGCGGATGTGGTAACTAAGTACGCCGACACGGTCTTTAAGCTACAGTGTCCGTCTTGCGATGAGGTGTCAGTTGTAAAGTCTGAGGGTTGTACCTCATGTCTTACTCCGGGTTGTGGTTGGACAGCCTGTTAAATAGTAATATAATAATCCCTGTACGTTATTCTTGCAGGGAGGCCCACGTAGCATTAGGACCTACGTGGGTTTTTTTGTTGACTTTTCCTTTCTAGTACAATAGACTATGCAAATGGTAGAAGGCGTACAAAAGGCTTCAGATAAACCTGGTCATTCTAAAGAGGACACCAAGATGTCCTTAAGTCACTTGGTCCTACAAGGATATGTTGAGGACGAGGCAGAGTCAGATACAGGACTTATTAGGGCTAGGTTTAGATCTCTTAAGACACAGGACACTCAAGATATAGATAATGAGGTATCAATGATTTATGGTGGACGTGACGACCGGGCGTCTAGAAGTGACAGAAATAAAAAGTATCTCGCTAAGTCACTAATACATTTCTCTGTATTTGATCATGGCAGGCTAATTAAAGAAGTTCGTGGAGATGAGGACTTAATGCAGAAAGAGATTAAGGGTATGTCTCAATATCTTTTAGGAATGATGCTTGTTCTATACTCGAAGTTTGAAGGCGAAGTCTCCAAACTGATGAACAATGCAGACATAAAAAACTCCTAAGGACTCCTCGGTTATTTACAAGGGGGGTCCTAAAGTCTCGCGGAGTTGATGTTCCATTTGGGACTCTTGAAGAATCTTTTTTGATAAAAATTATTGAACTTGAGAGAGATGCAAAATTCTACGAGTCAATAATCCCAGTGTTTGCCGCTATGGGGTCTGATCCTGCCACGATTAAGAAGTTTGTTCAAGAATATACGCAAGTTCTGTTTCCAGAAATCGACTTCGATAAAGACAGCTTCGCAGCAAAAGCTCACGACGTTATCGACCGGTATTTCGGCAAGCCCTTTATTCTGTCTACGGTAGGAAAAGGACAGCACGTTATGCATCCTATAAACCAGGAAGAATAGTCGCTGCGTAATCAAGTAAAATTTTACTATTATAGTATAATTAATATAGGTTGTCCTACGAAGAAACTCTACGTTTAAAGCTAGAACTCGACAGCACTGACATAGGAGCTTCGCTCTCTGGAGTTAGGCAATCTGTTGCTGATGCGGTTAGCAATTTAGATATTCAGGCTAATGGTGGGACTGTTGGCTCTATGGGAGCCACAACTGGTGGCAATCCAAATGTAGACGCTAACTCAATCATGTGGGGATTGGGGATTGCTGCCAAACAGATGGCTGGAGACGTCGGTGGATTAGGATCTCACATTGGAATTATAGGAGGAGCCGCAGCAACCGGTTTGGGTCTACTTGCTGGCGGCGCATTTGATTCTTCTGCGCCATCATCTGGAGTATATGGTATGCCTGGCGGTTTGTCCGGCATGCCTCTACAGATGGGTATATTCGACCCAATGCAATTCTCTATGAGAAGGGCAATTGGACTTGAAAGTCACATTGGTGGTCTCTCTCAAGTTCAGTCGCAAATGATTGCAGACGACCCCTCCCTTGTCGGAGGCCTTGGGATGGACATGATTGGCATGGAAGCGCTTCAGACTGTTGCAAGCGTTGGAACTCTGTTTGGAGGTTTTGCAATAGGTCAAGCAGGATTTGCTGGACTTGGATATGGGGTTGGCGCAATGGCCATGGGTCTAGGAATAGGTGCAGGATTAACGGCTGCTGCGGATTATTTACTTTTTGACCCAATAATGACAAGAATGGGGTCAGCAAAGTCCTTGAGTAAAATGCTACCAGACATAGGTATGGAGGGGGCTTATGACATATTAGGTGGAGGCCCAATGTCGCGGGCATTCAGAATGGGCGGAGATTATGGAGAGATAACACCAGAGTGGATGTCTGGGAAAATGGATACACGATGGGGAGAGATGGAGGGAACTGCTGGATATCTAATGAATGCGATGTCTAGTGGAGTGCTTTCTAGGGACTCCAGTACCGGCATGGTTAAAGACTTTTTAATGTCTTCTATAAAAATGGAGCAAGGGCTGAATATAGGACAGGAAGGCTTATTGGAAGTTCGAAGGCTAATGGGTAGAGGAAGAAATATAGGCGCAACTACAGCAGATTGGGCTTTCCTTACATCAGGCATAACTGACGATATTGGTCTTATAGACGCCGCATCTAGGGGTCCTTTGTCTGCAGCATTGGGTGTTCAGTATTCTCTTCACCAGGGTGGTCTAAGTTTAGACGGTCAGCATTTAAATGCTCAATATCTTGGAGGACTTTTGGGAAGGCACGACAGTAGAGATAGCGGGCTAATGGGATTTCTTAATAATAATGGCATTAATATGGAGGACTACATACCAGGAGCACAGAGAGGTATTATGGGCTTAGGAAGGACACCTGGAGTATCAAATCTGCTGATGGCTGGTGCATTGATGTCAACAATTTCAGGAGGCTCAGGAATTGGCGAAGCGTCGTCGGCTGTGTCTTCTGGTGGCCTTGGAGCGCTTTCGTCTGCCATAATGAAAGATCCTTCGCTTGTATATAAAGCAAAGACTTCTTTCTATGACGCCATGTCAGGGAATACAACGTTATTGCTTGAGTCTGCCAGTGCCATGATTGACTTAATAGGCAAGCACGCTCCAGGAGTTCTAGACACCGGTGGAGTCCCAGATAACGACAAAATTAAGTGGTACACCGAGTCTTCATTAATTGAGGCTGGGGTTAATCCAAGAGACGCCAGAATAACAGCTGAAGAGCTTACAAGAGAAAGGTCGTTTTCTGTGAACTCAGATAGAGACCTTCAGGGAGAATTTCTTTCTTCCATGAAAGCCTCTGACGCAGAACTCAAAAAAAATGCTGCGGCCTTAATGGGAGAGGGCGGTAATATACTTCTTCCTTTCACTATGAATAAACCATCTGGATCATACGGAGCCAGGTCTGCTGCCGCAAACAGGGGGTATTTGGATGACATAAGAAGAATAGGCGGGGCGGATGCAGCAGAAATGATCGCTGCTTCTTATTTGGGAGACGACTTCTCAAAAGACCCAAGGTACGACACGTACAATGAAAGAAAGCAGTTTCGCGATAGAGTCTCAGGAGTAATAGGGAAAATAGATGAAACCATTAAGAGTATCACGAAGGGTGGGTCATATGATTACAGTTCAGGAATGGCTGCTGGTATAACTTCAGATGAGTACCATTTGATTAAGCAGAGTAGAAATCTTTACTCTAATGCAGCAGCAGGGTTAACAAAGAATGTAGGGTCAGGGTTTGGCGCTGACCAGAAAGAGTTTACTAGTCTGTTTAGACAGCTTGCAGAGGTGGCTAACGGACTAGAAGCTAAATTCGGAGAATCAGGCGCGTCGCATGTAGTTGGAGGATAAAAATGGCACTAGAGCACAACATAATATACTTCGCAA